GCATTAGCTTCCGGCGTACTCTACTAACTGTCTCTAGGGTATTTCTCCACAAGAGAAAGTTTTTCGATAGTCGTTGAGCTCAGCAACTATAGCACTCTATCCCACTACAAGGTATCTGACGGAAACTCATAGCGGAATTAAAACTTACCTTCTATTGCATATTTCTTACTCTTCTTATCCAGATTCATCCAATTTAGATACAATAGGAAATCTCTGAAATCCATAAACCTCTTATCTCTGATACTATAGACTATTGCAGTATCATCAAATTCATCGTTGGGACATTCAACAACAAAAGCCTCCATGCCGTCTGTTTGTAGAAATCTTTGTGAGTCTTTTATCTCATGATGCTCCGCTACTGTAAATACTTCTCCTCTGAATTCTTCTCCGGCTATACTATGATGGCTACCATCTATATCAATAAGAATATTTCCGCTTCTAGTATGTACACAGAAATCCCACAGATGATACCAATCCCAATTCCAGCAGTTCTCAGGATCTACAGGGAATAGGATTTCAAAATCAGGATGCTTCATCTGAGACGGATATTGCCACTCATAGTCCAGACCATTTCTCATCAATATATTAGAGAAATTAAGCTCGTTCTTGTTATCTATATAGCCTAAGCTATCATAGTGACGTTTCATTCCATCTCTAAGATTCCTGCACCACTTATCGAATTTCTCACTATCGATAGTATCCCAGAATTTCTTAACACCGGTTAATGCAGCTGACATTATTCTTTCTTTTTCTTCTGGACTTCTGTTGGCCCACATTTCCTTTGATCTTTCACTAATTCCAGCCCCTATAAGCTTTTTATCCTCTTCAGTGAGATTATCCAGCCATTCTCGCTGAGCCGTGTAAAGGATGTCTAATCTAGCTTCTTTCTCCTCATCGGAAAGAGAATCATACCATTGCTTTCTGCCTTCTTTCATTGTCGCTAAGATTCCTTCGGCTCTATTTTCCTCTCTTAACTTTACCCATACATTCTTTCTTCTTTCATGATCTTTCTCAATTTCTTCTGGTGTGCGATTAGCGTAATAGGCTTTAACTCTAGCAGTTTGACTCTCTACAAAGGCTTTCTTTTCTTCTGGGCTCTTATCTTCATAAAGCTGATTTCTATAGTCGTCATTACACCTTCTACACCGCCAAGTTAGAGAATGATCCTTCATTCTATAGGTATCCCATTTCACTCCGAATGTTGTTCCACAACATTCACACTGGATAGGCACTCTGGCATATTCTCTACATTGCATACAAATCCAGATATCGTCCGGAAGATCTTTTCCATATGGATGCGGTTTGTGACAACTAATGCATTTTGTGATCATCTACTATTTTCCTTTCATAAATTTTTATTGCCGTCAGATTTTGAATAAAGTGCTATAGTTGCTAAGTTGCGGATTGTCCAATCTAGCTAAATTCTTACTATGTCGATATTCCATAAATGGGATACGTGGACGCCGATTATCAACAAAGTATTAGCTAGCTCTCAGGAGTTTCCCGCAGTTAAGGGAGTTTAGTCTCGACGTATCTCCATCCAGTCATCGAGATATGCGTGTTTACGATACTACACAAGAAAGATAAAATTCTTTCGTTAGGCTGGTTCTTTGCATGGTTCCAGGTGGATGGAAGCGTGAACTTAGTGAAATTGTCTACTCATATTCGTTTTTAAGTTCACTATTATTCCCGTTACTTTCATAACAGGCTGGACTATATCTTTTATCTTATCTCTGTTACCAAGATAAGATAGCTTCTCGTTTCCACTATATACAGATATAGTGTACTGCTACTCTCTGCTGATATGGTATTTCTCCTATATCGAAGATTTCACATAGTCTCTGAACCTGGAAACTTTAGATGAAGTGAAATTATATATTCTTATATTAGATACATAAACTCAGAGGAGGTAGATATACATGACGTACGCTTCTATTTTGAACCTCTACATGTCCAACTGCAGGATGATTCGCGCTGATCACGAGATGATTCCTTTCCGTGTCATCGAATACGACTTCGGTGAACACCCGTCCATGAAAATGGAAACGGATAAAGGAAGCGTCGAGGTGATTTGGAAGGACGGTGCAGGTATCTGTATCCGGCTGAAGAGCATCGGCAAAGCACTCTGCTACGTCCACAAGGATGGAACCGGCTCCTACGATGAGTGGCGTAACTACAAGGTCACCGTTCATCATCTGGAGAAGGTTAAGGACGAAAATGTGGAGTACTGGGTCATGGATTCGGAGGGAGCGGAATTCAACATGGACGAGAGAGTTGAAGACCCGATCAACTTTGCTGCATACGGTCCGTTCATCAACGCTGAGATGGAGGTCCTCTAAGTGTAAAAGATTCTGGGGGAGAAATCCCCCTTTTCTTTTTTTATTTCCTTCATCTAATTAGTTTCCTTGGCTGCGGATTATCCAATCTCTCTATCTTTTTACTATACCTCAGATGATTAATCTGAGCCATATAGATATTACTATCTATATTTAGTAATAGGGAGCTCTAAGGAACTTCCCGCAATTATGAGAAGGGTGACAGTAGACAAACTTATCACATTTCTGGTCATTAATTGATTAATGATGATGCTTTTGTCTTTCTTTGTGTTCCTATGCATTCGCAACATGCATAGCGTTCTCAGTACAAATGTACATGAACTGCTATGAGATTTCCTCATAGAATAGACCATATCTTCTTCTATATATTCCGGATATATGAAATATATAGAAGCCCCTCGTTTCGATTTAATAGACTTATGATACCATTTAGGCGATATCTGCTAACCCCATTAACTTGGGCTCTACTGCACCTTACCTCCTCTAAGTATATTCTACTACAGAGAAAGTTTTTGTGCATGGTCGTTGAAGCTGAAAGAAACTTTTAGTAATCTCTGAATAGAAAATTAGATTTGATATAAAGAAAATGATATACGTACTGGCATACGTATTTGAAGAAAATCATTCTTTAATCAAACCATATTGTTTTGAAATGTGCTTCCAATTCTTTCCTCTACTGATACGACAAATCATATCTACCCCAACATTAGTTTTCTCAGATATCATTGGATATGTTAATTTATCCTCTTTCAATAGACGGCATACTTCATGAATTTGCTCATCAGTGTATCTGGAGTTATGATGGTTAGATCCATTATTCTCTTTTAGCTCTGGAATATTGTATTGATTCACTATGCTAGGCCAAGCTGCTTTTCTTCTTAGAGTAGAAACCATCTGAGGTCTAACTCCTGTAATCTTGGAGATCTCAGAGTTTCTCAGCTTATTCTCTTCTAGTAAGCTACATACTTCGCGTATGTCATCTTCTGTATATTTGAAACGATCGAATTTATTTTTATATCGTTTCTTTCTATTTATCTCCACTTGCTCTGCAGATAACCCCATGGGAGAACACCATTCCAGATTCTCGATTCTATTATCCAATTTATTCCCGTTTATATGCCGAACATTTATCAGATGCTTCGGATTAGGAATAAATGCATTTGCAATCAAAATGTGAAGATATCGTGTAGAAACCTGTCCTTGGAATCTCAGAGTAACTTGTAGATTTCCATCTTTGCCGACGTACGGCTCTATGAGTTTCTCAGGATGATACACTGGGCCTCGCTTGGTATTTTCATAACCAGCGCATCGCTTTATCAAGCCATTTCTACTAATTAGATGATCGCAACTTTCACCGTTTATTTTTATTAATTTCCACTCCATATCTCCAAGTTTATCAATTAAATTCTTTTTCTTTTTACTCATTTTAATTCACCCTTATCCTAGCTGAATATTCTTGTCAGCGGTGCCAGCCGCTGATTTGTTTCTTTCACTCATTCAGAGATTACAGTTTCTTTCTTGCCTGCGGATTGACCAATCTTCAGAACTTATTACCATACCCTAGTTAATTAGGCTAGGCCACTAAAGTATCGCTACCTTAGCTTAGTATTCTGAAGCTCTAAGGTTATTCCCGCAATTATGAGAGGACTGGCAATATGTTTATACTCTGTTAAGCTACTATAAATTATACCTTATTATAATCTATAGTAGTTTTAATATCAGAATATAGAAACGAGTTTCGCCATCTATCAATTGCTGCTCGCATATAGCAATGTGCACATTAGGGCGCAAACCTAATATCGCTTCTACTATTGAGAAGCTGCTGTATATTTCTATACAGATCAGACCATATCATACTTCGGAATACACCGAAGTGCCCACATTTCCCATTACTATCACATCATTCCACTATGCGATCCCTCATTAGCTTAGGGGGTACTCTACTGACTACATTGTATGGGTTTCAATTCCCGTACGTAGTTGGTCGATGGTCGTTGAAGCTTCAACCACTAAAATCGAGATAATAATATCATCATCAGGAAATCTGGAGGAAACCTGATGTGATATAACATTCAGAGATGCTAATACAAAAGAATCTTATGAATCTCTCAAAATAGCCTTTCTATCTTTCTCAGATAAATTATTGAAGTTAAGGATAGCCATCAGCTGATGAAAGGTGATAATCTCACCGGTCTTAACATCCTTAACTTTGACAGAATTATCCAACGTATCATCGTATGCCTGAACTACGTATGCTGCCAGGCCATCGGTCTGGTATGGACGCTTGGAGTCATTGAAATCAATACGATCTCTGAGAACGACATACAGGTTGCTATGAAGTACTACATTGTCGGCCTTTGTAGGATCGTGTAAGGATCCATCCAGATCAACAAGAATAGGACCATTATTAGAATCGACCTTGAAATCCCAGACATGATATGGAGAAATCCTGCTGCTTCCGGTAGCGGTATTGACTAAAAATTTGGAATCGAAATCTGGATGCTCGAGCCGATTCACCCATTGCTCCTCAAATCGGATATGATATGCATTAAGAAGATTAGCAAATTCTATCTCCAAAGAGTTGCGTTCTAAATCTTTCAAACCACGAAGATTCTTTCTACTCCACTCTTTGAATTCTTCTTTGGTCATCTTATCCCAGAATTCAGTCTTATGCCGCAATCCATATTCTATCTTCTCTTCGTCAGAAAGATTATTCCACCATTCTTCTCTGCCTTTTACAAGTTGAGAAATGATGTAGTTTCTGGATTCCTCTGATTTCTCAGACCATTGCTTCTTCTGAGCTTCCGATCTAATCTGGAATACCAGAGCCCGTTCCTCATCAGATAATCCAGCCCACCAATCTCTGTTAGCCTCTGCGATACGTTTAGATCTGGCTTCTTTCTCTTCATCGGAGAGAGAATCCATGTAAGTCCTTTGAGCCTCGGACATCTTCTGAGACATTAGCTTTCTGCCTTTATCGTCCAAACCATCCCAGAAAGCTTGAGTGTTATTCCTACATGCTTCAGAATATGATAATTTCTCCTGATCAGATTTGTTCTGCCAAGTAGACTGGACTTTCTCTCTAACATTTGCCTTCCATTCATCTGAGTGATTGATTCTGGTAGCAGATTTCTTCAGATTGGTTTCTTCCTTCTTCTCTTCAGACATGTTGGCCCAGATGCCCTTAGAGAGCTCAGAGCGCTTAGAAGATAATTCATTCCTCCTTTCCTCCGGAAGTTCATTATACCATACATTCTTTCTCCAATACTTGTAGCAGGGCTTACATCTGAAGACAGGATTCTCTGAAGCCATAAGCTTATAATGCCTACTTCTAGAGATCTCAAAATCACATCCGCAATCTTGGCACTTAACTGTTACTTTCTGACCCTTATAGGGATCTGCCATTTTAATTAACTCCAATCGATTTGAATTTCTCCAGATATTTTTAACTCTCTTTCAGTGGTTGCTTGCTTGCGGATTGCCCAATGTCATTTGCTTTTTACTGTACCTCATGTGATTGGCATGAGCCATATATCCGTTGCCGGATATATTTAGTACAAATGGCCTTCAGGGGATTCCCGCAGTTAATGGGCTTTATCCATCTCCGAATATACCTATAAAATATATAATTGTTATGAATCTATAATTATTTTATAGGTAAATTATACAGTTATATTCTCTGACTCCTTAGCTGGCTAAGGGGTCAACGAAGATGACTTTATTAAAATTCCACGAGCTGTTAACTTTGTTTTCTATATAGCTATATATCTTATTAAATATATCGAAATCGAAATCGTATATAGAAAACATATCGATGTAGAATTTGTAGAAGACTTCAATATTTTTCTGAATATTGACTGAGCGCATCACTGCAAAATGATTGATGATGAAAGATAGAATCTTGATACCGAAACTGATAGCAATCATAGCCTTCACATGTACGTTTAGAAACTCTAATGATTTCTTCTTCCTAGATACAATTCCGGCTAATATAGAATTACTCATGTTCTTCAGATTCTCAGCTTCAATATCATCGACGTAATTTTCTTCCACCATCCGAAGTATCTTTGCTTTCATTGAATCTGTAAAAATTGTTTTGTAACATAAATCTTTGAAAGCATCAAAGTTCTTCATGGTATATGAAACCGAATCGACATCGATTAGATACTTAATTCTGAATAAGGCGGTTATTAGCTCTCCCTCTTGGTCATACATTGTTTCAAAGAAATTCAGTTCTTCACACATCTTTGGAAGATAAGAAGCATAGGAAAGTTTAGTTACTTTCCACTCATTCAAGGCGGAAATGTTTTCATTTCCTAGGTGAGAAAGTTCATTGTCAAATTTGATTACCAGTGACTTGAAGGCTGGAAAGAAACGTGCATCATCTGGATATAGTTTCCATCTGATCCAGTATGACGACTTTCCATTGGGGAAGAAATGTTTCGCATACTTCCACCTGGGTAGATTATCCTGCTTTTCTTGCAATGGGATAGTCTTAAGTTGTAACAATTTACTCATTCTCCTCCTTCTATAGATTTGATGATGTTTAGAATCAATTTCGGCTTATCGGATGCCAGGGTAGTTCCAATTCTTAGGAACTGATGTGTCTTTTGTAGTTCTAGTAAATTTGTTTTGAAAGTTTTGAAACTATCGGTGTAGTTGTACCGATAGTCCCTGGTTAGAAGTAGATGGGAACAAGTCCCTTTTAGTAGAGATGCTACATTAACGAGCGTCTCTATATTTGAAAATATATAAGTAAAATTCTGATCGCATTGCGATAAAGCTTCTGCTATATCGCCGTATAGATATCTAACTGGCATTCCTGGGAAAATTGTTTTTGAATCTTGATGAATAAATTCATTGTAAGTAGAAGAATAGATATAGATTGGAAAAGAGAGTTTCTGTAGAAGACATGCGTTCATCATAAGCTTGATGTTTAAGAGGGGGGCTAGTTTATAGATGGATGGATCTGAGGATAGTACTTTAGAAAGAATGGTATCTAGAGTAGTATCAGAAGCTTGGTGATTAATATCTAAAGAATAGAGTGGATTAAAGCGCTTTCTGTTGTGATACCATTCAACGAGAGAAGGAATAGACATTGGTTCTATGATTTCAAACGGTAAACCAAAGGTAGTAGAAGTATACATCATTTTCATTACTGCGTAGAGATAGATAGGTTTAACCACGTCATAGTATTCTATGAACATTCCTGCTCCACCGGAAAAGAAAACATTAGTATCCATGGGTTTAGTAAGCAAAAAATAATTCACCTCTTTTCTAGAATTAAAATAGAAAATGATTAGAGAGAATTATTGGGTAGGGGAGGATCCCTACCCAATAATCTCGCTTTATCATTGTCCAATTTGATATGTTGACAGATTCTGTTGCTCTGCGTTAGGTGGTACATCCCATGCAGGTTTTGTATAGGAAGGATTATTATATCCACCACCTTGATTGCGATTGTAATTACTGTTATAATTTCTATTGTAGTTTCTGTTGTAATTTCCGCGTTTCTGATAATTACTTCTGTTATTCTGATAATTACCTTGATTTTGATTCTGATTATTAGAAGTATTCTGATTAGTGGAAACTCCAATTGACTTCAGATAATCATCCGTGAGCTTGTTAAGATGCCTCTCAGAGTTGATGCCTGTCAGATATCCTTCGATCGTCTTACAGAAAGCTCCTAATCCCATTTCAATTGTAGAAGGAGAGTTATTTACCATTGCACTCATCTTAGAGAAGAGGAACTGTACCGAGTTGTTATCTCTGGTGAGAGTAAGTATTGTATCATAAGAGTTATTGTTATTAGCTCTACCTAAGACGAGAGAATTATTTCCTATCTGGATCTTGAGATTAATCTCGTTGATCTTCCCGTCAAGAATATCCCTGCAAGCTTTGTAGAGTGCATAAGCCTGGTCGTAGTTTAGAGAAATGAAAACGGCATCTTGATTGTATACGTTCTTACCAGTGTTATCCTTCTCCAGAAATTTCGTCAGACTAATTGAGAGCATTGTATTGTAGAACTTCAAACTCATATAAGAATATCCCTCGGAATACAAAGTGCGAATTGTGGTGGTGGTAGCATTCCTCTTGTTGTTATCCATTACAGATCACCATTTCCCTTCAGAGTAGAAAATAATTTTGTCTTGTTTGTAACTTCTGCAACTATCTCTTCATATAGATCTTTATTCTGGTAGAACTTTGGATAGTACTTCTGTAGAAAGTTTCCTGAGAAAGATCCATTTTCAAATTCAGTGAATAGAAAATTATCTATCGTCTTCAGAAATTGAGAGGGGGACAAGAATTCCATAGTGCGCATGTTCTGGATCACTTGGAAATATCCTTCGTCTATGATTCCGTTTTGCATCCCAGAATAAATGTAGTCAGTAAAAATCAATTTGATATTATGCCGAGAATTCAATATCAAGTTCTCATATAGAGAAATGAGAAGAACTTTGGTTTCATCAGTGAGAGGTTTATCGTCCTCTATGGCTGTGATAGAAATATTCAATCGTTCTTTAAATAACTTGGATAGTTTCTCTAAGAAAGGAGAGAGATAGAAATCATCAAGTGCTTGAAGAAATACCTCCGGCTCTTCTTCTGTCTCATTATTCAACCAGAACTCTTTAGAGTCATCGTATTGAGAGAAAAACGTTTGAACGTAACTTAGTTGATCTTGGATATTTATGTAATCTTCAAACTGTATTTGAAGATTATCCATAATATCCTCGAAGGTAATTGAACCTATGAACGCTTTGTATTTAGCAGTAGCTGAGGAAGAGTCCACTACGAACTCTTCCTGAGCTTCATCAGAATATACCATGTAACATCCCCGCCTTTATATTGAAATTAATCCAGTTAACAATTTAGCTTTTCCATTTGGAGTTTTGATCTCTGGCTGTTCTATCTTAAATGCTTTTAGAATAGATCTGAAAGAATTCAACACGTCAGAAACTATATTCTCGTAATCGATTAATGGAATGATCCATGCTGGAATCTCTTTGAGAGTATTTGGTATAGCTATAACCTTCATACCGGCTTTAGCTATTTCCAAATTATTGGAATAGAATACCATGCTCATTACCTTGTTATATTCTTCTGGAAATTTCTCCTTTATTATATCCATATCCTCTTTCTTAGTTACTATGAGTTTTATCAACTTAACTCGATCCATTGAATATATCTTCTGATCTGGATATAATAGATTCCATATGCTAACAGCTCTAAAGACTGGAAGTCTCCAAGCTATAGTTTTACCTTCTACTTGCTTATATGCTTCCTCCGGTTTATAGCTCTTAGGTTTCAGAAACCTAGTGCCACCGTTCCTCAGATCTAAATCTATTTCCTTTATAAACTCTTTTAGATCTTTATTCAATTCCTTCAGCTGTAGATCCTCTGGGAATAGAATTCTATCCTCCAAGATCTTGGTGAATCTAGCTGTAACTTCATCCGTTACCTCCGCCTTTATGAAATCCACCCCCTTGATGTCCGTTTTAAACGGCAGAAGAATATTTCCTTCTTTTCTTACTATAGAAGAAACGTATCGCTTCTTTTCTAGCATGAGAAATAATCTTCTAAACATAAACTCATTCTTCATACTTAACTCTACTCTGGACTCTTCATTTATGTTATGCATGATGCCGTAATACTCTAATAATCTACTAACGGCTTCTTGCAATATATGAGCTAAGATATTTACGCAGATGATATCGTTGTAAATCTTCTTTCTGCCAAAGCTCTCATATACGAATGATAGTAATTCATCCAGTACGAATTCCACAAATATATTTGAGTTGATGACGTTAGAATCTGTATCAACTAATAGAACAGTGTTTCTGGTGTGATTGTTTAACTTAATTATGCTATCAGGAGTTAGATAATCGACATAACAATACTTCATGAAGTAGTCTGTCAGTTTATCAATCTCCTTCTTAATACATTCAGGAGGAACATAAGGATTCATAAACATCTCTTCTACTACCCATTGATTGTATTCTTTATCGGATTTAAATCTATCCTTGAATTGATCTGGAACTGTTCCATCCTGAGTAACTTCATATAGAGGTAATGTAACCAGAATATTCTTCAATATCTTAGAGATCTTATCATTTCTTCTAAACAATTCTTTCAAATTATTTGCATAGAAGATATGAGCCAGTTCTTTATTACTACAATTAGCAATATAGCTATTCAATATCTCATCATGAGATATGTTGTAGGTAATGAATTTTAACTTTAATCTTTTAACCACTTCTTCTCTACTAGGAATAGAAATGAAATCATCTATATCGTTTTTCTTTATATGATTAAACCAATCAAACATCTCATTGATATGGAAGAATTTTTGATTGTCTCCTAGTATACCTTCAAAGAATGCAGCTAGAGTGGTTATGATAGCCTGAGCCATTAACGTAGTTGCAGATGGAGTATATTTGTTATAGAATGCTGCTGTGGGAGCTCCACTGCCTCCATACTCCGCATTCATGATAACTTTTTTATTTTTCTGATCCAAATCTAAGCTTCTATACTTATCGTCATCTCCAGCTGCTAGAGCTTTAAACATTTCTTTCTTAACTAAGCTTCTGCCTTTCTTCTTATCCCTCAACATGATTCTAGTAGGGCTCTCTAATTCCTCCGGTTGAACATAGAAAGTTGCATTGCCAGATATGATAGGTTTCTTCTTGTCGATCCAGTTACAAAAGTCAGTCAGCTTAACAGATTCTCTGATTCCCTTGATATCATTCTCTAGATTTACCACCGGATCTTTGAGATCCATTTTAATCTTACTTGCTACAATGGAAGATACCTTTTCTTCATCTAGAGAAGGATCAATTTTCATTATAGCTTCTACAGATCTTTTTAGATATTCTTTTTTTATTCCCATAATGAAAAATCCTCCAAGTTATATTTTTATATTATACTAATATAATATATCTATATGGAAGAAGTATAAAAACATAGCAATAACTGTTTGGAAAAGGAGGTGAAACCGAAATGCCTGATAAGCAGTTTCCTGTTGTTTCGCTTTTTGTAGAGCAGCTTTCTCAGACCTTTGAGACGCAGCCGGATAGTGACAACCCTAACATTCGTAAGGGTACTGTTACTCTGCCCGCTAATGCTACGGCGGCTCCTATTGCTTACACGATTAAGGTGTATGCGAATGGTGCTCCGACCGACGTCTCGGCCACAGTTACGGTCAAGGCAAACCCTAGCCCGACCACCTACAAGGAGGTGGATACGGCGACGGCTACTCCGACCGAGCTGGAGAGCACTGGCGGTAACGTTAGCGTCTCGATCACGTTCAAGGACTAACCTTCTTGTCGATGATAATAGGGGAGGGTTTAACCCTCCCCTATTATCGCTCACTATTCGATCTCTATAATAGAAGTAAAATTACTAGGTTTATCAAAATGAATAGTATAAGAATTCATCAGTTTATTATACGAGAATTGATATACGAAGGAAATGGAATCCATGATGATTGGATTATCCATTATCTTCATATTGATATAGATTGGAAATCCTGTAAAAGGACTCTTTATTTCCAGGACAGTATCTTCAGTTACAACTGGATCATTTCTCTCTGGGAAGGAATGAATGTTATTCTTCTTAATTGCCATGGATAAAGCAGTTTCTTCTATCAAAAAAGAAATATAACTCATATTAATATCTTGAAGAATAGACAGACCAACTTTCTCTCGGAAGTTGGAATTTTCTTGGAGAAATCTATCTTTAATCATGATAGGAATTTCTGCTAAATCATTAGGGATTATAGCGCCAAAAAATCCTTTAAGTAATTCTATATTCTCTTCTTTGAAGATGGGAGTATTGGAGAGATAATTCTTAGTGATATTATTATCACATAGGGAATCGATAAAAGTACCAGAAAGCTTTTCAATAAAAATACTATCTCTGGCTAGCATATGAATGATTGGTTTCAGTTCCGGAACTTCTATTTTAGAAATTGGAATCTTAACTTCCTTCATGTTTTTACAATATTCCATCAAAATCAAATTCAACACAGAGGATCTTATCGAATGGCGAAATTCTGTTAGATCGACATTGTTGTTATTGATGAATTCATTAACCCTATCCAAATAATGCATGACTCAATTACCTCCCTCTAAGTATAGTAATACTGCAAAATATTATCATGAAAGGTTGGATCAAAATTGAAAACTATTCAAATCAGTTCTATTGAGAGACATCTGCTTGCAGATGAAGTATTTACGGAATGCACTCTAAGTTCTCCCATTAATGAAAATACCAGTAGACTTAATTTGTCTGAGTATTACATGGAAGCCGTTTTCAATAATGGGAGAGAGAAGCTTAAACCTATTCTGGAAGCTGTTGTCAAAGTAAAAGAGCTATTGAATGAAAAGATTAAGGAGCAGCAGGATACTGCTGAAGGACATGCCAAGAATAGACGTATTAAGATCTCTAGATTTAACCCACATTCTTTCTGGAAGTCCAATGCTATCAAAGAATGGGAAGATAGAGTCAAAGAGGTATTTGGATTCAGAAGTGTTATTATAGAGCCAACTATTGAAAAATATTCTCATAAGATTGACGACTTCAATGATCCATATATCAATGCTTGTGTGTACAGTGAAATCAGATATCCAGTTGAAGGAATTGTAAGCGATGATGGATTCTATGATAAAACTCATTCCTGCTACTTTACGATGGTTATCTCTCTTGGGTTAATTAGATTACTTGAACCTGAAGAGATAGTTGCTATCTTGATTCACGAAATCGGGCATAAGATAGATCCTGCTATTATGGACGTCAAATATACTGAGACTAATATCCTTGCTAAGACTCTGACTGATAGAAAGGGTAAATATACTCCCAGTGAAAATCAGTATCTTGAGAAGCATAAGAAGAAGAGTTTCGGGTTGCCGGAGATCTGTATTATCTTCTTTAGCTTAGTTGCTGTATTTGATATTGTGAAAGGAATTTGGAGTTGGATCTATAGAACTTTCATTAACAAAGAGCAGTGGAGAAAAGATAGAGTTGAGAAACTCCGTAAGATGATTAAAAAGGAAGATCAGTTCCGCAGACAGATTTACGATGAAGCTTTTGCTGATAATATCGCCAGAATGTATGGATATGGAAAAGAGTTGGGAAGCGCTCTAACCAAAATGGGCGGGCATTATAATGATTATACCAAAAAATACTTCAAGAGAGAGTTCACCAGAGAGAGTCATATTGTATGGATGACAACCATGGCTCTCAAGGATGAACATAAAACTGAAGTACATCGTATCCACGCTCTAATCAAAGAGTACGAGGAAGATATTAAGGACACTACGATTCCTAAGAAAGTACGAGATAATCTGGAAACAGATAAAAAGGAATTGGAGATCATTCTTGATAAGTATTTGAATTCCTTTGATGAGTTCAGTAATAGCGTGAATAAGATGATCGCAGAGAGTCTGAAAGAGATTGATGAGAAGGCTGAGGAGAAGAAAGCTAAGGAAGAGAAGAAGTAATGGAATTTATATATTCTCTCTATATATAGAATACTTTCTGTAGAGAGGTGATTAAAATTATTACTCGAATGGAAGAAGAAACGAAAAGAAAATTCGATGAGCAAAGGAGATCTAGAAAGAAGAAAGTCCACGACGAATGCTACCAGAAGAAATTGTTAGAAGATAGCATAGGAAAAAGGAAATTTCCAGATGACGATTAAAGAATACTAGAGGGGTTTAACCCCTCTAGTATTTTATCCATCTATCGCATTCATCTTTTTTATATTGAGGAAATCATATCTGTAGAAATCCGTAATTTTTCTTTTTTTGAAAATTACTGAATGCGGGTATCTTAACTTGCCATCTTCTTTATAGACAAACTGAGTTCCACATCCGGTTTCCTCTATAGGTAATTCTTCTTTCTTTACGCAGATATAGTGAGTGTCACCGGAGGATTGCACGTAATCTTCTCTCATACAAATTGGACACATCATTTTCTATTCCTTCCTTTCAATATAAGAATTTTGTAATATATAGAAATTAGTAAAGAGTGTAGTATTCGACATTCGCTTAAGTTTTCAACAATTTAGAATAGTATAGAAGGGGGTATATTGAAGTGAGTCTTACGATTGAAGCAATTGACTACGATAAATTAGAATACGGAAGTTATATGTTAAACGATGAAAGAATCTACTCAGAGAATGTTAGATATAATGCAGCTTATTTCAATAAGCTAGGAGTTAGAAAGATTAGGCTTCCTCAGTTAGGTAGAGGAAATATCATATATCTATGGAGTGATACTTTTGATAATTCTCTAAAAATGTTGAATGGAGAGAATTTTATAATTCCTTCGACCTATAGAAAGGTATTTTATCCTTGGATATCATATGGAAGTTTTATGGGTAGAAGGTATAAACTCAACGTAAATTCTCAGAGAAGTGAAAGAATCGATAAGATTAAGAAAGCAGGATATACCCCATATAGCGTTAGGACTCTTATGAGAGTTCCCGAGAACGTTTTCTTTGTCACTTCAGATATATATCAGGCAATTGCCCCTTTAGCAAAAAGATTTCCTTTGAAGAAACTTTATACCGAATTCTTCGGAGAATTTGATGATATCATCTTTACTAGAATGACTCCAACTCCTACGAAGAAGAAAGTTAACGAAGATTGGAATAATAGAATCGTTATTTTAGATGCGGATGCATTCAAATTTCAGCAAGGAGCTCCTTTGGAAGAGAATAAAGTAAATCCTCTATTCTTGATCTATATTGCTTTCCTGAGAACTAGGAGCCTGGAAGTATTTGACTTAGATAGAGATTTTCTTATCAGCTCTAAGAATCTATTCTTGAAGTTTAATCCTCAAAGAACTAGTGGAAATGATTGGTCTAAATTCAGAATGGCTTTATTCAGAATTATGAATACCAATCTGGATGAGTACGTTGATAAATTGAGCAGTAAAGAGAAAGAAGAAATTATAGAATCTCCTGAGGAGAATGTTACCAAGGAAATAGTAAAGAATAGATTGGGAGTATATACCAAAGAAGTTTCTCCCTCTGTGGCTATAGCTCTGAATAATGCCGTAGGAGATAAGTTAGTAGAAAAAGCTAAAGAGAAGAAAGAAGTAGCTGAGAATATCAATGCTGCAGTAGATAAGCCTGTAGAGAAGAAAAAGGAAGAAAGATTAAAACCAGTTCTGGGTACAAGAATAGCTCCAATTGAAAATAAGCAAATGAGTCTATTCAATACTCTAATTTCTTCTTATGAACCTCTAGCAGTTCATAGCGGAACTGTTATAGAGGAACTGGATGACGAAGAGTATGAAGATGCTATTAATTCTGATATTGACGAGATTGTATCTGAGGATGAAGAAATAGCCGAAGAGATTGTAGATATGATTCAGGATAAGATAGCTCCTATGAAAGAGCTAGATAAAGCTCCAGTATCTTCTGCTAGAGATCTTAAGCTCAGAGAAGCTCAGAAGAAAGTAGTTGTTAAAGAATCTTCTATTGAGAAAATATTAGAACGAGATACTTCCAATATTCCATTAGAAGTTACAGACAAATCCAAAGTCATGCATACTTCAAATGAGAATATGAAACAAATCAAATTTGGGAATTTTGATAAAACCTATTTGGATAGTGTATACACTAAAGACGTAGTAAATTGTTTCGATATGTTGAAAGATAAGAAATCTCCTTTTTATATCACTTCAATGGACGTTAAAGACTCTTCTACTGTTTTAGATTATAAAGAAACCTGGACTGTCAAGCTGATAGATGAGAATAAGAAACATCACACGATCAAAGTAGATCTTCCTAAGTTCTACAATAACCGTTTCATGTTAATCGGCGGAAATAAGTATATTATCCTCAAGCAGAATATGTATAATCCTCTAGTAAAAGATACTCCTAACACTGTCATCCTTACTACGAATTACAACAAGATTACCATTGATAGAAAGGATACTAAATCTACTGCTACTGTAGAAAGAATCTTTAGTCTAGTAAAAAAGCTTGGAGATAATAAGATCTTTATGCAAGGAGATTCCAGTGCTTCAAATAAGAAGTATATCAACTCTCTAGAATATGACGAATTATCCAGAAGGATTTTTAAATTCAAATCTGGAAGTTGTGAACTATTCTTCTCTAGGGAATATATAGAGAAGAATATGAATGTAACTGGAGCAAAAGGAAATGAATATTACATTGGAACTGAGGGAAAGAATCCCGTATTCATAAACGAAGACACCGGCTTAGATAGAGAAGGGAGAACTATTGTAGAGATCATCGAAGCTAACTTAGAGGATCATCATAGAATTATCTTTAATAAAATCAAAGCTCCTAAATCTGCTTTATATGCAGAAGGAAAGTTAGCCAATCAATTTTTGCCGCTGGGAATAGTTCTACTCGTATGGATTGGACTAAGAAGAACTCTGGATGAAATGAAAATAAAGTGGAATTTCCATCCTAATAGGACTTCTATAACTCCTGGGCCAAATATGAATACTATCAAATTTGGCGATGGAGTATTAGAGTATGAAAATCAGATTTTTGCTCAGCTTATTATGAATGGACTAAACAAACTTAAACCAGAGAAGATTAACTTTGATGACTTTTCCAATGAAGCTACTTATGTAGATTATCTGTATTCTCTATGGGGCAATCATACGGGATTATTTCAGTTAAAACATTACTACGAGTTTCTGGTCGATCCTATAACGAAAGACGTCTGTAAAGATTTATCTCTTCCAGATACTGCTGAAGGTTTGATAATTCATGCTGTGAAGTTGTTATGTGATAATCAGTGTGTGAATAAAGCCGATGATAGATCCTTTAGAATCAGATCAATAGAAATGATTCCTGCTATACTCTATGAAGAAATTTCTAATCAGTATAAATCCTATATCAGATCTGGCCGAAGGATTCCATTAACTCTTAAACCTAGAGCCGTAATAGCTAGAGTACAAGCTGAGAAAACCGTAGAGGAATATTCTACTCTAAATCCGGCTCAGGAGATGGGCAGAGCGTTTACAATCTCAGCTAAAGGTCATAAGGGATCTAACATGGAGTATGCTTATGATGAACAGAAACGATCCTACGATAAAACTTCTATTGGAAAGTTAGCTATATCTACATCTCCAGATGCTGGAGTTGGTATTAACAAGCAGCTTGTGTTGGAGCCTACGATTACAAACGTTAGAGGATATAGAAAACCAGTTGAGGATATTGACAATCTCAAGGATGTAAATCTGATAGCTCCGGTAGAATTGTTAACTCCTGGGACTATTAGACATGATGATGCCATCAGGTCTGCTATTGGAGTGAAACAGTCTCAGCACATAATGCCTGTCGAAGGTGCTTCTTTTACACTGATCTCAAATGGTTTCGATGAGGCGGTTCAGTATCATCTGTCAAATGATTTCGTCATCAATGCAGATCAGGACGGAGAAGTTGTAGATATAGATGAGAAAACTGGATTTGTTGTAGTGAAATATAAATCTGGAGAAAACTTCGCCTTCTCTACTAAACCTTCTATAGTTAAGAACTCCGGAGGCGGATTCTATACCACTAACATACTGAAATCTAGAATGGTTAAAGTAGGCCAAAAGTTTAAGAAGGATGAACCGCTGGCATATCATCCTAAGTTTTTCAAATATTCCGATATTCACGGATTAAGATACGTATTGGGGCCTCTAGCTAAAGTAGCATTTATGTCTACATATTCGACATATGAAGATGGTGGATTGTGTACTGATAAACTCTCTAACTTGATGAAAACATATGTGGTATTCAAAACTGATGCGGCATTTAAACGAAACACAAATATCCACTCAATGGTGCAAGTAGGGGATAAGGTTAACATTGGCGATAGTTTGATTAAATGGGATACTTCCGTGGATGATGATATTCTTTCCACTCTGGTAACTAAATTAAGCGATAGAAGCAAGAATGTATTACTAGAAGAATCTCAGAGAAATATTAAAGCCGATCATGCAGGCACAGTCGTCGATATCAAAGTCTATACCTTGTTAGAACCTGAGATGCTATCTCCCTCTTTGGGCAAAATAGTTGAAGAGTACTTCCAGAAAGGTATTGATAAGAAAGAATTCTTATCTAAATATGATAAGTCTGAAGGAATTATGAAAGCTGGATACATGTTAACAGATTCAACAGAACCAGTTGTAAGTAGATATAACTCCATTAAACAATTCAAAAATATTGATGTCTTGATAGAAATCTATGTTGAAAATAGTGATGCGATTGGAGTAGGAGATAAGCTGGTGAATTTCAGCTGTAATAAGACTATAACTTCCGAGCTTATCCCCAAAGGTTATGAACCATTTTCAGAATATAGACCTGACGAAGAGATCTCCATTTTAAGTTCTCCCGGGGCAATATCTCGCAGATATATTTCTTCTCTCATTGGAATAGCATGTGTTAATAAGATTCTAATAGAGTTAAAAAGAAAGATTAAAGAGACTATCAGGTACAAATAAGATTAGGGGCCAATGCGGCCCCTAATCTATTATTTATCGATAAATGGAAATTTTTAAATAAAAAAATAAAGAGGGAGAAATATTTATTATCTCCCTCTCTCATTTAGGAACTAATTCATTCTTCATGCCATTGCCGCCCTGCGAACGTCTTCAATTGTTAGGCGGCAATTATTTCGCATTTCGTCGGAGGCATTTGCTACTCGTCGAGAAATTTCCTCGGCGATCTCTCTGGATCTGATCTTCTTAAGCTCCAGAGTAACTCCTTCTCGAATCAACTGTTCCTCTTCTGGAGAAAACTTACTCATCTTATTTCACTCCTTCCCCTAAATAAAATAACTATAGAAAGAAAGATATCATATTGAAATACCTTTCTATTATAGATAGAATATATACTTTCATCGTCAGGATTTATACATCAAAAAACCAACCCTATAACATTACGAGAACTTAGTGTGAGAGAGGGGATTCTGATGCCCGTATTAAATACATTAATCGAATTCGAGAAATATAGAAAACAGGTTAACTCAATTCCTCCGAGAAATAGCAATGCTTTTTTCAATATAGGAAATGGAACTATTAATCTTTTTTCTATTAGAGATAATCCTGATGATTATAGATTTGATATTACAATTGATAGAGGTTCTATCTACACAGGATACGGTGTATTCAATATATCAGGGGATATAGTAAATATAGATAATCCTTATAAGAATTTACTTATTACAAGAGATTCTTCTTTCTTCATTACTCAGATGCTAGAGTGCAGTAAAGGTGAGATTAAGAACTATGGGAATCTAACTCTACAAAGAGGGAGTAAATTAATAGTAAAGGATAACGCTAATGTCGTAATATCTCCTCATGCTACTATAACATTTGAAGATGATAGTAGTATAGAAGTTGAAGACGGCAGTTATGTTGTAATATATGGATTAGTGAATATCCATATAAATGAATTAACTAAACTCAGAGAATCTAAGAATATCACATTAGATTCTGCGGCTGTATTGAATGTGAGTGGAATTAATACTCCGGCTAGAATATTTAGTTTAACAGATTACATTCTGGAGATGCATGGAAAGTATGTCAATATAAATACTCAAGGAGAAAGAAATTTTGAAGGCGGAAGAATAGGATATATATGGGAAGGTGGAACTCCGGGTCAGCCTTCTCAGATGATATCTCTATTGGCAATGTATGGAAGAGTTGTATTAGGAGATTTTCGTCTATCTATATTGGGAGAACCGGAAGAGATTCTTCCTGAGATGCAAATAGTAGATTCTATCATAGTGAGAAAGAGATCTACTCTATATCTCAATTCTAAAATAGAGAATTTTAAATACTATTATCCGGAATTATATTTGGGAAAGATTATAGGGAATTCTAAGAAATCTGCAGAGTGTATAGTAGAAGGAAAGATTATAGCTGGAACTGATTCTACTATTACTATTGATAGAGAATCAGTAATAAGAATTCTTCCTGAAGGAGAAATTCATCTAAAAGATAATGCTATTATGAGATCTACTCATAATTTGGATAGAGAAGTTTTATTCATAGAGGGAAAGTTATTCGTAGATAACATAAATCAGCTGGTAGGATTTAGAAAAGAAAATATCGTATTTGGTGAGAATGGAAAATTAGTAGTAGTAAATCCTCCTAAGGTTAGAAGTAGAATACTTCTATCAATACCCAATGGGATTCAGGATTCTTTATTGTATGAATTATTTAGAGATAGACTGAATAAAGTAGAATTTCATGTAAGTGCTAGAACTGGAATTGAGATAGATAAATATTACGATTCATATGCTTTAGAAATGAAAGACTGGTATGGTGGAATGAGATTAGAGCAAGCTATTAAAGAGAAATATATCATATGGGAGGATAGTGCTTTCTTACAATTTAATCATGAAACCACTGAGTGGATTTCCGAGTCATCTACTCTACTAGTACTAGGAAGGATATTTAGATCATTTGGAAGCAATGATAAAGAGAGGCTTCAGGATGTAGTAAATAGATTGAAATCCATTAAGTGTGGAAATATGAGATTTAGATTTGGAAATGACGGCAGGTATAGAGAGCTAAGATTGAAGCTAAATGGAATTAGGATGATAGCTGCTTATAACGATCCTAGTTCTAAGAAATATAATCTTCTGACTGATAATTCTGGCTTACTGTTTATCAGAAATAAAATAGGAATTAGTGAGCCTGATAATATTATCAACGAAAGGGCTAGAAGATTTAAAATACCAAATTCCAAGAGATTGGAATTTATTTTATAAAATATAAAATATCTACAGGAGGTATGAAAAATGGCTGTAAAGAAGTATCTGGATCTTAGGGGTTTGAAAGTATTTTTCAAGAAGATCAGTGGGAAGTTTTCTTCCAAGGCGGAATGTGCGGAGTTAAGAGATAAGCTTACTCAGACTGATACAAAGCTGACAGGATTAGTTGTGTCTGTAATGGAGCTTACTGGGAAGCTTGATAATTTGATTAACCCAAATAATACTAAAATTGCAGAGTTGGAAACTTTTGTAACTACTATTTTCTCCGAGCTTGATACTGTGAAAAGTAACGTCAGTGCCAACGCTAATGGAAATATGAATAATGGAATTAAGATTGGATCCATCGAGTCTAAGATGGAGCTCGTTGATTCTAATATCAACGAGCTGATTGAGAAATGCAAAGGTTTGGATAATCTCGCTGCTACGGAAGGTAAAGTTAATTCTTTGGAAGGAAAGCTGTATGGCCTGATTACGGAGATGCGGGCTCTGAAGGATCAGATCGCCAGCTCTACTATCACAGAGGATCGGATTGCTGCTATAGAGCAGAGGATTACCGTTATCGAAGGTAAACTTTAATTCAGATAATAAGCGAATATATGGAGGGGCTTAAAGCCCCTCCATATATTATTCGATTTTATACTCCTCTAATGATCGCTCCCACAGTTCCAACATCTCTAGCTTTTGGTCTTGTATCATACTGGCGCTTGGTGTTCTTAGCCATTGCTCTGAACGTATCTTTCATAGCAGTACTGGCTCTATCACTCTTATCATTTATTGCAGTCATCAGATCTGAATTCACTGCGGTATTTCCATTTATCATTCTAAGCTCATTTAATACTGCTTGTAACAGAGCCTCCATATTCTGAGTATTCATGGAATTAGTTATAGTATCACCTAATTCTTTAAACTCAGTATATTTTTGAGATACGTCATATGTAGGAGTATTGGTATTATCCATAAACCTATTCAACTTAGTAGGAATTTCCCTGATTGCATCTGGGAATCTTAGCTTAGAAGCTGTATTGGTTAATGCAGAGGATAATCCGCTCTTCAATGCAGAAGGCATATTGATAGAAGCTATCCTATCTTGGGCTCTGCTCATTTCTTTATTGAATGCAGATTCGATCTGATTGAATGGAAGTCCTAACATAGGTCCTCCGATTCCGCCTTCTTCATCATCTAGCGATCTATCTCTATACAGCTCATCTACTATAGCGGATACTTCAGGCCCTCCAACTCCATCTGCTTTAGGAGCAACTGGATGAATTGAAGCAGTTCTAGTAGAAGCTTCAGATTTAGCTGCCCATTTAGCATACATCTCTTTTGCTTTAGCAACTCGCTTATCTAATCTGCCGGCTCCTTTATATGCCGCTCCATTCTCAGTGTAACCAGAATAAGCATCTGCAGATCTAGTATAGGCAGCATCAAATGCTCTAGCAGCATGCTCTATATCGGTATCTGCAAAGAATCCCTTAATTCCATCAGCATATGGCTCTATACCTTTTCTCTTCCAATTTATAGCAGCGCCTTTTCTGAACCAGAAATCAGAATTCTGCAATTCCTTCCAAGCAAATTCAAGCTGAGTATCCAGATCATCCCAGTTAGTACCTCTACTAGCTGCAAACTTCTTCAACTCTTCAAATCTTCCACCAGTTTCCCACTGGAATAATCCGCGTCCTTTACCGGGACCATTTTTGGTCTTCTGTATAGCTTTAGGATCAAAATTGCTTTCCTGCTTAATAGTACCCATGATAGCTGCTATAGCCGCAGGAGATAATCCCTTAGCACTGAAGAAGTCAAATATACGAGATTCGTTATCAGTTCCGCCGCTAATATATCCCGGAGAAGCTATTGCATTTCCAGTTAGCTTAGATAATTCATAAGCCTGCTTACAAGCCTCTCTCATTCCCTCACAATAACTCTCACTCATTATTTCAGGATGATTGGTGTCGGAATCTTTATACCACAGACAGAAGTGCCCGCCTAATTCCCATTTCATCTTTCCGAGTGGAGGAGTTGTAGAATCGGTTAAACCAGATTTAGTATTTCCAATAATTCTCCCATGAGGATATAAGCTAGTAGCCGCAGCTATAGATTTTCCATTTATCTTAAGAATTACCGGTCTGGCAATCCAACTCCATTCTCTAGTTATCTTCTTCATACTGGCTGTATCTGCTTCTGTCATAGGGGTATAATCGGTATGCTTAACTGGAGGCTCCCAGTAAATCTTATAAACTATTCCAGATTTCAGATCAAGTATATCTGCAACTCCGGCACTGAGATTCAACTTTCTAACTTCTTCATTTCCTAAGTATAGAACATTTCCTTCTGTAGCATTATTCCCAGTGAAGTCAGAAATAGTTGAGAACTGAGGATCTACTTTATTACTAGAGCCTTCTTCAAGATCTCCAAACAAAAGTCCTCCGGTTATCTTAGAAAGGAATTTCTTTCCAGCCAATTCTATCACAGAGAATATTTTACCGAGATCGCCAAACGGAGTACTACTAGCATCACTTCCACTAATGATACTAGAACTCTGAGCAATACTACTATCGGCAGTAGTATTTCCTCCAGGAGTAAATTTTCCTGTATTACTCATAACGCTTCCAGTCAAGAATTTAGCAGGATCGATAGTATGCTTGCCCTTTACATCCTTAGGAGCATTTGGATGTTGAATCTCAAAGTGAAGATGGCTTCCATAAGAATGTCCTGTATCACCCTCGGTACCAATATAATCCCCAGGGCTAAGTTTAGTACCGGCTTTAAGATCTGAAGGAATACTGCCATGCTTCATGTGAGCATTCATTACAGTGTAACCTTCTGGAGTTTTGTATTCTACGAAATTACCATAGCTTCTTCCACCTTGACTAGCGTTACGGGTTTCTCCTCCATAGACTCTAGTAACAACCCCTTCACTTACGGCTCCAATTTCTTTCTTACTTCCTACCAAATCAACTCCGCTATGAAACCCGGGAGTTCCTTTAAGAACCCTGGGACCGTAGGGAGAGGACATTCTATATCCCCCACCTAAGAAAGGAGATGGAATCTTTCCAGAAGATATACTGGAAGAAGGAGCCTTAGATTCTACAGTATCGACCCCAGCGTCATCTTCTCCGCCTTTACCGAGAGTAGCATCGGGTTCTCTATATCTTCCAACAGAAGCATTATCCCACCAATATCCTGAGACCTCATTGAAGATATCATCAAAAGTATCATCATCTAAAGAATCCAACCATTGTCCCATTCTAGCTTCTTCTTCATTCTGATACTGATATCTTTCTCCTCGCTTTTGAGCTTCTTGTCTCCTGAGTTCTAATTTCCACCATTCATTTTTCTTCTCAAGTATTCTTGCTTTCCTATCCGCAATTTCAGCCTCTTTTTGCAACTCTGCGGCACTTTTCTTAACTGGCAAAAAATCTTCATTATTTAACCCATAAGCTTCACGGCTTTTCATCCATTCATTTTCGCTCTGAGCAGAGGGATCTTCTACACTAGATCTAGTACCCTCAGTGCGATATCTATAGACAGATTGATTTTCTACTCTACCAGTTATTTCGTGATTGAATCTCTGATTGTACTGAGCATCCGTCATAGTATCTAATTCTTTGATCATTTCTTTCTCGGTATCAGAAAGATTCTCAGTATCGAATTTGATATTATTATTTCTAGCGCTAATTCGTCTATTCTCTAACTCCCAGAGTCTGGCATTGTGAACTTTCTGAGAAGCTATCTCTGCTGCATTCACAGCTTGATCTGCTTGATTCTTTCTGGATTGCTCACTGCTAAACCAACCGGCTACGGTCTGTTTTAAACCACCATGATGCCTAGCTTCTCCAGTATTTCTATCTACATGAGTATCTCCCTGCCATACCCTAGTAAAGTATCCAGGGTTAATCATGTCTAAATATTCTTGAAGTGTGAGATTCTTTCCATATCTCTTGTTATACTTATCAAGAGCATCTTTGATTATTCCTTGCTTTATGGCGAGATCATCTGTCCCGCCAGAGGCCTTGTATATGTACTCTGCAAGAAGCTGCCTTAAACCTTTTCCATCCATTAGATTCATCAAAACCAAATCAAATATTTCTACTAGACCGATATAAGGTATACCATCAAAAGCAGCTCCGAGACCTGCTGCAATACTCATCATCAGCACATTAGCTTCATCATCAGGGATTCCAAATAGGGTAGAAGTATTGAATCCGCCTATAAGAGCTCCTATAGAAGTAAAAGCCGCTAAAGTAATACCTGCCGTAACTACGGCAGCTCCTGCTTTAGTAGTTTCAACTGTCATAACCCTTCCTATTAGAGGTTCAAGACCTTTGAGTGAAGCTCTGGTAACTTTTTTGAGAAGTTTGTCTAAGAAGGCGGTTATACCTTTTAGCTTAGGGAATTTTTCAGCGAGTTTTCCACCAAGTGTTTTTATGGCCCAAGTCAATTTCTCTATAAATAGATCAACTATATCAATGGCTTTAGCGCCGAGACCTTTACCAGTTATCATTCCCTTTATCACTATTACCTGACTCAATGCATTTGTAACCTTGCCAGCTATATTTGAAGCAACTTCGCTTAATCCGAGTTTTTCGCCAAGAGCAGATACTCCCTTTTCAACTAAAGATCCAACGCCTTGGCTTACAAGAGCTCCTTTGACCAATCTAGTCATACCGCCGAATGCTTTCTTAGTAACTTTACTGAATATAGGACCTTTTGAAAGTTCTGCTGCTGAAGAAGAAACTGAAGATGCAGCTTTAGCTACGCCTCTCTTAGCAATATCAAATAGAGCAGCGTACCACGGGCTATTCTTAGCATTAGTGGCAACAGTATTGGGAATTTTATTCCCAGCGGCATCTGTTTCTGTATGATATACAGTAGCAGCCGGGTTGATAAGATCTGTCGGATTATCTACATTAATATCCATTGCCTTAGCTGCAGCATCCGCCACTGAACCAGAACCACCACCGGTACCTCCACCGGAGAAAGATTTGACTATGTTACCAAACACTTCTAAGATTTTACCGCCCATAGTTCCAATGGTTGAAACAATACCGCCAGCAATACTTCTAAAATTATCATTCAGCAACCCATAGAGAGCTCCACCAAACAGCCAAGTCTTCCAATCAAATACGATATCCTTTAATCCTCCGAGAAGACTCATCCACCACGGAGTACCTCCACCCTTACCTTCAGCACCCTTTACTTCCTTATTGGCTCGGAAGAATCTTCTAACATTACTAATCAAAGATTCTGATGTAGTTCTTCCTTTGATGCTATCAGAAAGAACCCGCTCTCCAATAATCTGCTCTTGTCTATTCACACCACCGGCAGTAGCTCCTGCAATGATAGCTCCGGCAACACTAGTTGCTACATTCTGTCTTCTGGTGTTATCTGCTCTTTTTCTCTCTTCAGTAGTATTTCTAATTTCTCTTGGAGGCTCACCGTTTAGAGTAGGAGCTTCCTCGGGTCTAAATCTAGCAAGATCTCCTCTTCTGATAGCTCTACGTCTCTGCCTATCATATAGCCTTCTAGCGATGTCTTGATCATTAATAGATCTAACTCTATTTATCTGCTCTTCTCTATCATCCCAACTATCTTTACTTCCACCTATATCGAGGAAATCAAAGAATCCACCAATCTTGCTTAAACCTCTTCTAGCTCCTACAGTGGATCTCCATTGAGATCTGATATTCTCTCTACCTTCTCTACTGCCTCCGGTAGCTAGCATTCTTATCAGAGCAAAAGGAGCTGTAATAGGAGCCCTAAGAATTCCACCGGCTAATTTGGTAATTGGATTCAGAATTGTCGTGAAGAAGGATTTGATTTTATCTCTCATCCAATTCTTGGCACTATCCAAAGCATCTGTAATAGGGCTAAATAAACCTCTACTAACCCATCTTCCATATTTATCCTTTACGCCAAATAAAAAATTTCCAATCTTCTTCTTAACTTTCTCCTTAGCTACCCAGAACATATCTCTGATTGGATCGAGTATGTTATATGCAATAGACTTTGTGATAGTGGTAAAGGTAGATTTAACCTGATTCAATATAGCACCTATAGTGCTATTATAAAGCATTGGAACCAATCCTTCTACCTTTTCTCCGTCTGAAGTTTTCCCTCCGATGATAGTCGTCTTAATAGCGTTACCGATATCAAGGATAGGAGAAAGAATATATTTGAAGCTACCTTTGAAAGCAGTTTTGAGAGATCTGCCGAGCCAGATAAATGGATTAAGTAAGACAAAAGAAGCTATCTCAGTTCCTCTGACGATATCGTAGGAAATATCTTCATCCATTTCAATTATATCAGGATATTTTTCCTGATATTCTTTCATGGCATCAATGTTCTTTAGATTTGCAAGATATTGCTTCTTTAATTCTTTCCTTCTATTCTTGCTAAGTCTCTTAGATTTAGTGCCGGAAGTAGTTTCATCCGGAGTAATCTTTTTACCTGTCAACTCGTATACAAGCTTTTCAATCCCCTTTTCCATCTTAGCGTCATGGACGGCAAAGGACTTGTCTTCAGATTTACTCTCAATGAATTCTTTGAGATCTTTACTAGAGGAAGCTATAGCAGCAGTATTCTTGGCAACTTCTTCTGTAGCTTGTACAACAGGAGTTTTCTTTTCCTCTATATTCTCTCCAATATATTCAGATACTCCTCCGAGACGCATACGTCTATTATCCTGAGCTCTCTTCCAAGTGCTATAATCTTTGAATCTACCAGTTAGCTTTCTAGCTCTTCCGCCAGTTCTTTTCAAATCAGCAGCCGCTTGCATGTTCTCTTTATAAGAATCCATATTACCAGCGGCTTTAGCCATGTTTGCTAACTGAATATATTTCTCAGCATCTTCGATCTCATATTCTCCAAAGTATCCAGACTTGGCTCTGTCAACATCTATCTGAGCATTTCTTAAAGCAGCTCTTTCTCTAATAGCCTTTCTAGTCTTTCTATCAGATATCAGAGAGGCCGCACTGCTTACAACTCCTCCGAATAACCCACCACTTATGTTCATTCCAGCTCTAGCTACGTTACCTTTTACTACAGCGGAACCGGCTATACCTTTGGCGGCTAATGCTAGAGGAGCTATAAGAGCTTTCTGGAATATCCACTTAGCTGCTTTTATGATAGGACCGAATGTTTGTTTAGTTACATCAGCAACTGCGTTAGACATTCTCTCTTTAATTGCATAGCCGAGATCTGATAATGGGCCTAGGATATTCTTTCTCAATACAGAAGAGAAGGTAGTAAATGTTTTCCCAATCTGATATCTGATAGGATCAACTATCCAATTGATTGCTTTATTGATATAGCCAATTTTTCTTCTTCCGGTATAATTTCCTTCTTTATCTACTTCATCGGATCCAAATAAGAATTCCTTAATCTTACCACCTATTCCAGTAGATTGAGCTAGAGCATCTCCAGCTACAGCTCCTAAGAGTATTCCGATAGGCCCGCCTATAATTCCTATCTTAGATCCGACGAAAGCTCCAACAGAGGCCCCAATTAATCTTCTTCTTTTATCCTTTACTTTCAATAGAGATCTATCTTTTCCAGAGTAATCAAAATAACCAGCAACTGATTTAAACCAAGAAACACTTCTAGTCCAGAGATTAGAAGCCGCCTTTTTAACTCCTCCGGGTCCGAAGATTAATTCATTAACGTATCCTACTATTCCGCCCTTTTCATTATCCGCGATTTTAACCTCTTCGCCATAATCAGATATATAGCTATATCCTTTCCCAGTCATCATATGGCGTAAGTAACCAATTGCATTTCCGCCTTTTCTATTTATCGTCTTAAGACCTTCACCAAGGAGTTTAGTACTAACAGTAGCAAAGTCTTTGAATGAGGTTAACACTACATCTTGTAATCTCTTTGGATCCCCGGAGAATATAGCTCCCATAAAGTTAGAGCCAAAATTCTTAGCCCAAGACTTAGCAACCTCTGCATTGGATCGTTTCTTCATGACTGGAACTTTCTTTCCAGTCTTTTCATCTATAGTGAACTTAGGCTCTCCATTTTCATCATATTCTTGATCTTCAAATTTAAGATAAGAATTGCCACTATAAGTGAGAATTGAAGCAGGTCTACCTCCAGAGGATTTAATAGGCTTAGGTCTATACATTTGAGGAGGCGGAAGATAACTATCTTCAAATTTCGTAAATGGTCTATCTCGCTCATTTTTACTACCAACTTGGAATACGTTAATGCCTTCATCCAATCTACGATAGATCTCATACAGTGCGGAATTGGTATAATTCACTCCAGTTAAGAATGTATCCTTAACTCTAGCGGAGGATCTGCCTCCGCGACTTTTAGCCCAGAATCCATTATTTCTCAACACTGCACCGAAGTCTAAAGCTTCAGAATCTTTTATATCTGATAGATCTGTTTCAAACTTATTAGCTTCATCAATAAAACTTTTTAATCTCTCTTTTCGATTTAAAGTTTCTCTAGCAATAGCATTATAAAACTCTTCCTGCTCTTTAGTATTAAGGGAATAGAGTCTATTAATAAAAGCTTCGTTGGCTTTAGTTCTATCCTTCTGAGTAGATTTAGGGAATCTAGCATTTGATAGAAGATCATCCATATAGGATCTGATTGAATTCTTATCCTGTAACATCTTGGAGAATTCAATTCTACTAGCACCACTACCGCCATAATGCCATCCTTCCCTAGTAGCAATTAGATCCAATAGAATCTCTTCATAACTTCCTAGATCTTGAAACTTTCTTCCGGCTGCTCTAGAGATATTTCTGGTAGAGGCTAATTCCCTAAATTCTCCAGTAATAGCTTTTTTGGTTCTAAAGGTTCTGCTGCGGTTGTCATATACTACGTCTTCTCCACCTACAGCTACTAAAATCTTCCTCAAATAGCCAGGGATAGCATGAATTATAGATTCTCTGGTAAGTGAATCGAATGGTACATTCTTTACTTCTAATCTAGCTCTAGAGGTAGATACAGCTTGCCTGGTAGTATCAATACCAAATATATTACTCAGAGCTCTAGTGAAGAAATTATTTCCTTTTCCATGTAATCTGATTAATCCACCTAAAACCGTATCAGATACAGTTTTATCAATTTCCTTCATCAATACACTGCTATTGGCTATTTTATCTCCAATTATTTCAAATGCCATCTTGAATGCATCTCTAGGAGAAGTCATCTTAGCCATACTGCCGGCAGTTCCAATCAGACTACTGAATATTCCTAATGGGCTATTTTGGAGATCTTTGATTACTTTCTCTCTATAGGTTCTAAAGTTAAATTTCCGATTGATTAAATCATCTTCATAGTTCTTTTCTCTATTAGCAGAAGCAACCGTTGCCTCTATGAGAGTAGCTGTATTCTTAGTAACTACTTTCAGGATATCGTTGAGAGTAGTATTAATTCTCTCAAATCCAGAAGTAGTGATAGCAGATAATCCTTCAATAGAGCTAACGATGCTAGCTGTAGAAGCTAATTGAGTTTCAGCTAACTTATGAGAGCTTTCGACTACAGATTTAGATATCTCTTTAGAGGATTTAGCCGTTTCACTAATCTGAGCTATAGTGGCTTCATTATCAGTGCTAACGTCAAAATCTAACTGAGAATCCAAATCAAAATTATCATCTAAACTACTTTCCTTTTCAAGATACCAGTTAAGAAGTCCTTTGAATACAGAAGTATTTCCTAATGATTTAGTCTTCGTAGCTACGTTTCTAGTTAGCTCAAAAGCTTTGCTTACAGATCTTCTAGCCTCATCAGTAAAACTACCTATCGTAGGCATACTATCGGAAATATAATCTCCAGTAGCTCCAATAATATGGCTTACTGTTTTCTTCATAAATTCAGCAGCTACACTCTTTCTTTTTAACTTAGCATTTGTCTCAGCCATGAGATAAACACCGCCTCACCTCGAGTAATTATTGTAAAATTTTAATTAAATGGTCAAATCAGCGTATTTTTATTTATTAAAAATAAAAAAATAAAGATATAATGAAGAGGGGGTTAACCCCCTCTTCATGTCATTTAGTCATCGTCGCTAGTACCTTCAAACTCTGCAATATCTTCTGGGGTAAGAAGGATTCCAGCATCCTCCAACTCATCAAGCATCTCGCATCTTCCGTCAATATTCCCAGAATCATAGCCTTTTTTCCTGCCAAAGAAGAATGCAAGCGCAGCAATAGCACTAGTAGCTGCAATAACGGTTCCATAGACGACATACTTATTCGTAGCAACCCTCTTAATCTTCTCCATAATAGCCATTATAAAACTCCTCCTTCTTAGATATAGAATGGATTAATCATTAACCCAAGCTTCTTGTAAAATATTGTCCAGGTTATCTTCATCGGATTTATTTACCTTGATTCCGATATCCCTGAGTTTCGCAATCTTTTCCTTTTTACTCATTGACTTTAAAAGATTAGCTCTACCTCCCTCCGTTAATTCCATTTCCTTCATCATCTTTTTACCGAATTCTCTTCTGATACTAACGAGCTTATTATTGATCTCTTTAGTATCAAGAAAGAATTGATCAACATGTCCTTTTGTAAATAATTCATTGAGGTTAATACAGTGGATTCCAAATTGTTCCTCAATGAATTCTGCCAGTATATCAATGAAATCATTTTCTTGGCGTATACAAACAATACACATGTTGTGATGATGAGTCATGATTGGTTCAGCGAATGTGACGTATAGGGTATGTAAACAATCCCTGAGTTCATCTTTATATGCTCTTCGCAAAACATCCTTATTCTTATTCTCAGAATAAGATATCGTTAATTCAGCGCTAGGGTATAACTCATTTACCTTAGCTACGTTAGAAGTCCTACCGCCGCATCTAACTCCGGCACTAATGATAGGATAGTGCATGTTGCATAAAACTTCCCGAGGAAAATGATCTATCATATGAGTTAGAAAATGCTCGAAGTCTACTCTAAAGAGCATGTCTATCCCACTTAGATCTCATTCGCTTAACATCTTCATTATATTTATCCTCAGAATTATCTGAGAAGAAATTTGCCCCAGAGATAATCCTCATGAAGACAAACATGCAGAAGCCTCCGACTATAGCACCAAGAAAGAAAGCAGTAATTATTGCAATTGCAACGATAAGCGTGTTCATGGTTTATCATTTCCTCTCTTTGCTCCAAAATAACACCCAATGAAGAAACCTATAATGAAATATGTAATATCAATCACATATCGCATTTTATCACTCCTTCATATAAGAAATATTCCGGGGATTATCCCCGGAATATTTCTAGTTGCTTTTAGAAATCCTCAATGCGCTTCTTATGCCTCACCTTGAAAGTGAACTCATCCTGCTCAGCCTCTTTCATATATTGAGCTTCATCAAGTGCTTCCAACTCCTCATTGGTATCAGACTGGATGTCTGAGAGCGTATCGGAAACTATCTCTCGATTCTCATTGAGGACTACCATTTGCTCAGATTCCTCGTCAGACTCCTCTGGGTCTTCATCCGAATTCTCTTCATCGAAGTTATCAGAGTCCTCTTCAGATTCCATCTCAGACTGAGCGAGAATTTTCTCAAATACATCTTCGCTCAATTCATTAGGAGTCTCTTCAGAATCATCATGATCCTCACACTCCTCACACTCGCACTCTTCAGCTTCCTCTATATCAGAAGAACACCGATCGAAGAGCTTAATAACATCTTCCTCTTCATAGATGTTATTTGGATTCTCAGCTTCCTTAACAGTGAGCGGATAATAAACGCTCATGGGAGTACCAGTAATATGTTGATTAACCAAATAATTCACTTGCCTGATCAATGTATCTCCACACTCTTCAATATTGCCAATCTCATCGTCGATATAATACAGACCCATCAGACGATCGCCGCTTTCACTGTTGCAACTAATATCAAGTGCCTTAAATCCACTAAGCTTCGGGTTTGAGTTAATCTCTATGAAGTTCTCAACATTATTAGTCTTGAAGAGAAGAATAGGCTTAGCGACATACTTGATCCATCCCCAAAGTCCGTTGACTGATTCGAGTGGGAAATTAGCAGCTTCTTTCTCGAGCTCGGCGAGATTGACGATAAAGGGGATATGAGAGGAATATTCATCAGAGCCCTCGTTGATGATTGAGATTATATCATAGCCCTCTATGTTACTTTCATCAACCATGACAGTGAGAGGTGCTACTCCATAATCCTCTTCCTCGGACTCTTCTTCATCATCTGACTCGTCATCAGAATCTTCAGACTCTTGATACTCAGACTCGACTATCTCAGTCTCCGGCTCATCAGGCTCCTTCAGAGCTTTATCCAACTCTGCTATCATTCCATCCACAGCCACGGTTTCCTCGGGCTCCTCTTCTTCCTCTGCAGGGCTCATCAAAGGAGCTTTATCCATCCAGCCCTCCTTGATACAATCGCAGATTGTATCAATCGCCTGAGGAGCCAATGCTAGCCCATCCGTCTTATGATTGGAGAACTTATTCGTTAGAGCAGTCTTTAAATTACCAAACCACTCTTCTTGAATTCCATCGAGAGCATGAGTCTTCTCTCGATAGTTCTCAATAAGCTTGTAGAGGAACTTATCTCCGTTCTTAATGAGTTTCAACTTCGGATCCATGATGTTATTCAAGAATCTTACAGTCTCATTGAAAGGAGTATCATAATCTGGAACTGTATACACTGGATCTTTACCAGGAGACACGATTACTCCACAGAAGGATCTCAGAGTATGATAAATGCAGTTCTGAATCCTCTTGTAGAAGTAATCTACCTGTACCTTCTTAGGAGTTACAAACTTACTGATCTTGGGATAGATCTCATGCTCAACGAGATAGCTTCTGATAGCATTAGAGCACTTTGACACATACTCGTCAATATGCGTAATGCTAGGAAGAGGCCTATCCTCAGCCTTCATGATTTTCTTCTCTGCAACTTTCTTTTCAATCTTCTTGGAAGAGATCGGAATGATCTTCTCTTCCTTCTTAACCGGCTTAATATCAGCCTTACTCAACTCGATATCAAGTTTGATATTCTCAGGCTTCACCGGTTTATCCATTACAATACTAATCATCTTAGGAGGATCGATAGGCTTATCCTCTATCTCCTTAACCTCTTCCTTAGAGATAGGAAGTACAATCTTTGCCATCTCAATTTCCTCCTTAGAAGCCGATACAGGTTTCGCGAATGGAATCATTGTAGCATAACCTCCCGCATAGTATTTTCTTGCAAATTCCATGATCTTCTGATCCATATCTATCCTGTCCTTTCTTTAATATATTCCATAGGAGTTTTATCCATAACAAAATTAATCTCAGGAACTTCTTCCTTCTCAACTACTTCGACTTTCTTCTTTCCAGATTTCAAATAATTACTCCTAGAAGGATCTAATTCTACAGTAACGTTGCTAGTAGACATAAGATATCCTTCTTCAGAAAGATCTCCTATCTCGTGTTGATGAACATCGTTGCCAATTTTACTTCTAATATCTTCAAAGCGATATTCCTTCCTACAAGCCGGATTACTGCAATAGAGCTTCGTGTAATCGTTAGAAGGAAGAAGCACAGAATGGCTCTTACAATATCCACAAGTAAACAGAGATCCAGAGACAGAATAGACATAAGCAAAATCTAGACAAACTGGTTTATTAGTGCCAACTCTAACCCCCCAGTTACTATAATTCTTCTCACTTAATCCTACATCCCCTATCAGATATGAATCTGATAGCTGAGAGAGAATTTCTTTGATTTCATCTGCATGTTGCATCATCTCAACATAGCTGTCAAAAGGAGTTATGTATTCACAAACCAGGATAGTACCATTCTCAGAAACTTCATGAACTTTGATCACGTACGGATATAATCTCTTAGCCATCTTAAACTCTTTGAGATTATCAATCTTCCCATCGTGATCTGTCGCAAACTTAATCACGAATCCATCCAGCTTAAATGCATAGCGATTAGTTCCACTCCCTAACATCACTATGTCATCTATATGCCATTTCCTCAATAACTGAATTAACTCTTCCTGCTTTTCTTTATTACCAATATCCCTCCTCCTCGAAAGTAATTCTAATTCTAATCTTAGATCTAAATTAAATCTCTCATGGATTAAACTTCTCAGCACTTTCGTGCTCATAAAATATCACCTCAGATATAGAATATATAATTTAGCCGAAATCATCTTGAAATGTTTTTAATAACACTTTAACTTGATCTAAATCTATCTGAGAGGTAATTTGATCTGCTTTGTTGTGTAAAGCAAACTTGATTACGTGATCCAAGAATAATCTATCCAGAGCCTTCATGTATTTATTCTTGAGAAATCTACACCAGATATCCATCCAGTGATAATCTATTCTTCCACTAAAGAATGAGGTAGATTCTTCTCTTATCAAAGTTAATTCATTCATAGTAGCTGGAATTACAACCAGCTTACTATCCCTCCCATCTCTAGTGTATAGATTAGCTACTACTATCTCATCATGGATGTTTTCATTCAGAATGCCATTCATTTCCTCAATACACTTTCTAACTTCTTTAAGTTTGAATAAAGGGCAATTATGAAAATCCATGTAGAACTTAGCCAGCTTTTTATTATCCGTCCATCCCTTTATGATTGGATGATTACCATCTTCCTTTACCACGAAATAGAATGTTGCTATATCTCCTATCTCATACTTAGCCATTTACAAATCTCCTTTTAAAACATATCTCTAGAAACTTTAATGAATGACTCTAGAGAATACACCACTTTTCTACACACGTCCATGTATAGAATAGATCCTGGTAATCTATTTCTAGAATCTCGATATTTCTCATAATCATCCTTGTACTGATATGCTCTTTTCATTTCATCTGAGAAGGATTGAAACTCTTCTCCATATGAATAATCCCCGTCCAAGAGCTCAGCTATCTCAGTTGGCTGATATCCTATAATCTCTAAAGCATCTGCATATTTCTTCTTGAAGTTCATTATGGCTTCACAATAGTTGTATATCGTTTCACCATCTCGAGTTAAGTTTATAATAGAACACGCATCCACGAATAGCTTTTGTATACGCATTTCTATTTCCATTAATTCTGCAGATGTAAGAAAGATGGTAGTTTCCTTCTTAGATTTACTAGAAGTAATCCTAATGAAATCTATCTCCTTATCATCGGATAAGGTTTTAGTAATATCTTCTATATCTTCTATGGAAAATTTAGAGGATATATACTTCCCTTTGGTCCTTTGATTCAGAAAGGCTTTTGCTACTATCTTGGACTGAGTCCATCCATAATACTCCATATTCTGCTCTTTATACCTCTTTATGGAAGGATCATGGATTCTGTAGATGAGAATGTACTTATCCTTTCTCATCTTAATTCCCTCATAGCGATCTGGACTAACGGGATATAGAGTTTCTGATAATTGAATAAAGGATTTAAATCCTTACTCTTGTTATTGAATTCTATATAGAATTCCTCCTCTACATCCCCAGACTTATACTCATCTATGTGCTTCATCAGAATTCTCTTCAGGAATGGATCTTTATTCTCTAGCTTAGAGAAATATTCTTTCAAGAATTCTAACGTATGCAATCTATGTTTATTGAGAGAATACTCCTGGATTCCTTTAACTTCGATAGAATTCTCCGAATAATATAATTCTATATTAGAATTCTCTACGAATCTAATATATGAAGAATAAATATTCTTAGGACGAAATTCTATCATTCCAAATTTGGTATTCTCACAATAATCAATCGTGAAGAAAGCATCTTTCTTCACAGCTATGATTCTCTCAGATGATAGGTTATTTGCTCCTATAAACAGGGATCTCATTTCAATAAATTTACTCAATAGCTTCTGAGAGAATTCTTTATCCTTTCCTTGAATCCTTCCAACTTCAATAGTACTTTCCTTCTTATCCATCTCCTCCAGTCTTTTGATAGTTTCATCATCTAATAGCCTAAATGCTTTGATGATAGATAAACCTGCATTCTTCATATCATATTCAATGATGACGTTATTTATCAAATACTCTATGTCATCGTTGAACCAATTACTTCTGTTAGGATCATAATTCATTATACAATCCCTCCGTAGACGGGCATTTATTCTGGAGGGAGAAATCCCTCCAGAATTTTTGCTCTATGATAAGTCTTTTTACCTAATACCCAGGAATTCTTTAAATCCCTCAATTGCTCTAGAAGAATATTGCAGAGTTTCTTCTTGGTGTTTTTATCTGTCAATCTAACCATAACTTCGACTCTTTCATCTATCTTCTTCTTGGTTAGATCCAAAGAACCTAGATAGACTTCCGGATCTTTAGCTCCAAATATATAGACCCTGGAATGCTCCAGTACGTCCCATATTATTGATTTAATATGGATATTCGGATGCTTAGGTTCCCAAGTACAAACTCCTCTGACGATAAGATTTACTTTACATCCTTTTCTAGCTGCAGAGGTTAAAATCTCTTGAGATGTTTTATCATCGAAAGAATTACATTTGATAGCAATAAATCCACCTCTGTGAGATTGGGATTCAACTAATCTTTTGAATTCGTTTCTGAAGTTAACCCTAGTAACCAGAAGATCAGAATCGAATTCTAATTTACGCTGGATTGGAATTCTTCCGCCTATCTCATTGACTCTAAGTAATGCTTCCTCAACTTCTCTACAGATGTTTTCATCTATAGTATATAGAGAAAAATCGGAATAAAGATATGCAGTCTTGGTATGATAATTTCCAGTACCAATTTGAGCTATTGCTCTTCCATCTTTAAACTTTACTAGAGTCAATTTGGCATGAACTTTCAATCTTTTATAAGAATAATGATTGACTTTAGCTCCAATCCATTTCATGAACTTAACCCAATCCATATTGATGAATTCATTACTAGCTCTAAGCTCTACGTTGATATATACCTTCTTCTTATTTGCTAAAGCTCTCTTCAATAGCTCTGTGATAGTAGGATCATTTCCAATACGATATATCGTCATCATGATAGTTTCTACTCTGGGATCCTCTGCTGCATTCTCTAAAAAATGTAGATAATCGTCGAAGCTATCATAAGGATACTGGAATAACAAATCCTCTTTCAAAACATCATCCATATCCAGATATTTACATCTATTCGGCTTGTAATCCAATGCCGGCCTATATTCTGGATTAGATTTCAAAGCTACTTCAATGTCATCAATGAAAGGATATCTATTCAAACAAGAGAAGCATGAAAATTTACCTTTCATTTTCTTCAATAGCTCTTCATCGGAATATTCCAGCTTCACAAGCTTCTTAGTATTATCGAAAGAAGCTTTCACGATATACGTATCCGTCTTATATCTTTCTTTCAGAGAGTTTTTAATCAGAGCATCTATTTTCAATCCATATTTCTCAGACAGAAATAGATATTGATTATACTCCTTACTTCGCTTCATATCCGCATAGTTGAGTATGGCAGTTCCAGATCTGATATTGATATAAGTTAATCCCTTCTTGAAAGGATATGTATGAAGCTTATTCACAGGAATTCTAGTTTCGATCATCTTGTTAAACTTTAATGGAATCTTTGTATCAAGATCCATATTTAATTTATCACATATCATATCCATATTCTTATTGAATTCTTTGAGAAGATATGGATATAATCCTTTAATAGAACTCCAATCCATTTTGTAGAATATCTCCTGCATGTTGTTATAGAAGATCTTGTTGAAAGTAAATTTCTTGAATAAATCATTGATAGAATCAAACGGAGATATTTCTCCCGTATGTAAAATTCTTTCATTAAATCTGCCTAAAGAAAGTTCCATATTCATTTTCAATTCCCTCCAATTAAATCCATATATAGATATAATATATAGGCAGATGATGTGCTAATCTACAGTAATTTCTCGTAATGAGAAACCCTTTTAGTAAATGCAAATAATCTTGAACCTTTCTGAAGGAGGCTATAATAAAATGGCAACTATTACAATTGGAGAATTTCTGAAAGAATGTGAAGCTTATCCATATTCTAGAGAAAGATATGAAATCGTCAAAGAATCTATTGAGATAGATTTGATGAGTTTATACTTAGAGAATTATGAGTATATTAAGGAATGCAAAGAATATGATGAAGAGATTCATGAGTCTGTAATGTTTACGGAAGCTACTGAAGAAGTAGCAGAAGATAAAGCCGAGAGTTTAATCAAAAAAATATGGAATGGAATTTTAAAGATTCTTAAAGCTCTAGCTAGACCTTTTGTAGCTATAGCCAGCTTCGTCAAAACAATGATTGATAGAATCAGGAATAAAGCTCCTGTATCCGAGGAGAAGGCTTCTGAAATCATTAAAACAATTCCTGAGATTGTTAAAGACGATCCTAATATAAGCGAAAAATTCAATAAAATTATCTTTGAATTCATTAAAGGAAACAAAGAGCTTTATGAAAGTATTAAGAATCAAGATTCCAATGTAAAATATAAAGATTCGGATACGGAAGCTGGTGTTAAGAATAAAAAGACTTCAGGTAGTATTCATCTTAAAGATGACTCTCATAAGATCTTTTTGAATAAATTAACTGACTTTATCTACGGACACAACTATCAGGTGCCTCGGTTCTTTACTAGCTTACAAACTACTTGTAGAGAGATCAAGGATTACTTCGGAAGGATTACATCGGAGCATCCGGCCGGTCTAAATAATATGAGGAAGTACTTTGATAAGAAATTAAATGCATTGAAATCATCATTGCAGGAACAGGATGACTACATGACTTATGACGCTCTGATGGACTTCACGAAAGAGGTTAAAGATTTCAAGGATGATCTCGCTAGAATTTTTGAAGAATTAACAAAGAATATCATGAACTTCGGGGATTATGATGTTAGAGTCAGATATAAAACTGACTTAGAGAATCTCAAAGATCTACATGGCTCTATGAGCAGTTTCCTCACATTTATCAATAGCTCTATGAAGGATATCTACTTCAAGTGTACTAACATCGTCAAAGATCATGAGAAGGCAAATAATCTTCTCAATGATATTCTCAATCTATTCAAATAAAAAATAATCATAAATATAGAGGGGCATAATGCCCCTCTATATTTATATTTCGAAAATTACATTCTGGGATTTATTTAACGGAACTGAATCATCTAGTCTGATTGTATCAACTGGAATCTCACTCATTCCACTTACGTTATGGGATATCATGAAGACTTGTTCTGCTTGTAATTTTTCCATTTGTCTATCTAGCATGAGCATGAAAGAACTTCTATTCTTCTCATCCAGTCCACCATCTATCTCATCTAGTAGCAGAATATTATACTTAGAAGAAGCTCCAGTTAGAATTGCAAATGATAAAGCCATTGAAATCAATGCAATTTCAGATTGACTTCCATACTTCACATCTGGAACTAAAATTCCATTCTTGATATATGGAACTTCAAAAGATTCTTGTGTCACGTTAAACTTAGCTAAGGATAAATCTTCATATATTATAGAGAGTAAAGAGTTAGCTAGAGATTGAATTCTTCCTAAGTATGCACTCATGTATACTACTGGGATACCCTTAGTAGTAGAAGACGCATCTAGTAATAAATTCAGATCAGAATGCTTCTTGGCCAGCTTCTCTCCCTCTTTAGTTAATCTAACATAATTCTCTATCCTACTTTCTAAACTCTTAGCATCCTCTCTATTGGAACGAATGTTATTATCTATCAAAGCTAGATTTGAAGTTAATCTATACTTCTCCGTAGAAGATTCCTCTAGAGGGATTAAAACTTTCTCTGTGCTTTTTAATACTTCTTCTAGAGTATATTTATACTTCATTCCATCTTGATATTTTGATACTAAGAGGATTAGAGAATCTATCTTCTGTATATCATCATCTACTTCTTTGAGTTGTGTAGATAGAGAACTAATTCTTTCTTTAAAAGAAACTATGTCATTTTCCAATCTATTTATCTCAGTTATCTGAGAATCTATACCAGAATTCTTATAGAGTTTAAATTTAGATTCATAATCATTCAGTCTACTGAGATTAGATTGATACAGCTCTGCATGTTTCATTAAAGAAAGATATTCTTGGAAATCTGATATCTTGAATAAACTCAATTTGTTATCAAGGTTATCTAGTATAGATTTCTCTCTGAGATGTTCTTTAAGCTGATCTGGTAATTGAATCGTAATTCCATCTATCTCATTGAGGATATTGTCAATATTCTTAGAAAGAATCTGAATATAGTTTAGCGTTTCATCGTCATAGGTCTCTTCTATGTTGGATTTCATTTCATTTACTACTCTAGAGATTCTAAAGAAAGGACAAGTTGTGAATTGATCTGAATCACAATTAGGAGAGATAATTCCCTCGTCATCAAATAGAGAGGATAAAATTTTATTCAATTCTTTCTCTGGGATTCCACTCAGCTTTCTCTTAGCTTGTTCCTTTAAGAACTTATCTACAGACTGATGTTTTCTTTTCAGCTTCAAATATATTTCAATCGGTTTATTTCCAAAGCTAAATATCATATTTCCAATTTGATTGAATGAAGTTAATTTAGATACTACAGAATACAAATCTCCGGAGCTATAGTGGGGTAATATAAATCCTCTTACGATATCATCTGTGGAAGAGATAACTCTTCTCAGATCCTCTATAGCATTGGCTAGGGATTTTATATCGTTATCGGCTGTAATCTTCTTCACTGTAGCATTTAATCTCTCTATGGCTTTTAAACTGCTATCAATTGATAATCTATACGAGTTTATTCCAGATTGAATAGATATCTTATTATTCACCAAATCATTTCTTCGTTTATGCAGATTATCTAGATCTAAATCATTCTTTGATAAATGAGAGATTTGCTCTTCTAAAGAAGATAATTCATTTAACTTTGATAAAGCTTCATTCTTCTTTCTTCTCAACTCAGAAATATCAAAATCCTTCTCTAAGGTTTTAATCTTATCTATCTTTATCAGGAGAGAATCTCGTTCTGCTTCAAAGGATTTGATATTTTTATAGATCTTTGAAAGCTTTTGTTTCTCTAGAACTAAATCAGAAATATGACAATTGTATCTATTAGTATCATTAGAGCTCATTAGAACTTTAATAATTTTCAAATCATTTGATATCTTCTTATAGATCTTCATATAGAGATCTATTTCCTCAATTAACTTTCCAATATATTCTTTTCTCTTAGACGGCGCCAATGAGATAAATGATGATACGTTACTTCCTAACCTAATCAACCTCATAGTATCTTGAGTAATTCCGAAATATCTTTCTACTAGCATAAGAAAGGAAGTTACATTTCCATTTTCATTTAGCTCTTTACCATTTAAAGAGAAATAACTTTTCACTGAATGCGTATCTTTGGTAGCTTTGTAGTAATGCTTGATGATATAAGAATCTTGATGATCTTGAAAATGTATTTCTTTATATCCATTTTTGCCGACTCTAATGAAAGGCAAAGAATGCCTATCGTCTAGAGAAGTTGGACCTGAGAATGGGGATAGAGAACTTAGCAGAACGGATTTTCCTCGCATGTTCGAGGCTTGAATTAAAACTATACTATTTTTAGAAGATTGAAAATCTATTTCTATCTCATTTAGATTTGAGCCAACGTATAATCCGGCTGCATTCTCTAATCTAAGTTTAGTAATCTTCATAATTGAAAACCCCTTTGAAGAATTTTATTCTATATAATAGGATAATATATTATTTCCAATATAAAGAAAGGAATGATGAAATATGAAATATATTTATTTTGAGAATGAAAATTCTAAAACTCCTGTATTCATAGAAAACTATATCTATCAGAAAGAATTAGTTGAAGCTGTAATTAGAAATGTAATGAAGTCTCAGGCTAACCGAGATACCTTAATGCAATTCACTGCAAAATTTGTAAATGATCATAGCAAGGAATTATCTACACCTGGTCCGGTTTACACGTTTACTTTTGCAGAAAAAGAAATTTCTTTCCTATATAAATTATTTGGAATAAATGAAGAATGGATCTTGAATCTATTTCAGAAGGTAATAGATAAAACCTATATGGGAAAACTATCACTACCTCTGGTAGGATTGGTAAAGAAAGCCCCTCATAAAATTTTGATAACTGGGATTTTAGTAGATGCCATTCAAATGAATTATACCGAGACTGCAAAGTGTTGTGAATATCTGATGGGCTTTGCAGACTATCCAATGGTCTTCAGGAGCTCTTGGAAGTTAGGTGTAAATGAAGAAGTAATGAATTACACCATAGAGCATCTTCCAATGAAATTCAAAATCAAAGCTAAGTCCATTTATTCAGTATTGGGTTTAATTGAATATGATATGGATAAAGTTAGAACTTTATGTGAGGATAGATTGAAAGGAGGGGCTGATAATCATTACGTAGATTATATCTATAGAGTCAGAAATCAGATGAAGAATACGTATCAGAAGATAGCTGAGCAATATTACAAAAATCAGAAGAACCAGAGTACTCAGCATACAACCGCCGACATGACCGATGAAGGTATGATAGTAGATCAAGAAGGAGGAATTAGTACTGTAATCACTAATATCACTGAAATTACAATTTCCAGATTCGTAAAAGGAAATATTAATTTGAATATCCTCAAAACCATAGCAGATACTAAGGAGGAAATAGGAGCTGAAATCTTAGAAGGATATATCACTAAGATAGTTTCTTCTAAGGATAATAGACTATCTGAATTTATAGAGGATATAGTAACTCTATTCTTTACAAAACATCCCGAAGAAACTGACATTAGACCAAAATTCTTAAACTTCGCTATTACGATCTATAATAGCATCAATAGATCCACTGAGAGGTTGAATAAAAATATTGCAGATATTTTGAATTACTGGGTATATGATATCTGCAACATCAAGAAGGATTATAGTAGAGCCGCTACTATAATCAATTATAAGATATCTATATACAGATATTTCGTAGCTATGATAAATCACTATAATTAGTTTCATATTTTCATACGATAACGGTAATGTCCCTACAATTTCTAATGAGAGGATGAATGTGTAAAATGGATAAGTCAAAGTTTTCTGTACTTGATATGGCTGAGAGCTATTCTCAGGAACATGATATTGATCCAGAAGATCTGTTCAAGAAACCAGAGAAAGAGGTAGAAGAAGTTGTTGAAAAGAATAATGAGGAAGTTCCGCCTCCTCCTAAGAAAAAGAAAGAGTGGAAGCCGGATAGCTCTCTGTTAGAGGGTATGGCTGAGATGAACGTAGCCCCGGTTACGTATGCCAAAGATGAAATAAAGATTGATAACCCAGATAAACCTCTTCGTGATATTACGGATGATGAAGCTCTCCAGAATTGTGTAAACACTATGAATGAAATGGAACGACAGTTGTTCCATATCGAGACTGCTAAGAAGAAGTTTGGTATTAAGACCCTTCAGATTCCAGATGGACCTATTAGCACTAAGATCAAGAATGCAGCTTCTGATACCAATGCTAAAGATGCTCAGGCTGCTTTGGATGTTCTCTTTAAAGAGATCATTGATATCTATCCTCTGTTCATCAAGGAGTGGAGTGATCCCTCTAAGAATCCTCATTCCATCCAGAATAGAAACAAGGCTGAACGTCCTGAGATCGTCGATATTCCAGCTGATATTCCTGTAGATGAAGTGGAAGATGAAATTGAGGAGAAGAAGATCGTAGAAGAGGTAATTCCTACTCCTACAGATGATACTCCTCCAGTTCAAATTCTCATTGATAAAACTAAGGCTAATACAGTTAGCTTTACCAAGGAAGAGGTTGAGAAGGTCAGGAAGGCCAGGACCTTTGAACTTAACATCGTAGAACATGCTGAAATTCCTTATAGCCAGATTGAGGATGCCGATGAGAATGCTGTCGATACAGTTCTCTCTCAATATATCCGGAAGGCTAACGATATCGTAGGAGTACTTCCTGCGTCTAAATACAGAGCTACCTTCACGGGCCTGTCATATACAGAGATCATCGATCTGTCATATTCTCAGGAACTGAATACTGCAGATGGTGAAAAGAAGAAGTGGAGTATTGCATTCCAGCATATCAAGAATCCTTCCATTGGGGCGTTTACAGATTTTGAGGATTTCATGAAGAAAACTTCCTATATGGATCTAGAATTTATTCTGTGGAAGATCCTTTGTGCTACTTCAATGGACAAGGAATTGATTACCATTGATTGCCATGGTAAGTTGGAAAGTGGTGCAGAGTGTAATAGAAGCTATGAGTGGATTTATTCTCCCAATGATCTTTTGGATAGCTCTACTATCAACCCTGCTGTACTTGAGGAAATGAAGAAGACTGCAGAAGCTTCCTCTATGGAAGATATCCAGAATAACTATAAGGAATCCATGCTGAACACGAATAACGTCATTGAACTCCCCACATCTAAGTTCAAAGTACTATTCGGGCATATTTCAGCGTATGACTACATCAATGAAGTATTTCCGGAACTTATCAAGCTTAGAGAGGAAGAGGAATCCGCAACTACTTCTCCTGCTATCACTTACTCTGCTCTTACTGTAATCAAAGCCTTCCTGATTCCTAAGAATGATGGTAAGCTTCTCAGAGTCAAAGATAGTAAGAATCTTATCAGAATTTTGAATTCTCTCGATGAGATCGATTGGCAGACCATTGGCGAGATCATGAAGATTATGACGGAGCCCTACAAGTTCAACTTTGCCCTGAAGAATATCGTCTGTCCTCAGTGCCACACTAAGTCGGATATAACTATCGATGGGATGGATAGGATGCTTTTTTTAGCGGCACGCTCGCTCAGTCAAACTACCGTCATATTGAAGAGAAACTAAAGTTTCTGGAGGAGCTTAGTTATCTCTTCAAGGGCGACCCTCTGCTGCATTACTATATGACGGAACTACCTAAGTCATATTTCATGAAAATAATAGAATACAGGAAAGAGAGATTTATCAAGAATCCTCCATCTGCTTTAGATGGATTGGTATAGAGTATTATATAGGGAATATATCTAGGATATATTCCCTATATAATATTTTATTTTTTATAGAAAGAAGGTGAGTAAGATGCGAAAGTATAAGCCAGAATATTTAGGAAGAGTGATAACTCCTGATGACAGTGAAAAGATGACCGATTTCGTTCAGAATAAATACGAATCTTTCTCTAAGATATATGACGTATGTAAACATGATTCTGAAAACATTTCAGATGTGCAAGCCATAGATTCGATTAGTAAATCAAATGATTTTAGTATGCGTATAGTAACAGATGATGAAACTTTGAAATCCATAACTGAGAAAACTCAAGAGGAAGATGGGATTTCAATTTCAGGAAACGTAGTGACGGCTTCCTCTTAATAAAATAAAAAATATGAAAAATACATGTGAGAATGATAAGGGAGGGCTTAACCCTCCCTTATCGCATATTTATTCTTTCCAACCAATTGGATCTTTGTAATAGCTTTTAACTTCGGCCGTTAATTGATTTACAACATGGATGAATTCATCAGTACTTGGACCGAAGAAATATTTATAAAGAGGCTGTCTTAAGTTAATCACTTCATTGGTTGCATTTAGGAAAAGTTTAAGCTCTACAGATATCTTGTCTTTATAGAAGAATTCTTCTATATCGTATCTGCAGCAATTATTTGTAATGAACTCCGAATACTTCCTAGTTGTTGGATTGATACAATGATAGATTAAGAACCTCACATTTTCAAAATCCTTATTCTTCTTTTCCATTAGACTGAAATATCCTGGGGCTATGTCGATGAATATGTCGTCAACTAACCAGAAGCTCATATTTTGAACGTTAGTGTCAAATAGAATCTTGTTTAATTGATTGCAAGTCCATGCGAGCTTCATCAGTTGAGAAGGATATTTCCAGTAAGGATCTATCTCTGTATCAGTCTTATTGTCGAACTTAAAATTTCCTCTCAGAATGAATTCATGAAATTCATTCCATGTTGGGAGTTCATCTTTTGTGAAGAGTAATCTGCTATCCTTCATTCTCTTTCAGAGAAATAAGGCGATCGATCTCGATCTTAAGCTCTTCATCAGAAAGAATGGTCCTAGAATCAGCATTCTCTGGCTTTACCTTAGATACCGCAGTAAGCTTAATTTCCTTAGGCTTATTCATGTTCCACGAATCATACCATGCGTCAATAGCTCCCCTGATTGAAGTAAAATTATCAGGAAGATTCTTGATGACATCCTTGGTAGAATAAATCGGGAAATAAACATTCGCCAAACAATCAGAAAGACGATAGTTGATATCATCCAAGATACCGTCTGCCATTCCAACGTTTCCATCCGGAATAATAAGGAAAGCATAATCACTACCGTGATTTGATCCGAGGATATTAAGCCAGTTACAAGACTTCATAAGCATCTCTAGCTTAATCGGCATACCACCAGTGATAGGATTTGGCTTAGCCTCCTCCGGATACTTGAAACTCCAGCTATGAGGATCGTTAACTACTTTCTTGAATACCTCATACCGCCCAACTTCGTAATCGTTGCAAACCTGAAAACCAGTCATGACAACATCTCTCCCTTCGATGATATATAAATAATAAGAGGGGGATATCCCCCTCTTATTATTTATTAATTTCTATATGAATACCCACTGAATCCGTCAAATTGTCCAACAGTATTCTCAGTATCACTCTTCTTAGCTTCCCACTGCTGCCTCTTGTTGGCCTGATTGATAATATTCTTCTGAGCCTTCTTAAGCTTAGCGAGATCCATCTTCAGTCTGATGAAGAGCTTTGTGTCATCCGCGTCTCCACCCATCTTAACTGAGAAGAATTGGAGCTGATTCACAAGCTCAATTACGTTGTCGATGATCTCCTTATTCTCCTTCGTAGTTGCAGGACGAATTGGGAAACTAGCTCCACAAATCTTACACTTCCAATTCATTGGATTATTTGGATCCTTATCTACAGCAGGAGAAACCTTCTTATTCAGAAGCCAATGAATACAACTCTTCTTGATCTTCTTGATAGTCTTCTTTCCTTTGGATTTAAACTTAAACTTGCCTTTCTTGACTTTCACAAGATCGGCAATACTCTCCATAAGCTTTCTAGTTTCCTTCTCCAACTTGATCTTCTTAGCCATTCTATATAATCCTCCCTAAAAGTAGATATAAATTTTATCCAAGATAAAGTTCATTGGTAGAGTTATCTGAAATCAACTCTAACACACAATCCTTGATCTTTGCAAAAGCCGAATTGTTAGTTGCATAATCCGTGAACTTGAATACCCTCTTAGAGTCATTCTTATATTCCTCAGCGGTCTTCCTTCTACGAATATACTCCTTCAACATCCTACGAAGCTTGTTGGACTTAAGCGCTTCCATGTAGTTCAGAGTATCCTCCATAATACTTTCATGAAGATCCTTCTGAGTATCCGTATAAGTGTGAGTCTTGTTAGTTGCCTTAGTGAGAATGAATTCAGAGTAGAATCGATATAGAAGCTCGCTCTTCTTAATCGGCTTCTTCTTATCAACCTTCATTACAGCAGAAAGAATCTTCTTGTAATCAATCTCAGTAGTTTCAGCCATGGCATACAGGGACTGGATCAATTTCTTATACCACTGCCGATTACTCAGAAGAAGGTTTGAAGAAGGAACTATTTCAGCCAGCTTAAAAGCAACTGCATCATCAAAACCATACTTCTTATATCTCTTAATGATCTTCTTAAGAATCTTCCTACAAAAGTCCATCAATCCGTCTTTATCCAAAGATTCGCCGATAGCCTTATCTGAATCCGATAAATCATCCTGAGAGTAGTAGAGTAATGTATTGATAATCATATGAGGAAGATAAATGAGATTCTTATATTTATCCGGCTCTTTTTTATACAGCTTTGCGATATCTTTCATTACGGAATCATTCGTAATGATACTCTCGATAGCCGTCTTAACCTTCTCAATCTTTTTACTCTCTACCTGAAGATTCTCTGTGATGATCTTTACGGCTTTATCCAATCCAACGATAGAGGTCTTGGCATAAAGCGACTTAAGCTTCTTAAGATTACGCTTCTTCTCTTTCTTTCCAACATTCTTAAGCCTAATACTATTCTTCTTCGCAAATTTCTTAATCGACAATTTCAGATCGGCAACTGATTTCGGAATACTGATCTTCTTTTTCTTTTTAGACATCACATAATGCCCTCCCTAGAGTTCAAAAGTTCGTGAAAATATTACCTACTAGAGTTAGGATATATAATTATATTACTAACTCGCAATCATATATACTGAGTTTGCATTAAAGGTACCACTCATAGTTTCAATAGAAAAATAGTGATTTCCTTCCTTAAGCGAAGAGATTTCAATATCATCTGTAAATTCAATCTCCTTGCCGTTTGCAAACCCATCTCTTATCCTCAAATATTCACCATGCCCCATATCTTTATATGGTTTAGCTTCATAATGATATTTCCTCTCTCCATGAAATCCAATTATAAAATCAACTAAACTCTGATATACTGGCACGATAGTATCTAGGGATAAGATGAGGGAGGAATTGGCTATCTTCAATTCCTCCCAACAAATCTTGTATTTTGTCTCAACTCTTCTCAACTTCAACAGTTGAGTCCACCCAAACCAATCTTTCACCTTAACGTTTTTATCTCTAAAATCTATTTCGCAAATGCTTTTGATATCATCTTGCTTACTACCTATTTCGACTGAATCAACTGAGTATCGTTGGAATAGAGTAGAGAAATTACTCTCTAAAACTTCCGTGGAGTTGATATCAGCCCAATGTACCATAGTAGTGGGATGATGCATGTTTACTTTGCCTCCTATTGTAGTTTGTCTATGTTGCCAAGCAGATATTCTCTGGTTATAATTGGAATACCGGCCTTCTTAGCCTTGGCAACTTTAGACGAAGTAGAATTCTCATCAGCTACTACTAAGTACGAAGCTGAGTTATTCCAATTATCCAGAACTGCCCACCCCCTTCTATCTAATTCATTCACCAACTCATCAGATCTAAATCCTGAGAATACCATAATTTTCTTCTTGCTATCTCCAAATGTCTCCTGAATAGATAATTCATTGATAAGCTTCAGAACACTTTCCCTTAGATTCTCATGCTTAAAATATCTAACTATTAACTCAGACTTTTTATCACCGATTCCATTGATCTGATTCAATCTAGCAAATAGAAGATCAAAATTCTTCAACTCAATCATCTGAATGAAATCTGTGTACTTGATAGCAGAGAATATAGATTGAAATGTTCTAATGCTTAGAGATTCAATCCCAATACTTCCAAAGAACTCATAATCTTTCAATCTCCTCTTAGCTTCTATCTCAGAGATAATCTTCTTGGATTTCAATTTACCAAATCCATCTAACTCTTCCATCTCAAAAGATTTCTTCTTCAGCTTATAGAGGCTACGAATGCCCTTGTTAAGAAGACCTGCTTCATACAACTTCTCCAAAGTAGAATATCCGATATTCTGAATTCTGAGATTCTGGCAATAGTTCCATACAACTCCGATCTTCTTAGAAGGACAATCTGGATTATGACATTGAACTTCATTGGTATCCAAATCTAATTCAGAACGACACTTGGGACAGTACTTGATGAATTCAATCTTTCTTCCAGTTTTACTACGAGTGCAATCCTTGTCTATAGTAGCAACTGGAATAATATCGTAGGAGATCTTAATAGAATCTCCATAATGTAGATTTAATTCATCAAATCTTTCTTTGTTACTAAGAGAGCATCTGGCAACAGTATTTCCCTTCATGATGACAGGAAAGATCTCTAATACTGGCACTATGAAACCAAATTGAGAGGTTTCAAATATAACATCTTTAACTTTAGCTATACAAGTCTCTTCAGAGTTCTTCAAAGCCACTTCAAAGTTATTGATGTTATTTTCTCTACCAAGAGCTCTCCGAACCTTCTCATCTAGAATCGTTATAACAACTCCATCTGTACGATAATGCTGGCCATTGTGAACCGCATAACGATTCTCTCTACCAAACTTCTTGATCTCTTCTCTATCCTCAAGTAAGCAAATCTCAGTCGGAAAATCTTTTATTAGAGAAGGATCAATTTTCTCTATATCTTCTCCCTCATGAATTATTCTCAAAGGAATGGGGTAGATATAATCGACTTTGTAATCTATATCCTTGGAGTTAAGAGTTGATACAACTGCTTGTCTAGAATTCTTGTACTGCTGATCTCTATAGAGCTCATTGATCTTCTTGAGATTCTCTTCACTCATACAAACTTCAAATTTGATCCCACAATTATTATCCTCTGAGAATAGATCATTGAAAACTTTCATGATATGAGTAACATCACAAGCCAGATTATTCTCAGTATCTCCCCTAGTGAGCCATGTACTATTGCCATTGTCGATCTCCAATATACTGGAGCAGCCATCGAATTTGCACTGCAGTAGTACTTTGCACTTATTTAAATCAATAAATTCACCTGTATTCTTCTTATACAGATTCTCAGTTTTATTAATCCATTCATCCAGATACTTTCTGGAAGGATTTTTTCTAACTTCATCTGGAAATAAATAATAGACTTTGTCCAGAGTCCCTCTTAGAGTGGTAAACTTATGATTCAACTTCTTACCACCAATTTCCTTACTTCCAGTAAGCCTAGGAACTCCGGCATATACAAGTAACTCTTGAAGTGTGTCATATTCAGAATCCGTAATAGGAGAACCTACATTTGAAGTATACAGAATCTGAAGCAATTCCACCAGACATTTCAGATCCATTAGCTCCCTATCAGACAACATTTCCTGAGAGATATTCTCCCTATGGAGAAAGTAATTGATAAGCTTCTTCTTACCTTCAATCTCCTTTTTAGCTTCTGATAAACTAATATTGTCAAAGTTAACATTTTCTAGCAAAGATTCCAATGTCATTTAAAATCACCTCTAAATATAGAATATATAAAAATTAAATATAGAGGGGCTTATAGCCCCTCTATATCATTCTAACTTCGCCTTCACTAGGTAAGAAGAAACTGTATTTTTCTTAGTCACTTTATTTGGAGCCATACTCATCGTACTTACAGGCAGATTCTTTACTTCTATCTTTTCAGTCTCAGAATCATTATAATATACTATCACCTTATCCTTCTTATTTACTCCAATTACAGAGAGTAATTTATCTCTATCCGGAATTGGAATTAAATTTACCATCTCATCTTGTTTCTTTACTCTCTGAGGAAGGAACTTGGTTTCATTCAATCTGACTTTTGCCTTCTTGGTAACGTAGAGGAGGAATTCATTATCCGGATTAATCAGATAACATCCGACGATACTGTCATCTACTAATCTGAATCCTTCTCCTCCTTTAGCGTTTATTGAAGTTACCTTGATAGCGTTTGGATCAAATCGTTGCCCCATACCCTGATTAGTATATATCAAAATATCCTTCTTAGTGTTATTATTTACCACTATAGCCCGTATCAATTTATCTTTATCCAATAATTCAATACAAGGCTTCTTAGAGGGTTTAATATCTGCAATTCTAATTCGCTTGATAATACCATTCGCAGATATCAAGACACAACACTGAGTAGAATCGATATCATACGGAAGTAAACCTACTATGTTTCCAAGATTGTGCCGTATGAATCTATTCAATGGAACTTCCTGATCCACTGGCAACTCCTTAACTTTCACGAAGGCATATTTTCCATCCTCATCTACTACCACGAAAGCGTTATCGTTATCTACCACAGTAGCAAATCCATTAGTGTCAGATGGGATAGGATCCTCATCTAAGTTAGAACAAGATTTCCTGAGAATGATTCCATCGGAGGATAATTGAAGTATACAATTCCCTGGAACTTCAGTACTGATGGAAATCTTTTTGGGAACTACACTACTTTTCCTAGGGGTCCCATACTTCTTAACCCCTTCCTGAAGTTGAGAGATAATCAGATTATCAATACCATTATCAGTGTTAAGAATGTCCTCTACCTCTTTCAGCTCCTTATAGAGCTCTTCTCTTCTAGCTATACATTTTTCGTATGACTCAATAGATAGCTCATACATCTTCATCTCAGATAATGTCTTAGCCTGAAGAGAATCCATTCTAATCTCTGAATCATGATACTTGGCAATTAGATTTCTCTCAATCTCAGATCTGTTTTTACTATTCTTGAAGATCTGAATAGTATTAGCCAGATTATCTTTTGTCAGAAGAAATATCTTGACATCATTAGTCCTCTGCTCAGCTAGTAAACCAGTCCTTTTATTCGTTACTACAACTCTTACTTGTTCTCTTCTGTAATTAATCCATTCTAATAGAAGACCCTTGACAGAGAAATCGTAGGATTTGTAATCATTTGTCACTGTTATATTCACAGGATAAGTTCTCTCTAATCCTCCTACGCTCTCTATTAGCTTCTTCAAAAATTTATATGGATTAACGTCATCACGAATTTTCAATCTAAGATCAATTTCAGTTCCAGAGTAATCATGCATGGTCATTAGCTCTGGGAATCCATTCTTCTCTTTTACATCAGCTATTTTCTCTGTAACTGTATCCATGGTAACTTGATATGGAAGAGAAGTGATTTTGATCTCATTATGCTCGTCATCTATTTCATACGTGCATCTCATAGAATAAGTTCCCATTCCTCTGTCACAGATTTTCTGAAAATCTCCTTCTATAATATGACAACCAGTGGGAGAATCTGGAATTAGAAGAATATGAGAATCCTCATTCTTTATGAGCTTTATAGTGGCTTGAATAACCTCTTTGAAATTGAAACAGGGGATCATAGAACTCTGAGCATATCCTATCCCAAGAGTTCCATTTACTAATACATTCGGATACTTGGCTGGCAGATATAGTGGCTCTTTAGTTTCACCATCATACGCCATTACCATATCCACTGCAGCTTCTTTCCAATCTGAAAAGAAACAATCGTATGCATAATCTGATAACTTCGCAAGAATATACCTTGGAGCCGCTGCTTCATCGCCGCGAGCATTTCCCCAGTTACCATATCCATCTATCAGCGGCAATGTATTAGCCCACCAACGACTCATACCCACTATACAATCTTCGCAACTTACTCCACCGTGGGGATGTACCCTACCTGTGATATCACCGCTAATACTAGCAAGCTTTCTGAATACCTTTCCTTGATCTTTGAGAAACATGATATAGAGAGATCTTCTAGCAACTGGCTTCAATCCATCAATGAAATCTGGAACTACTCTCTTCAGGTTAATAGAGTAACCATGAGTTGCGGAATACAAAGTACAGAGTTCAGCGATGTTTTTGTCTATGAACTTTTCTACATTCATAACAAAATCTATCTCCTTTATATAAATTTTTTAAATTCATATCTATAAAGTAGAATATATAATCTCCACACTAGATCAGGGAGGGTATAATAATGGTTAGAAACGATATGGCGGTGGATCAATTAATTCTCAATAGAGAGATGCCTAGAATATTATCCGTAACACAGGAATGGTACGACTTACTCCACATAAAAGATCCATATACAATTTACGTTATAACAGATGCAAAGGATAGAAGAGTTTATCACGGGGATGTATTAGTAGTAGATGAAAATAAGAAACCTGTTTACTTCTTAACTACCGCAGAGGATGAATATCAGATCTATGTAAATTATAGAGAGAATTATATTGATAGATTGATTCATATTGGAACGTATACGGATGTAAATGTAGCTTTAAAAGATCTAGCTAGGTATAATAAAATCGGTTCTCATACCAAATGGGCTACTCAGGCTCATCATATTACCGGTCTTTATATCAAGAAGGAAATATCCTTGCAAGAATTTATGATCGGAATGTTTTCTGTATTCGGATATAAGAATCATCCAATGGTACAAGCTCTAATAGCATATGCTATATCCATGGGAGTGAATATGCAATCCAATAAACCTTGTATGGAATTAGTGGAAGATCTTCCTCATTTCAAAGCTAGACATTTTATCTTCAAAATGTATTCGGATCTATATGATTTACTTGTACTATATAACTTCTTTAAAGGAGCTAAGTATAATGTAAAAATAAAAGATTTAGATATAACTGATTTTATCAATAAATTACCAGCTATATTTTTAACAAATAGATTAGATTCAGAAAATCCATAAAATATTACATGAATAAATATACTAGGGGAGAAATCCCCTAGTATATTTATTCTCTCTGATATAATGCAATTATCGATATATAATATATAGTATAATCAATAGCTACCTACAATGCTATTGATTATACTATATATTATATATCGGACGGAGGGCTCATCAAGCCCTCCGTCCGATATCTGTCAAATAAAATATCATTTATTTTTCATATTTATATTTTGCCATTTCTAAAATGAATATTTACCATTGATCCATATCCCACTCAATAAAAACTGCACCATCTGCACCTTTACCACCGATAATCCGATAGTTATCATCTTCTTGAACTAATTCCTTTGCACCCTTTCCTACATGGACTTTTACTTTATCACCTTTCTTTAGCAGCATTCTCTTACGTACAGTACGAGATGCATATCCTCCAGGCTGTAGTCTTGGAGGTAAGTTTTCTTCTGTGAAAAGTGCACCTCCGCCTCCGGCTCCGTAACCAGTTCCTCCATCATAAGTAACTCTAGTGGTATTGTCAGTTTTATTAATAATTTTTCCCTCAGTAGTATGCCTTACTTCTGCATTGATAGGAAATGTAGATCCTGCTCCCCCAGCACCAAACATATGCTGAGATTCATCGCAACCTTGAATTGCTCCGCCACCTGTACCAAAACAAGTCTGACCAGGCTGACACTTTGATCCACCAGCACCAGGTGCCTCTAAACGCTCGCTACTAAAACTGCCTTGTTCTCTGATATATGGGAAAGGAATATCTACAGTTCCTTCTGGCTCAGCTAGCAACACTTCGTTATCGTTAACATCTACAGATGATCTCCAAGGAAATCCTCCGTTAAAATCAGGAAACGGCCATTGATCACGAAGCATACCAAATCCACATCTGCCTCCGGCAACTGCCATCATTTTATAAATTCCAGTTTTCTTAATAATAAATTCCCGTTGATCTTCAGGAACTGACATATCTATTAGCTTAGGGAATCCTTCACATTTTTCATCCTCTTCATTAATAATTTTTGCAGCTTCTTTAAAGGTAAGAAATTTAGAAGTTGCGTTAGCATGAATATTATTTAATCCTCTTTTCTGTTGATCCGTTAGAGTAAGAATTGCATTAGAATTAATATTAATAGTAACGCTTTTCTCAGTATCATCTGTGACTAATGTAACACCATTTCCAGCTTGTATGTTAAAATCTACTCCCATTTTCATACATCCTCCTTTTATAGAATAATAATGGTTAAAAGAATTACCAAAAGGTTTTATATAGTATTTTCTTCATATATAAGATATATCGTTATTTACACTAATTCATAATGCAGTGGTACTAGGTAATTTACGAGAAGAATATTAATATTCTATCTCAAAATTTATTTTTCCTAATAAGGAGGAATTGTAAGATGGAGTACCGCGATAACGTGTTCTACAGCCCGGAGGGTAATGCAGAGATTTGGGATCAGAAGCCTGAGGGCTATCTCACCGAGAAGGAGTGGTTTGAGCAGCATCCAGCGCCAGAGCCGGAGCCTATGACCGTCGAGCAGGCTATGGGGTGGAAGAAGCAAGAGTTTGCTAACGCTCGCTATGCTCAGGAGATCAGCGGCGTTGAGTTTGGAGGGCATAAGATTAAGACGGATCGCGAGAGCCAGGCTATGCTTACGGGTGCAGCTCTTCAGGCTCTCAATGATCAGAACTACAAGTGCCGTTGGAAGTGCGATGACAGTACTTTCGTAGAGTTGGATCGTGCAACTATCTTGGCTGCTGCAGTTGCAGTTCGTCAGCATGTTCAGGCCTCCTTCGATAAGGAAGCTCAGAAGTGCAGTGAGCTTAGTAATCTCAAAGACGTCAAGAGCATCATGGCTCTTACTTGGTAAGATAAAAAAATCCTTCTAATTAGAGAATAATATACTAGGGCCTCTAAGGCCCTAGTATATTATTTTTATCCGGTTATATCAAGATAAACTATCCTCTTTGCTAATTGATCTATTGCCTTCATTCTAGATCTAAACCACCAGTTTATTGGGGGAATACTAATATCCACTATATCGAAGAAAAACGTTTCAGTATCTTTTGCATAAGGTCTTAATCTTCCAATTAGCTGAGTGGCTACTACCTTACTAGCAATAGGCTCAGCACAAATTATACTTCTCAATCCTTTTAAATCCCTACCCACCCCCATAGATTTTATAGTAGAGACAATGATATCCTTTTTCAGTGCATCATCTTTCTCACTAGCAGAGATATGAGAATGATATGCAGCTACACTCTTATCCGGATATAATTCTTCCAACTTAGCTGCAACTTTATCACAGCTTTCAATCAGAGGTGTATATACTATTATCTTACCTTCTAAATCTTTAATCTTATCTAGGATAATAGTAATAGCTTTGAAAATAGTCTCCTTCTCATCATACTGGAAAGCATAGCGTCCATATGATGCCCCAGTCATTCCTCTAAATCCGCATATCTTACTTTTATCCCTTGGAGAGGCTTTACTGTTGATATTCACTACATGATACACTACGTGTTTCTCAGTTACCTCTTTAGACTCATATTCCCCAAATTGTAGTACAGAACTAAATGCTCTCTTAAAACACTTGGACTCTTCTCTATCAGACCTATCGAAGGTAGCAGTTAGATACCAATTCCTCTTAGTATTAGAAAAGAAATCCATTAGGAGAATATTTGCAAACTCCAAATGAGATTCATCATATATCTTCACTCCCACTTTTAGCTTCTTGAAGAATTGATGTAGCATATATCCATTATGAAGAGATAAATAATTTCTCAACGTAGCATGATTTGCAAAGAATACATCACCTAACTTAACTTCGTCATTCATTATAGCTTCCATTACGTTAGAGCCAGAGATATTTATCAGATCATCTGAGGAATAGTCAAACATTTCTCTTAGAGTTTTAATCCACTGATTCTTTATACCTTCGCTATGAGTTACTACTATAAATCTATCATTTAACTTAGTAGCTGCATAGCATGAAACGAAAGTGTTATGAGTTACAATGAAATCGTTAGCTAGATATAATTTATCCTCTGAATCCACTGAAATACATTTGCAATGTTCTTTGCCAATTTTTCTAATATCTTTAACAGTAAGAAATCTGTATGATTTTTTACCAGGATATTGAGATGCCTGTGCGGCCCTGTGTAACTTATCCGGCAAAGTAAATAGATTAGGTTTGAATTTATTAGGTACTCTAATACTTAGAATACCATGATATCCATTAACATATTTTTCCTCTCTTTTATCTTGAGAAATATTTCCATAAAATCCCAATCCATAAATCATTTCTTGGATATCTTCCAATAATTTCTTAGAGCAAGAGGAATATGAAATGTTATAACGAATGGCCTCGCCGATAGTTCCATCTGTATCCATTAATCCTTGAAGCAATTTCATTCTATTACTCAGTGAATTATATTTATAAATCTCTGGAATAAACTTATCCCTTGAATAGCAATTTATCATTTCAGGAATATCTTTGAAAAAATCTCTGGTTTTAACATATCCATTTTTATCTTTGAAATGATATGTGTAACTGAATTTAGGGTACATTAAAGTGAACCCACAAGTATCTGCTATTTTCTGAGGCACAAATTCATTTCCTGAAGAAATAGTTAGAGCACTTTCCCCGCAGACCCCATTACCTATAAAAGCCCCTAATACATATGGGTCTATTGGAAGATCTTGATAATTATATTGGACCGGGCCTGTTAGCAGGGGGATCTTGTATTTATAGTCATACGGCTCTCTATTTACTCCTTCTTTTAATGCTTGAGCTTCCATGGCTGCTGAATAAACTTTGAAATCTTTCAGCATATCTTTTGTAGAAACAACTTTGATACTTAGGTCCCATTTAAAAGTAGGCCATAAGTGGTTTTCATCACATAGCGCAAATCTCCCATCATTAAATGTAATCTTATAGACATCTTCAATGCCTTGGTCGTAAATTCCTGTAACTTTAACCGTATCTCCATTAGATCCGAATATAATATCCCCTACCATCAGATCCATCATTCTCGTGTAACCATTAGCTGTTGGGATCTTCGACTGGATGGGGACACCTTTACCTTGTCCGGGTGACAACACCCCCGCGATCTTTTTCCCGTGCTTAGCTCCTTTTAATACATATTCAATGAAATCCTTTTGCAACCGATTTCTAGGTTCTGCACTATGCTCTACTGGACTGATGGAAGCATACTTCCAGTACTCTTTACTCTTGTCTATAAAGGTAGCTTTCGGAAATCTTTCTCTAACTTCATCTATTAGCCCTGGAGCTATAAATATCTTATTGAAGTCTTCATCTATGCATATGAAAATTTTATCCTGAGTAGAAACCATTCTCTCTAGTCTACGTTTTTCTACTTCAGTATATTCAGTAACGATTATTCTAGTTCTCTCTAGAGTAATGATCATATCTCCTAATTCTCCTTTACGAGAAAAATGTGTGAAATTATTAGGACGTCGGACGTATATAAAATACTAGCAAGTAAAAGTTTATTAATTCTATAATATATAAATGGAAGGGAGTATATAATATGAAGATAGAAAATAGGAGAGAATACTCTGTATCTGGAAAATGGGGTAAACCTTCTTCAACATTCTATGACACTCTAATGGAAGAGGATAACTGGAGATCTCTATTAAATGAAGCTTTTTTAATATCTAATGATGATATAAAGAATACAGAGGAAGAGGTAACATCATTTGCAAGTAGCGGTTGCAAATATCCGCATCATGTGATAAAGAATGGAAAGTTAGTAGTACATATAAATGGAGTTAGAGCTGCATATGCTAGAGCTAGACAGATGGGAATCTATAAGGGAGAAGTTAAATCCCATATCGATAAACATTACAAAGAATGCGGCTTAACAATGAATCATGATTCTATCATTAGAGAGAATTTCTTAATGATAGAATCTGTAGTTTCTCAGTATGAAGAATCTTCTATTAGAAAAACTCCTTCCATTAATAAAGTAAATGAAGGTGATAGAAAGAGAGAATTAATGAAATATTTCTATGATTCTCTGAAGGAGAGTAAGAGTATAATGGAAAAGAATTTTGATTTCATTGAAAGCGTTCATGAAATGTTTAATGAGGATAAAGTAGATGATTTAGATTGGATTGAAGAATATTTAATGGAAGAAACAGAATCTTTTCCGAAGCAAACCGATAAAGCAGAAAGTGATAAGAATGGGGTTAGAAGAAAGAAATTATATATAGCTTTCATCGAGTGGGCTAAAGCTTATAAAAGCAATAATACATTTGGCAGTGTATTTGATAAAGATGCTTTCTCTACTATATATCCATTCGTACCCCATGAGCTCAGATACTTCTATAGATTGGCCAACCCATTGCTATGCGTATTACCTGGAAAACTCACTTTCTTTGCATTAGGTGAATTGAAGAAGATAAATACTAATGTAAATATGGAAGAGATGTTAATATTCGCTTCTACGGAAGATGAAATGAGAGTTTTCAAAGTAAATGATAAAAAAATATATCTAGCTAAAGAAGAGAATGGAAATATCAAGTTAGGAAATATAATAGGAGATACTTTTGATCTCTATATTCAGAAAATGATAAATAAAGGAGATATACTAAATGCTCCATTAGAAGATAAGAAGGAAGAAGAGAATAAAGAAAATATTGATAAAGATAAAGAAGCTGTGAATGTGTGAATAAAAAATCTATGAGGGGATTATCCCCTCATAGATTAATTTTCAGATTTGTTTGGTTTTGATAAAACTTGTACTATTTTAGATACTAGAATATCTCTTTCTATTATATCAAATGAAACTATATTTGAAAAAGGATAGGATGATATAATAGAAATAGCCGTAAAAGGTATATTGAATTTTCTGGCTACTAAACCGACAGCTACAGCTTCACTATCTGAGATTAGAGCCCCATATGTATTCTTTAGAATATCTGCGTGGGTAGAATTTGATATCTTGATATCTCCTGTTACAATGTTGCTTATGATGACTTTCTTAGTCAATCCTTCAATATTCAGATATGCATTATCTCTGAATGGGATATTGGGTGCAATAACTCTAGTGTGAAATAAATTCCCTCTATCAACCCATGGGAATTTTTCTGTTACTATATTCCCAATATCGAATTGATAGATGTAGTTTCCTATTATTATAGCATCTTCTTTGAGTTCTTTTGATAAAGAAGTGCCTGTGTTGATAAGAGTTAGATCTGATATATTGCATTTCAGGATTAGAGTAGTGGCCATGGCAGTAGCATTAATTTTACCATCATTGCATATTCCTACGGCTATATCAGAACTACCAACTCTTCCTTCATATACTACCATCTCTCCCACTAGATATCTTCTCTTTATATCCATAATAGTTCTGATAGAAGAAATTCCGGCTTTATTCGTTATAACTAACCCATGATATTTTATGTCATCTGAAACTATTTCCTTCCTAGTAGCAAAGAAGGTATCTAGATTGAGAGCATATTGAGGTAGATATTTTGATAATATTGAATATATTATCAAAACCAAGGTGAGAATGAAAAATATATTTCTCATAAGGCTTATGCCTCGAAGTTTGTTCATGTTATTACTTCCCTCCACGAATAGAAAATGCTTTAAATCTATACGTAGACGATAAAAAAAGAGGAGGGTATAACCCTCCTCTTTATTATTACGCCATGTCGCCCATCAGAAGCTTGCGTACGAAGATGTTCTCCTCGCGCTTGACATCAATGGGATGTAGATAGACAACGTACTCCAGTACCCCAGAACTTACAGGGCACACGTCAACAATTTCAATCAAACCATTGCTGTTGGGATCATCACTCTCTGGGTCCTCCAGCATATCTGCAATGATCTTCTCGGGCATTGCGGAGAAGAGTACCCAGAGATCTCCTCCAGCATTTGCAGATACAGCCTTAGGAATGCAGAAGTTATAGATATCTCTCAGGAACTCTTCAGTGATCCCATATTTAGTTTCCAGCCGTTCCATCTCACTATAGTTCTTGAGAGCATCTCCAATTTCTTTCCTATCATAAGAATATTTCTCGATTACGTTCTTCAAGATAGTATTCACGATAGTTGGATGAGACTCGTTTTCTCCGGCTTTGAGAAACCAGTCCTGCTTCTCTCCACCCTCAATAATATGATGAGAGAAAGCGATCCTAATATTTCCTCTGCCTTTTACTTTCTCGAAATCATTGCTCTTCTTCTTTCGCTTCTTTTCTCTATTGAGAGGCTGAGAGAATGTAGCTACCAGATCAACCTTGGTTCCTTCCTTTAACTGAGTAAGTTTCTGCTGAATAAACTCCTTCATCTCGTCCGTATTAATGTTATAAACCTTAATAACATTTCTTGGAGTTAAACGAGCCCTAGTAAACGGAACATCACCCATATTCTCAACTGCAATAGCCTTTTCACAATACGGACACTTTACGATTGTTTTACTACTCATGATACAAACATCCTCCTCTTTGGATAATAGAACGAAATTACTATCTATTTAGAAAATATATAAACTCAAGTAATATTTAAATTCTCTTTGTAAAGGAAAGGCTAACCCATCCGGCTCCTGATTGCAGCTTACCCCATTTTGTGGGTCCATTCATTTCTTCTCCGGAGATTGTATAAACCTCTCCAGGTTTAAGTAGACCGAGTATCTTGTATTTGGTACCAGGACCACTTCTATAGTTTACACTTCTAACTATCTTAACTCTATACTCTTCAAACTTCTCTTCCTTTGCTTCTACAATTTCTACTTTCTCTTCTACTTTAGGAGGAATAGGAGGCAGAGGAGCAGGAGGAAGATCAATAGGTCTCTCGTAACCGTTAAAAGGTCCACCTGTCTTCTTAGGAGTTTCTACAACCTCAGGTTTCTTATTAGGATCTAAGGCAATGTCTATAACAGTAGCCGGTTGCGGTTTACTCTTCCTATTCAATAGATTCAAAATAGCTTTAAAAACTTCCATAATGAACTTGATAATCATTTCAACTAATCTATTTGGAGATTTCTTTGTATCAACTTTCTTTTCAGTGGGAATTTCTACTTTAATATCTTCTGAGACAACTGGGATATTATCTTCCACCTTATCTTCTACTTTGGGAGTTTCAATCGGAATATCCTTCTTCTCAGGAATAACAGCTTCTGTCTTAGCAAATTTATCGTAATATTTCATTCCATAAGAAGCTCTCTTCTCTTGAACTTTCTCACTCATATCTGCTGGTCTCTCAAATATTTTCAGCATAAAGTCAGAAGCCATTCTAACTGAAGTTGCAGATTTAAGTAGAGTAAGAAGCCTTCCATTATTATTGAATTCCTGCCAGAGGAAATTCAGCTGCATATTTATATCTCCGATAGAAGAATTTCTAGCTTTAGCAAATTCCAAAAGATTTTTCTTTCTAGTCCAGTAAGTCCACTGAGCCAATCCATATCCAGCTGCATCTTTGATAAAATTTGTATAAGAACCTTCATCCACGGCTTTTGTATAACTGCTATCAGTGTAATTTAATTTCCTCTCAAAGCTATTCTGTAGATTGATTGGATTCAAACCGGATTCAGCAAATAAATTTCCCATTACTCCGGCTACAGCATAATCGTTCAATCCTTTATCCTTCAAGAAATCCCAGATAAGTTTCTCATTAGGACTGCTAGTAGTGGCAGTTGTAGAAGAAAGATTTTTAGGGGTTGACCCCTGAGTAGTACTACGTGGTACATTGTCTTTTTCATCATACGATCCAAGCAATTTATTCACCTCATTTACAATGTAATAGTGTTTGTTATACAGATACTCTCCAGGGCAATTTCCCACTACAAAAGTATTCCCATTTTGCCGTATCAGAATATATCCGCTATCTACTGTAACACAGGAAACGTCGGTGAGGACTCCTTCTTTTCTATTTACTCCAGTTCTCAGAATTGGTTCTGTTAGAAAATCAATTCCATCTTCGTTCTTAATTACTCCAGCTCCGTTCAATACGGCAATGGCAGAGATTAGATCTTTCATTTTCTCAGAGAATGTGTTGGGATAGTGAGAAAGAGTGTAGAATAGATGGGAAACTTGAATTCTATCAAGATTCATTAGCTTCCATAAATTCTCTCCCTCTATATATTCATGATAATACTTCTTTACGTTAGAATCAAATACGTCAATAATATTCTCATTTACTACGTAATCTTCATCTAAAGCAAATTCTTTTATAATAGGAAGAATCATATTATTCCTATTTGGGATTATGAATCTAATTCCTCTAAAATCAGATTGATTCATTATCTTTGTCCCGCTAGTAAGAATTAGAATAATCAAATCTAACTCTTGACTATTGAGATCTAATCCATCGGCTTTATAGTAGCCGGCGGTTGGAATCGAATACTTATTCCCATCTAATAGCTTAACTACTTCGGCATTTCTAAATTCTCTATGACCATTGCAATACAACATGTTGTGATCTCTAGTTACCTCTACTCCAAATACTTTAATCACTTCTTCCTTTCTAATAGGAACCATACCAAGTATAGGAGAAAAAGTAATGTCTAGATTTTCTTTGTTTACAGAAGCCACTTTATCGTTCTCAGATAAAGTTGCTAAATACTTCCACCCCTTTTCAGTAAGAAGTTCGGTATCAATAGGAAGACATGATTTATCTTTACGCGTCCAACGATGCACAACCAAATTCTGTTTATCTGTCTGGCCTATCAAATTAGGATCTGCTTTCCATAGTAGCTTTTTGATGTTATTTCTTTTACAGATATCAGCACATAATCTGATTAGGGACTTCATAGCTGCTTCAGAACATTCATAGGGCTCTTTATTTGTTAAGCTAGCAACTTCTATAGTTACAGCTCTATTATCTACAGAAGCGCTAGAAGTACACCAGCTTCTATCTTTTTCTTCACAATACATCCCGATTCTACCTTTTGAATCTATACCATAATTACTACTAGCTCCTCTTTCTTTAGTAGAGAAGATACTTCCTAAAGTTTCAATGCTAATATTCCCGGCAGTTGTATGAATACATAATGTATCAATACTATGCTTTCTAGGTGAACTTCTATTAGGGGATATTCTGGTAAATTCCACTAATGGACTATTGGTAAATATCATTTTCATTTCCTCCTTGGGTATTGAATTATATAAAGCTTATTCTCTTATCTATAAGAGAATAGAGGTCTACCGAGTTATTAATTGTAAGAGCTTCAATAAATTTCCGTAAAAGGAGTAGATTTTAAGATGTTAAAGACTATTCTTGGTATTCTGAGGAATAAGGCTGAGTTAATGGAATCAGCTGAATTGTTGTTTGAAAATGCTAAGAACGATGATATCGATGATCTCATCATTCTTGGTGAAGCTACAGATGATACTCCTAAAGAGGATGATGTCCTCGAGGAGAATGATGATACCAATGATGATACCATTGAATTGAATGAGGACAGTTCCAATGATTCCAAAGAGGGAGAAGAAGATAATAAAGAGACTTCTCCTGAAGAGATTGATGATACGAAAGATGATATTGTTGAAGAGGAACCTTCTATGACTGAAGAACCTCCTGCAGGTTTGGATAATCCAGATCCAATGGCTTCTGTGAATGATACCCCTATGAGTAAGGAAGATGAGCTCGAGAGTATTATGCAGGTTACAATTGATCTCAGCACCAATAATATGACTGACGTTGTACCTGTAACTCCTCCGGCTGCATCTGATGCTATTGTGAGTGACACTCTTAACACTAATACGAATCCTGAAGGGAATGATGTTGATGTAGATAAGGATAGCATTCTCGATACTCCTCTGGATTCTGAAATTGGTGAGCCTCCTTCTGATGAGCCTGAGGATAATCCAGATAGTGAGGATATTATGAACACTCCTCTTGATGATACTGAATTGGAACTTCCCGAGGATGATTCTAAAAAAGATACGGAGGATACTTCTACAGAGGAAGATAAGCCGGAAGAAGATTCAAAAGAAGAAGATGATATCCTAGAGTCAGTAAGCTTCGGCATGGACGATGAGCCTGAAGCTGCTGCAGATGATACGGCCACTGGAGAAGATTCTGAAACTCCTCCAGATAAGAAGCCTAACGAGGTAACTAGTGCTGTACTTGATAAAGTTGCAGAAGCCGATACAACTTCTGAAAACGATGATACTAGTATGAGCGATAATCCGGATACTGGATCTGGAGATATGAGTGGAAACAAATCCGCAGATCTTCTAAAGAAGTTGGGAGATATCACCAATAGCATTGAAAATACAAAGAAAATGATCATTGACGGGTTAAAGAAATAAAACACATAAAATAGTATAGAGGGGTTTAACCCCTCTATACTAAATTCTTTCTCATTTATATTGGTTACGAGTATATAATTTTACGATATCTCTTCATTACGGAGGGTTACTATAATGCCGAATAAAAATGAATCATTGATACAGAATCTATCTAATGATATTTCCAAAGATACTGGGAATATTCAAGAGACTGAACTCAGTGCCGTATTCTCTAAGTTTAATAAAACTCTAGAGAAAGCGATGAAGAACTTTAATTCACAATCATTCGATGATAGTGGATTTATAAAGAAATTGAAGGAAGTTGATTTCGGAGAAAGAAAGAGTAAAGATGTAGTAAAGAATGTATTAAACTCTGTCAAAAATGAATACGTAGATGCTACCACATTAAATCATTCCGAAGTATTACTTAGAAGAGATCTATTTAACGTATGCAGCCAGATGCCAGAGCTGAGAGATGTCATCTATATTATCCGAGATGCTATTATAGAATCTAACGTAGCAACTGGAGAAGTTTCTAGATCCATTACGTTTGACAATCATGAAGATACTGAGGCATATGAATCTCAGTGTAAAGAGGTAGAGAGAAAGTTTAATACTTTAATGGGTATTAAGAACTTCTTGATCCCTAAGACATTGATGATTGGGGAGACATGTATTCATGTAGTTCCATATGCAAAGCTGTTTGCCGAACTAGATGCAGTTTCTCATAATAATATGAAGAAGACTAAATTTAGAGAAAGCATTCCAAATAACGTTAGATCGTATTTTAAAGAAACTAAATCTCTATATTCCGATGAGAATCTGAAGATGTTGATGGAATCAGTTTCCATACCAGCTAAGGTAGATACAAATGATGATTATAAGATTCATAACAACAGGACTGAATCTGTGGTAGATAAAGATATCTCTAAGGTAAATCTCAAAGCATTATTAGATAATATCGAAATAGCTAATGGATCTTCTCTATGTATGGTTGAAATGGGAGAAGAAGGATTCAAAGAGTTTCTATATAGGGAATATAAAGAGTATAACGATTCTATCAAGAATAGCAATTCTCATTTCTCAGAAGGATTTGATTTTAGTAGAACCAGTTCTGATATATTTGGAAAACAAGAAGAGGAAGATATAGAATACAAGTCCTATGAGAACGTAAAAGGATGCTATGTGAAATATCTAGATCCTCTTAGGTTAATTCCTATTAGACTGGATAGGAGAGTCATAGGATACTACTATGTCACTACTACAATGGATCTTCAGGTTAATCCGGCTCAGCCAACTGGTATTGTAGACTTATCCTTCCAGCACTATACTAGAGATAAAAATCTTGTAGATAGATTAACGAGTATATTGATTCAATCATTTGATAAACAGATGCTGAATAAGAATGTTAACTTCAAAAATGAAATTGCTGAGATTATAATGGCTCATAGATTCTCAGAAGGAAGATTGTCATTCATATTTATCCCAGAGAGTGAAGTAGTAAGAGTTGTAGTGAACGAGGATGAAAATGGTAAAGGACATTCTACCATTGAACCATGTTTGTTTAATGCAAGAAACTATTTGATGCTTACTTTGTATAACATGCTTTATGTCCTCAATAATAATATGACCAGAATTCATTATCTGAAATCTTCTGGATTAGATAAAAACTACGCAGCTCAGATTCAAAGGACTATCAGAAAATTCCAATCTAGAAGAATTACTATTGATGACATCTATTCCTATTCTGGGGTGTTGAATAAAGTCGGCGGAAGAGGCGAGATGATTCTTCCGGCTGGTAGAGGAGATTATAAAGCTATTGAAACAGATACATTAGAGCCGGCTAATAATCCAATCAATCCAGAATTCTTAGAACAACAGAGAAGGCAATCTATCTCTGGTAGTGGTGTTCCATATTTAATGTCCACTAATATGATAGATGAGGTTGACTTTGCTAAGACCATGGAAATGGCTAACGCTAGATTCTTATCTACTATATCCTCATATAAGATAGACTTTGCAAACGGTATTACTGAGTTCTATAAGAAGCTATTGAAATACAATACTGATCTGGAAGATCCAGTAATACAATCCTTCCATTTCGTATTCAATTCTTCTAAGCAGCAGGATTTGAATATTACGAATGACATGATTTCCAATTTCAATACTCTAGTCGATACAGTTGCTTCGATGTATTTCAATCCTTCTGAGTTAACTGGAGAAGGGGATAAGCCGTCTCCTATTATGAAACACCTAAGAAGAGAATTGGCTAAAGATTATCTTCCTCAATTAGACTTTGAAGAGCTAGAGTCTGTAGTAGATAGAGTTAAGCTGGCTGCTATAGATGATAGATTGGAAGATAAGATCGCTAGTGCTAAGTTGACGGATGACGACGTCGAAGAAATTGTCAACAAGAGTAAGGAATAGCGTTGAAACAAGCTGTTAAATTGCTGCCAATTATAATAAAAAATAGGAAAGCGAGATGATTTCTAAATATGGTCGATATGAAAGTTCTATTGGAGAAAGCCGAGGAATTAGCCGGTGAATTAGATGAGCAGTATGCTAATGCAGATCCTTTGGAGGAGACTTCTATCCCAACGGAAGATCTTTCTAAGGACGATCAGTTACTGAACGATCTCAATACTATCTTCACTCCTATTCTGATTATGCAGTCCTTGGAGGGAGATATAACTGAGAAAGTTCAGGAAGGATTATCTGAGGATAATATTCTCACTGAAAGAAATTGTCTGAAGTTTGACAATTCTGCTAGGATGGCTCAGTTGCTTTCTACATGTGCTCTACTTATCTCTAGACAGAAGAATTCTCCTAAGTGGCAGATGTTTAAGAAAGCTTCTGAAATGCTTAAGTCTACTAAAATGGAAATACAGCGTGAAGAGGCTGCTAGTGCTCAGGCATTAGCTCAGAGATATCTTGTAAAGGTTTCCACTAGTAGCAATTCTAGTATTGCTAGAAAAGCGGCTAGTGATTTATTGCCTTTTAGCAACTAGAAATATATTTCTATAGAGGAGGAAGTAAAATTATGGCTGATGAGAAGACCACTATGACTCTCGGGGATTTTGTTAAAGAGGCTACCGCCTATCCTCATTCAAAGGAGTATTTTGAACTTGTGAAGGAGAGTGGCGAGCTTACTTTGATGGCTATGTATCTTGATAGTTACGACTATATGAAAGAAGCCGTTGAGTTCGGTGAGGAAGTTCCTAATTCTGTAAGCATGATGTTTACAGAGGCTACTGAGGATAATCCTGAGAACAAGGAGCCTGTCGTTGACGATGCTAAGGCTGGAGAGGTTAAGGAAGGTTTCTTCAAGAGGATCTGGGATGGCATCGTAAGGATCTTTAAGCAGATCCTTGTTCCCTTTAATGCTCTCCGCGCATTCTTCCGCAGGCTGCGAAAGAGGTTTACTGTAAATAGTACTAAGATGGCTAGACAGTTTAAGGCTAATGCCGAGAAGGCCTATGAGGGTGCTAAGGAGATGCCTGGGAAGATTAAGGACGCTGCTATTGAAGCAAAAGATAAGATTCTTGGCAATAATAACGAGAATGATGAAAAGGTTGCTGCTATCATTAAAGAGATTGAAGAGAAAGCTCCTTATGTTCATAAGACTATTCGATCTGGGAAATTTACAAGCTCCCCAGAAATTGTTGAATGTAATAAATATTTTGATGCCACTATTGGGAAGCATATGAATAATCGTGCAAATAAGAAATTTGTACAAAATATGTTTAATTTGGTCCTCTCTGGCGATATGATTGTTCCACGTTTCATTGGCGTTCTCTGCGAAAAGATTGATGAAATCGAAAGGACATTTACTAATCTTACTGAAGAAATTAAAAAAATTGGTACTGGAGGGGCTAAACTCAGTCCTTATATTTCAAAAATCAAAGAACTTTCTGTTCTTAATAAGAAAGATAGAAATAAAGATTACAGCGTCGTAAATATGGCAACGTTGATGGAGTTTGACAATCGTGCTGAAGCAATTAAGACTGCTTGCAACGATAGCATTAATTTCATTAAATCTTTAAAGGATGAGAATGAAAAGGATCGTGAGAAAAAATTTAAGAGCGCTGAAGAGAAATTTCAGATTTTTTCTGATCTTCTTAAAGAACTTATTTCTTTTCAGGCCGGATTTAGTTCTAGAAGCGGAGAGGTTATAAAGGCAATGGAGGAAGGGATGGGTAGGAACGCAACTACAGTACTGCCGTATTATGCGAAGATTAAGGAGATTTTCCCTGCAGTTCCCGATGTTGCTTAGATTGCAAAATAAATGATAGGGGCTTTAAGCCCCTATCATTTATTTATCTAAATAAAAGGAAGGATGGATTTATAAATGACTAATAATATTACTATTAAGGAATACTTTAAAGAGATAGAAACTTATGAATATTCCAAGGAATGTTTTGACCTTACGAAGGAAGCTTGTGAGTTTAACCTTTTTACTTTATACTTAGAGAATTATAGATACATAGAAGAATGCAAAGAGTATGATGAAGAGATCCATGAATCTGTGATGTTCTTTGAAAAAGGAAATGATAGGATTATCAAAAATCAAAAACCGACATTTCTTAGAAGACTTTGGAATGGGATTTTTAAAATAATAAAATGGTTTAGTAGACCATTTTTAGTCATTAAAGCGTACTTTGATCGTTTAATATTCAATTTTAAAACTAGAAAACTTACTCCAGAAGAAAAAAGCGCGCTTCTTAAAAATATTAATGATAGTAGAAATGTTAAGAATATTATTGATAAATGGGAAGAAAATCAGCCTGATTGGTTTTATAATATTTTTAACGGTCCTAAACCAAATGGCAGTTCAAATCCAAGTACTAAAAAATTTCAAAATCTTAATCTTAATAAAAAATATCGAATTTTTGTAAATAATCTTATTTCATTTACCGAAGATCCATGGTATATAGTACCAGAATTTATGGAGAAAATCATAGAATTCAATAAAATGTTCGCTACTAAATTCTTAGAATTTTTAGATAGAATGGAATCCAATAATGGGAAAATTGATATAAAAGAGATATCAGATTTCACGAATTTTATTTCTAGTATACTGGAAGATGTAAGGAATCTAGAAAATAGAAAGAAAGTCTTTAAAAATCATGACGAAATTAAAGAATATCTTTGGAAGGATATACTTGAAACACAGCGTAAAATTGGAAGGTTAACCCATAGAATGGAGGATATTTTAAAAAATATAGATCCAAATATAACTGAATGCTCGGCGCTAAATAAATTATTCCAGACATTAGTTCAACTACAAGATGAATACTCTTCCACTTTATGGGCCGATGCAACTATGAATGAAGCATATAGCAGGAGACTCGCTGAAATAATAGTACCTAAATGGTTAGACGAATTATTAAATGCCGTAAAGTAATTCCGAATTATCGGTATAATTTTCTTAAAATAAAGGAGGAAATGAGATTATGAATAATAATACTATGACATTAGGAGAGTATTTCAAAGAAGCGGAAGCTTATGAATATTCTAAGGAGTATTTCGATCTGGTGAAAGAATCTATCGAAATTGATTTGCTCGCTTTATATCTAGAAAATCATGAATACATGGAAGAATGCGTAGAGTGGGGAGAAGAGATTCATGAATCAGTATCTTGTATGTTTATGGAGGATGGGAATGAAGAAGTAAAAGAAGAAACGATTGCTGGTAAGGCTAAAGCATTTTTTGAAAAGATCTGGAGTGGTATTATCAAAATTCTTAAAGCAATTATAAGCCCTTTCACAGCACTCTACACGTTTCTGAAAAAATTATTTAGTAAAGCAGAAGATGATACCAAAAAGACTGCCGAAAAGATGGTAAAATGTCTTGACACAGGAAATGAAAAATCTAATAAAGAAGAAAATGAAAAAGAAAAGAATGACGAAGAAAGAAAAGCAACTGAAGAAAAAAAGATAGATGAAAGAATAAAGGCTGATGAAGAAAAATTCGGGGAAATAGCTAAATGGCGTGAGAAAGAAAAGGAAAAGGATGCTGACATTCAGAAAAAAATTTCTGAATATATAAAATCTTGTAAAAATGGTACCTTTTCAGAATATTATAATTTCATGATTCAAAATGGCCTTAGTTTTAACATAGAAATGAATTCTGCTTATCTACATGAACCGACATTTGATAAGATGATAGCAAATAAAATAAAAAATGAAAAAGATAGAAATTTCGTTTATCTAATAAATAGATTTTATTTTTCTTCATCTATAATCGCTCCTGAAGCGATATACAATATGAGGAAAAGGCTCAATGACATTGCTAGTACTTTAACTGAACTATCTATAGATATGGAAGAATGTGTTAATAAATATGGAAAAAGGTATGATATAAAATCTAAAAGTAATGAATATATTACTAGACATATTAGAAAGATTATTGAAGATATTAAGTCTTACGATTATACAGAAAAATTTTATTGGGGCAAACATGTAATCGACGATGCAAACTCTAATTTAGAATTAGTGATTAAAAGAATGAATGAGATATATAAAGATATGCAAACATATTATCAGAAAATGCAGGATAAAAAAGGAGCTATTTTTACAAAAATAGATTATACAAGTTATGGAAAATTATTCAAACTGATTTCAGATCTTCAAATAACGTTGAATGAAGCTTTTGTGAAAATAAGAAAAGAGATTTCAACATTTTATGATTTCCGTAGAAGCATGGCTCAAACTCTTATCGAGCTTAGTTTGATTTTAAGAGGATATCACTAAAATCTAAATTGAATAATAATATAGAGGGGCTTAAAGCCCCTCTATATTATTATTCATTAATTTCTTTAGAAATATTCTGGGTTTTTATATTTAACATCAATTCATCTAACTTCTTTTCCATTACAGTCATCTTAGCTTTCAATAAACCAATTTCCTGTTTATCGTGGTTAATATGAGCCACTAGATTATCAAACTGAGGGTTCAACTCTTCCTTCAGTAAATCATCGTAGAACACTATACCTTGATATGCCGCATGAGCCGCGCTAATAACTATTAGCGAACTAAGAGCTGTTAACTTCATTTCTTCCATTGACTCAGCTAATTCTTCAAACAATGGCTTCACTTCTTTATTATCCAAAATATTGCCAGTAGTTTCAAGTATAGCTTTATATATCTTAGCCCCAGCGCTCTCAGTAATAGCTTCTTTATCAACTACTCCAGCTTTTACTTCTTCATTTTCTCTTGCAATTTGCTCAATCTTCTCATTAAATTCATTCTTAGTTACTTTAATATCTTCTACGACTTCATCTAGATTAGACTTCCGCTGATTTTCTTGCATCTCTATTCTTCCTTTCTTGTTCAATGATAGCTTTAAACCTGCTAGTATCCACTTTAGTAGCAAACAGAGGATCGAAATAAGATCCTTCATTCTTCTCTGTATAGAGATCCGTTGACAATAGTTGTCTTTTTACTTCCTGATACGATAATCCTATAGTAGGAGCTCTGGTGTTAAGTAGAGCTTGATTCAATGTAAGAATCTTGTAATCTGGCAATTTGAATTGAGAGAAATCAGGCCTCCTGTATAGATCATTTGCATCTCTGATTAATCTATTCAAGATAACCTCAGCTTGCACGTGACGGCAATTAATATTAGCCGTTATTAACATATCAAAGAAGTCTTGAGCTAATAAAGAATAATCTTCATATTTACTAGCTTCTTTGTTCAACAGATTCATTATCATGTACAATGTATCCGTCAATCCATGATTCTTTATGTCAATATTTAACAATCTTCCTTCTAATTCTTCCGATAGTACATCAAATGGAATTTTATAATACTCCTTATCCTCTTTCTTATCGAAGATTAGTTTGAAAGATTTCATTGAAGAAGAATCTATAAACATAGATTCATAGTTCAATATTTCTATTTTATCGTATTCTTTCGTCTTCTTGTTATATACGTAGAACGGAGATTCTACATTGTTTCCAAAAGCATTCTGTTCTATCATGTCTTGTTTGTTTATTGGAATCATATTTCCTTTTTCGATTCTCACAGAAAGATGATCCGAGGGGGTTTCATTCCCCCATTCATCTTGCTCTTTCAGATATATATCTCCGGCATAGAATTTGAAGTATTTATCAAATGAAGGTGAGAAAGAAATCTTCGACGCTGCTGTGAATAACAGATGCTTTGTAGACAGGATATTCTGGGAAACTGGTTCGGAATATACTTCGGTATTGAATACTGCCATCCCAGGCATATTCATTACCAGATGGGAATCCTTGCCATAACAGACGTGACAACATTCATCGCCTCCTGCACATGTCAATAGAGATCTGATCCATATACGTTTTCCAATTAGGTCTTTGCAATCTTCATAGTGAATTAACTTCAATGGAGCTCCTAAAGTTTCAGTATACCATTTATTCTCTAACCTGTGAAGAAATTTTCCATCCGTAACTGTTAATGGAAGCAGATGTTTAGTTCCACAATCAAATTGAGTTTTTGATAGTGTAAGAGTTCTACTAGACATCATCAGGTTTCTAGATAGATAACCAGCGTCGCCCATCTTAGTCTTGTTCATTATAGTGGCTAATCTAGCACCTGTAGCAGCGATGTAATATGTAGTTGGATCTACATATCCAGTTGCAAATCCATTTCCTTTCATAGTGTAAGGAATTACGTTACCAGAGATATCTGGAATCTGCCCGTAGGAAATAAACAGTTCTTGAACCTGTTTGGGTTTAATATGATTCCCGGCTTTACTAATGTACCAGATTGGGTTCTTAGTAGTACCAAGCTCCATTATTAGCTCTTGATGCTTCTTGCTGAGTAATTGCTCAACGTCTGCTGTCTGTAAAGTCTGAGGAATTTGAATGTTATTGAGTTCCCTAATCTTTTCATTAGTTCTATAATCGTTTAAGAATACACTTTCTAGAGTTAGGATGCTATGCTTATCTAGTATAGCAAATTCTATTGATATTTCCTGATATCTTTCGATGACAGTTTTTATCAACAAAGAGGAAGTTTCAAAACTAATCCCATATTCATCTAGAGTATTTAGAACTTTAGATTGAAGAGCTACTCGTAATGGAGTGCTCATCATAGTTCCAATTATGAAACTTTCATCCAATACTTCAATCTTTTTATTATAATAAACCTCCAGCTTATTTAATTCAATCAAAGGTCTCCAAGCATTGAGATTCAATAACATCTTAGGCATGGATAATTCAAATATTTGATCGTCATCAGGATAAAATTTAAATTTGATCTTGTAGCTTATACATTCTTTGATCTCAAAACAAGCACAGCATGCGTAGTATATCTTGTAATACAAATCATCAAATTTCTCGTAAGTATCATACTTTGAAATAGTGATAACAACTGGGAACTCTCTTTCACAATCGGCTACAGTTCTTATTGTGGGTAAAATATACGTCATATTCAATTCCCCTCCCCTTCGCTGAAAAGAATTTCATATTATAAACGTTTAAGTTCCTAGTCAGAATATATATCCAAAATAATGAATAAAAAGAGTATATACTAGGAGGGGTTAAACCCCTCCTAGTATATTTATACAGTTCACTTCTTATCATCTTTATGAATTGGCTTCATCGTAAAATCTTTCTTCTCATCCTTTGGTTCAGGCTTTGGTTCAGGCTTTACTTCTACCTTAGGCTCCTCCTTCTTAACCTCTTCCTTCTTTTCAATTACAGGAGTAGGAGGATTTACAGGAGCAGGATTAGAAACAGGGGGGGTTGACTTCGGCTTATTACCTCCATTAAGATATGCCTCATGAGCAACAAAGAGCTCCTGATAGTTCGTACGAGTGATTTTGGTGAGGGTATTGGAATCAGGATGGATGTACTCCATGCTCAGACCAGGTGTCTGCATAATCAACTGAACGAGAACCTCATCCGCCTTAACGAAATTCTTAGGTGCAAGTCCATGCCCTCGAGGAATAAGTCCACGCCCATTAACCTTAATCGGAAGATACATTCTATATCACCTTTCTTTTGATAAAGATTAAAAACTATCTGAGAATTATCAGAAATAGTTTTCCGGCTTAGGAAGTACATAAGTATTTCCTAACAAATTATGCTCTAAACCCATTGACAGTAAATACATTCCCACTGTATTCAATGTCACTTTATTACGAGGATCGTTATCTAATTCCTCTAATTCCACGTAACCTTTCTCAGCGATCTTCTGAGCCGTTTGAGTTCTCATTACAGGATCATCTGCCCTAGGTCCATGGAATTCCTGAATAATCTTATCCGCTCCAATTGAAATAAGCATAGCTGCTTCAATGTCAGAATCTCTGGCATGTTTATCTTCTCCAGTGACCTGCCCAGTGATATGAGAGGTTCTTTCATTAGATACAGCCAATCCATTTTTCTTATACAATAACTGCTGCATTCGTTTTGGATTAATGTATCCAACTATAACTTTCTCTTTACTAACAACCGCATTATTGCGATCCATTGTTATATGAGGCATGAAGACTCTTTCAGTTAGAGGAACTCCTAATACCTTAGCTGCGGCTTCACAATTCTCCAATTTGATGTCAGTATCATATTCAATGATGTCCATTATGAACTGCTCGTCATCGTTAGAGAGAAACTTTTTCATCCAAGATTCAAATGCCTTGTCATCTAGAGCAGATAACATATTTTTGTATTTAGTAGTATTTAAACCAGAAGGATCTAGTTTGTCAAAAGTGTCATAGATTAATTTTTCAATTTGATTTCTATTAGCTACGCTCATTTATTGTGTCACACTCCCTTCTGTGACGTTATAGATCATGTGATTTAGCTCATCAAATGTAATGCCTATCTGGAACCTAGTGCTATTAGTTTCTTCTTGATTTAAAATGGTATCAATTGGAGAAGATTCTATGTGAATCATTAGAGATGGTTGATTTTTATATTTTATCTTTCTAATGATGATAGTACCATCGTTGACATATCTTCCTAAGGCTGCACATTGACTAATTAATTCGTCTGCAATACTGCTCTCATTGATATCATCATAGAATGAATAGAGTAAATTCTCTATATCCATTCCTATATGAGGAAGGGATGGATATTGTCCTTTTTTAGTGAAGAGGATATAGAGGACAGTATTCTTTATCAGCTCAGATTCTTCTCTCAATCTAGGTTTAGCAAATTTATCTAATTCAAATGTGGTATCTAATCCTAACTCATACATTCCTGCTGGATTTATCATATATTTACATCTCCTTTCTGAAAATTATACTGCGGTATTTTCAATAAAAATAAAAAAATAGCTCCCGGTTAGGGAGCTATATAATTACTCTTAATCCTCGTCCTCCACCTTAGGGAGTTCGACGAGTCCATCCTCCTCCAAGCCGATATCCTTGTCAGTCAGGATATCGTCAATGGCCCCCTCAGTTGTAGTAGGAGTGTACTGAGTCGGAGAAGCATTCTTGTACCTATTATACAGAAAACCTCCGCCAATCACAGCCAACGCAGATGCAATGCCGATCCACATTACCTTCCGCTTGAAGTGAGCCACTGCCTGAATCTCTCCGAGCATAGCAATCTGAGCAAAATCCTTCACAGTGAGATCAGAACCAATCAACCCATTGATCAAGACAGCTAGCTCCCTCTCAGTGAGGGAAGGGCTGTTAGGAGTAACATTCAGCACTCCCTTCAGCTGCATGTTATCCTTTCCACTCTCATAGATGTTACGGACGGACTCGAAAGCTACAACTTCCTTCATCAAGCTCATCAATTCCATCTTATTAGGAATTGGATGATAGCCTCTGAGCATGAATTCTCCATTCCTGTCATCAAGGACAGGATCCCTTCCGAGTAGAAGGGAGATTACAGAGGCATTGAAAGGTAGGATCACTTCCTGCATATACGATGCCTCATCATAATGCTTGATGTGATCCCCCTTCACATGCTTCTCTACGAAGGTATGAATCTCCGCCAACTTCTTTTCAACTCTCTTACTCATAACAATTTCCTCCTTTTGATTTTAACAACTTGCAATTATTTCTAAAACCTTCTGACAGGTTTCAGCCATACTCAACTTATCCCAATTGAACCGAGTATCTCCTACTACACCGCTGAAGCTCCACGTTTTCTTTAGCATGGAATACTTACAAGCAACTTCATAGTAGATATCTCGATTGTTTTCATTCCCTCGTATGGTAAAAACGCAGTTGGGGAATTCCAATCCAACTATAGACCAACTCAAGCTATGGTCCATTTCAACGTAGGTATCCTTATTAACGAAACTGCACCTCACTCTAGCAAGCTTTTGGCGCATATCTGCGTTAATTTTGATATCTTCTAGAACGGAAAATCCATTCATTTTAAACTCTGGAATTTCGTAGATCAAAATACTTCAAACCTCCTTTCTTTATAAAATAAAATTCATTTCTATTGTAATAATATATAATTACAATGAAAAGATAAAATCTATATATCGGAGAGGGGTTAGAACCCCTCTCCTTAGTATCATTCTGTATTTATATATTATTTCTATATACATGATATTTTTCGTTAGGGAGGTTTTATATATGGATGAATTGACTACACGCAAGATGTATGAAGAGTTAATGAATACAGAAGCAATGAGCAAGATGTTCCAGCATTCTCAGTTTAATGATCCTGAGGAAACTGAAGTATTTGTATCTACTAAAGAATTAGTAGAAGAAAATAATGGTAAACCTATCAGATATAATCATGAAGAAGAGCCGGAGGTTTTACATTTCAAGAAATATTCTCAGAGAAGACAGCATAAGTACACCCAGCAAGAGATGGATGCTATGCGAAAATCTTGTGAGAATACGATAGTACATGATTACGGTCATTTTGATTGGTATCATGTATCAGATGAAGAAAGGGCTAAGAATGATGAATTAGCTGAGATAAGTTTAAAGTTAGCAAAGGTAAGATCTTCGTATAGAAGAGTAGATCAGTATATTGAAGCTATGAGGACGGTGTATCAAGCTTGGGAGATTCTTTCTAAGATGAATTATATTCATACCAAGAAAGAATTCTTCAAATTAGTAGCTAAAGGTAATATAGTCTCAAATAGGATTATAATGCCTAAACTTAAATCAAAGAAATCCTACAATCTGGATTTAATCTGTAAATACATCAGTAATCCTAATATGGATATATCTCATTTAGCTCCTAAGAAAACTAACCTCAATATGCATGATATATTCTTACCTGACGATGAAATCGAAAGTAACGAAGAAACGATGAAGAGATTGCTATCCCCAAAGGAAGCGGAATATGCATTAGCTCATGCAGATAATCCGGAACCAATGAGAATTGATTTCATCAAACAAAAGGAGATTAAAGGTTACACAAATAAGAATCCTAAAAGAAGGAAGAATGAAAGCAAAAAGCAATTTAACAAGAGAAAGGATTTATACCGGATACTCAATAAGATTGAAAATAGTTCTCACTATAAAGACTGGACTAATTCTTATATGATTACAAACTCTCTATTTGAAAAGAATAAAGAAGAGGTTGGTTTCTGGGATAAGATTCCTTTCACTGGAAGCTGGACTAAGAAGAAGGATTCTAAACTGTATGACATCGCTACATATCTAACAATGTTAGAACAAACTCCTCCTAAAGAGAAATACATGACTTACAGAGAGCAAAAGTTAAGTGAGATATTTAGATCTATGGAGGATAATGGAATTAGTACAATTGATTTCAGAAGAAGATTAGCTGATAATGGCATCTCTACTGAAAGAATGAAAATGAAGAACGCTAAGAAGAATAATAGGAAACTGGAAGCTGCTATTATCAAACGAATTGAAGGTTTGAATAAGTCAAAAGAATTTAGAAAGATAACTAAGAAAGCCGAAGAAGCTCTTAGTAAATATTCAAAGGAGGAATAAATGATGAACATGCTGAAGAATATTGAACCTCTTTATCATCTACATTTAGAACTAGTGCATCCTAAGTATCTTGGAGATGTATTGTATAAATACGCTAATAGTGATATAGAAGATTTGAAAAATAATCTCTATATCTTCAAGGAAACTGCTAAAGAAGGTGATTTAATAGTTAATCAATTTCTACGATCTGATTTGATTAATCGTAAAGGTCATGATAGGTATCCTCCTCTCTGTAAGCATTACGGGAAGGATAGAGTGGATGCTGTAGTATGTGAAGAAGAATCACTAATTGCGAAAGTAAAAGAAGTCATCGATAAAAGATTGGAGGACGAGCATGGAGGTTTAATTTACATTACATATCCAGATTATTCTAGGGAATATAGCGGAGTGTCTGATGCCGTTAGATGTTTGCCAAGAGATAACTATAGGATCCATGATTACTATGGTAGAAGCGATGATCTATGCAAATTAATCATATCTAAAAGGGAGGATGTTTAAAAATGGAAAATACTACTAAACTGCCGGCGCTGGAAGTGTATACGGATGGAAGTTGTATTCATGAGAATAACAGTGGAAGTGGATGTGGCGGTTGTGCATTCGTTGTAAAGTACTGGAGTATGGAGAATGGAGTTCCAACTCTAATGACCTCGGAGGGTAGTAGAGGATTTAAATATACTACCAATAACAGAATGGAGATCATGGCAACTATTGATGCCCTAAGGGATATCTTGGATGGAACTTCTACCGGGAGGTATATTGGGGTAAATGAGATTCGGATGTTCTCTGACTCCAAGTATGTTTGTGACGCTATCTCTCAGAACTGGATTGCAAAGTGGCAGAAGAATAACTGGCGTACTTCAAATGATACTTCTGTGAAGAATCAAGATCTCTGGGAGATCCTGATTGAGGTAATGAATAAGGTTGCTAATGCTGGAATGAAGTTTACAATCTCTCATGTTACAGGGCATAATGGTAACGAAGGTAACGAGAGGGCAGACCAGCTTGCCAATGAGAAAGCTAAGACTCCAGAGGAACAGGAATCCGATAAGGTATATGAAAACTACAAGGGAAAGAATTGAAATAATTACTCTTTGATAATTTTAACAAATCTAAGAGGGTGATATAATGTCATATGAGTTCTTGTCATTTCTGCCCATACTCAACGGGTCGGTAATTATTGGCAACAAGAAGTTTTCTGACTACGGGTTAGTTCCTCTGAGTTCTCACGAAGTTGATGACATCTGTTTAGAAGTGTTTGGATATCTTCTGTGATAAGTAGATATAGAGGGGCTATAAGCCCCTCTATATCATTTCGTTGTTTTCATTTTTTAAAATTTCAAAACGATTCTTCATAACATCTTAATTTGTCATTTCATTTTATCTATAGAAAGGGATGTATGTGATGTTGAAACTAGAACGCCATTTCACCAAAGCGGATGTTGATGTATTTGATATGTTTGAGTGGCAATACGTTGACGTCCATATCGAGAACGCATCTAACGGCCAGATTATTTTTGATGCTAAGCATCTGGAATTCCCGGCTCATTATAATCGGAATGCATGTGATATTATTGCCAAGATGTATTTCGTGAAGAAAGGAGTTCCAGAGACTGATCATGAAATTAGCATGAGGCAAGTTGTAAGTCGCATGGCTGATTTCTGGGCTAGAGCATTAATAGATGAGGAGGTCTTGAAGAAGGAAGATTACAATATCTTCTTTGATGAAGTAAGATATATCATGCTGAAGCAGATGTGGGCCCCTAATACTCCTCAGTGGTTCAATACCGGATTATTCCACTCCTATGGATTTGATAAAGAAGGAAATGGGTCTTTTTATTATGATGAGAAACTGAAGAAAGTTGTTGAAGCCAAATACGCTTATGAGAGAACTCCGGCTTCTGCTTGCTTCATTACTCATGTAGATGATTCTTTATTTGGAGATCAATCTCTTACAGAACACCTGACTACTGCTAGCAGGTTATTTAGTTATGGAAGTGGAATCGGCACTAACTGGTCTAATATTAGAGGGGCTGGTGAAGCCTTGACCCCTGGAGGAGTTTCTTCCGGAGTAATGAGCTTCCTCAAAGTATTTGATAGCAACGCTGGTGCGATCAAATCAGGCGGTACACACAGAAGGTCTAGTTGTATGACCATACTAGACTTAGATCATCCTGATATATTTGATTTCATCAATTGGAAATCTAAAGAGGAAGATAAAGTCAGAGCTCTAGGTAAGATGGGCTATAGTTTAGCAATGAATGGGCCGGCATATGAAACAGTATCTGGCCAGAACTGCAACAACTCTGTCAGTATTCCAGATAGTTTTATGAAATTACTTCACGTTCCTGGGGCTAAGTGGAAATTGAAAGGCCGAGTTGATTCTTCTAAAGACAGAGAAATTTCAGTGAAGGATCTCTGGAATGCAATCTGTAAAGCAGCTTGGGAATGCGGAGATCCTGGAGTTCATTTCAATGACACCATGAACGAATGGAATACTTGCATCAATTCTGGTAGAATTAGAGCTAGTAACCCCTGTTTCCCTTATGACACTAGAATTCTAACCGAAGATGGATATAAACCAATTGGATCTCTCTGTGATAGAAAATTTAATCTAATTAATTCCCAAGGGAAGATCGTAGAAGGAAAAGTTTGGAGCTCTGGAGAAAAAGAAACTATCAAGCTGATATTTGGAGATGGAAGTACTCTTAGATGTACTCCAGATCATCCTATTATGTTGCGGGATGGTACTACGGTGTTAGCCAAGGACACTTTGGGAAAAAGGGTTAAAACTTTCCATAACCCTGCAGATATTCTAATTGATAGAAACGCATACGAAGCAGGCTTGAAGGTAAATATCAATAGCATTCATAGCATGAGCATTATAGAAAAATTATGCGATTCTACAAGCGGGTTCTATAATGAGGAATCCGATAGAAAGATCAGGAGTCTTATTAAAGGAATTTTTGATAATCATGGAAAATTAGTAGAAGATGGATTGCAGTTAGATTCTCTGAATAAATCTGTTGAATTGATTCAGAAATACTTGGCAGCTCATGATATTAATGGATATATTACTTCTATACTGGATTCCGGTTCGATTGCTTATAGACTGAAGATAACTGATTTGAATTCATTGATGAAATTCCACGGCACTATTGGGTTTCATGATGGAATTAGATTAACGGATATGCTTTCTAGTATTCCTGGAAAGAAAGTTACTAAGATAGAAGAATCTATCATCGAGGAAGTTTATGACTTCTTTGAGCCAGAGGATCATTTTGGTGTAGTGGAAGGAATTGTTGTTCATAATTGCTCTGAATTTTTATTCTTGGATAATTCAGCTTGCAATCTCAGTAGCATTAATTTAGTTCCTTTCTACAAAGATGGAAAATTTGATCTGAAGTCGTACAGATATGTGGCTAAACTGGCCATTCTAGTGATGGAATCATCTGCACATTGGGGCTGTTTTCCAACTATGCAGATAGCTGAGAATACGTATAAATTTAGACCTCTTGGTTTAGGTTATACTAATTTAGGGGCTTTAATTATGAAGCTTGGATTGGCATATGATTCCGATGAAGCTAGAGGCGTTGCAGCTTTCCTGATGAACGTATTAACTGTAGAGGCTTATAAAACTTCTGCTTTGATTGCAAAAGAGATTGGTCCATTTGAGAAGTTTGAAGAAAATAAATTTCCGATGCTAAAAGTATTGGAGAAGCATTCCATTGAGTTGAATAAGATTTGTAAAGATAATGCTATTGTAAAAAATAATCATTCTGAAATTAAGAAGCTTTGGAAAGAAGTTATTGATTTTGGGAAAGAATATGGATACAGGAACGCACAGACTTCATTATGCGCCCCTTGCGGGACAATTTCTTTTGCGATGAACTGTGATAGCACCGGCCTTGAACCATTTTTCTCCAATATAGTCTACAAAAAAGTCGCAGACGGCTCATTTATGTCAATGACTAATAATGTTATTGAAGATGGATTGAAAGCATTAAAATATCCTGAAAATGAAATCGAAGAGATAATGAAGTATATTGAAGATAATCATGGCAAGATAGAAGGAGCCCCATACTTGAAAGAAAGGGATCTTCCTGTATTTGATACAGCTGGTAAAAATGGCGACGGAATCAGATGTATTACACCAATCGGCCATCTAAAAATGGTTGCAGCTTTACAGAACAACATGTCCGGAAGTTCCAGCAAAACAATTAACTGTTCTAACGAAGTTACTATCGCTGATATTAGTGAAATTTATGAAGAAGCTTGGAAGTTGGGATGCAAATGTGTGGCACTATATAGAGACGGATGTAAGGCTGCTCAACCTCTCACCACTTCTATAGAAGATCCTAATGCAGCTAAACCTCTAGAGCAATACACTTATCAGGAGCTACTGGAATACGCTAAGAATAAATCTATAGAAGTGAAAGTAGAGGCTCAGCGGGAGCGACTTCCATTTGAGCCAAAGTGCATTAAGAATGAAATTCAGATGGACGATCAAACTTTCCATATCATTAGATCTTTCTATGATGATGGAAGATTAGGAGAGATCTTTGTTACAGTAGGAAAGAATGGTTCTACAGTAAAAGGTTTGCAGGAAGTATTATGTATGATCATTTCTAAAGCATTGCAGTATGGGGTTCCTGCAGATGTATTGGCTAAGACCATGAGGCATCATGAGTTCTCTCCAAATGGATTTGTCTACAATCATCCATTTATCAAGTCGGCTTCCTCTATACCAGATTTGATGAGTAAATTCTTGGATATTTCTACAGGAAACTATCAGTATTGCCAGGTGAAACCAAATGTAGAAGAAAATGTAGAAAATAAGATAGAGGATAAAAATATAGAGGGTTTGAAGTTTGAACCGGTTTATGGTGAGAGATGTAGTGAATGCGGTAGCACTAAGTTAGTGAAAGCTGGAGTATGTAAATATTGTCAATCATGTGGTAATTCTACTGGGTGTAGTTAAACGAAAAAGATAATAGATATATAGGAGGGCTTAAAGCCCTCCTATATATCTTATATTCAGATTTGTATTTATTTTTATCTATATTAATGATTTATCCAAGCCATTCGATTAGAGCGGCACCTTGAACTCCCGCACCAGTTTTTATATGTATCATATTCTGATTAATATAACCGGCAAGTGAGTTTCCACCTGCACCAATTTGTATTTTAAGTATATCATTTTTTATAAAATCAAATGTTCTTACAACCAAAATGCCAGAACTCCCACCAACAATAACATCAAGTGCCCCTGGAGGGGAGTTATAACCAAGCCCGTTAAAACCGGAACCTCCTGCCCCATATCCACTCGCTTGATCCATCTTTGAAATCGGAGGAATACCATCCTTTGTCCATACTTCAGAATATATACTGCTTACGTCATAATTCAAAGGAGAGCCGCCTCCACCACCGACATGATGTTCTGAAAATCCTTTTCCGGCTCTTCCGGCACCATTAGATTCACCATTTTTCCCATCAGCACCTCCTTTATTCTGGCCTCTGATATAAGGAGTAATGTTAGGATTATATGGTGGATCAGTGGTGTTCCACATTCCACCATCCGCATATAGAATTTCTAAATTATTTAATCTTATAGAAGTTCTATTTCCGGTATTATAGTAACTTAAATGCCCTCCATAGTATATTATACCAGCTGCGCCGCCGCCAACTAAGCTGACTTTATATCTGCCATCCAGTGGGACAACTATTTCTTGAGAAATTGTTATCAATTTAGGGAACCCCTCTGGAGGAGTATTACTATTTCCACCTTCATTGTTCTTTATTAATTCCTTAACTTCTTCTAATGTAACAAATTTATTACTCCCAGATAATCCATTTCTAATCTTCTCCAACTGCTCAGGAGTAAGGGCTGATGTGTTATTTAATGTAAGCGTTTTATTTGTATTATCTGCTGTAATCTCAATTCCATTACCTGCAACAAATTCTATAGAATTACTCATGAATTTCACCTCAGTTTATGTGAAAATACTGCTGGTTACATAGGGTATAATACCCTATGTAACCAGCAGTTATCAGCAATTTTGATAGATTATCTACATAGAGCCCTTTAGGGCTCTATGTATATTATGAACAGTATCAAATTGGATTGGAGGGAAGAAAATGCCTAATATAATTGAACTTATTGCCGGCAGTGGTATTAAAATAAACGCTAATAAAGATTCTGGGAAAATTACTTTAAGTTCTGAGTCTAATATTAATTCTGCTGAAGGCGGTCTAGATAAAAATCTTGTTGAATTAATTCACATCCATACGAATGGATTAATTATAGACAAATCTTCCACATATAAAATTCCCATTTCTGGTAAATATGAGATCAGATTATGCGGAGGAGGTGGCTCTGGTGCTGGATCTTATTATGATGCTTCCACATATACCGCGAATTCATATGGAGGCTGCGGAGGTAACTCCGGATATCTAGTTACTAAAGAACTTACTTTAGCTAAAGATATTGAGATTAAAATCGTTATTGGAGCGGGCGGAATATTCGATATTAACGGTAATAAGGGAAACTATGGAAATGATACTAAAGTTACTATAAATGGAGAGACTTATATAGCTAAAGGTGGAGAGACAAATACAAACGACCCAAAAAATAATATTTCAATTATTGATTCTCCATCTGTAACTATGCCATATGATGGTTTAAATGGAAATACATCTGGTGGAAGAGGGTATCATCCAAGTGGTACTTCTGTTGAAAATAATGGAATATTTGGAGCTATGAGTGGTGGGTATATGTTGGCAAATGTTAATATTGCAAATAAACCTGCTAGTGGCGGTGGAGGTGGAGGGGGTGTTATCATGGGAGCGATTCATGCCGGAATAGGTGCTGCTTCTCAGCCAGCATTTGGCTATGGGGCTGGAGGAGGCGGGTCGGCATATATGTGGTCTAGAAATCCATCTCCTAATATTGAAAAATTTAAAACCCCTGCGGGGGATGGAGCTCAAGGTGCAGTACAAATAAAATATCTTGGGAAATAGATAAAAATTTTAAGATATATAGAGAGAGGGGGTTAAACCCCCTCTCTATATCTTTTCATTCTTTATATTACTTCTTCAACTTTATTTGGATCTATATGATATAGATTTACAGAAATATCGTGTTTAGCTTTCAAAGCCAGATTCAACATAGAGTGACTAAGCTGCACACTCCACAATCCAGCCTCTTTAGCTCCTAGCATATACAACAATTCCCCAGCGCATTTATTGCACAATTTCTCCCCTATACAACTCATCGGGCTTCTAAACAACATTCGTTTTCCTATATAGTCTTTAATATTCTTATCATCCAGCATTATCAGATTATTTCCATCTTGAATATAGGAGTACAGTAATCCACTTTTATTTTTCTCAGTAATAGTTATAGGAATCAACCTCTTAGTTCCACAATCAGTTCCTTTCTCATCTAACTCTACCATCTGTAGCAAAGCCATTAGCTTCTTTCCTAGATATCCTGCTTTTTTCGTTCCAATACTAGCTGGATACTGCCCTGCCAATATACTATTAGCATGAATATCTAAGTCTTTAATTTCCATTCCATCCATATAGGAGCTATCTACGAAATCAAATCTATCTAGTAGCTTATTCTTTACAGGACCTTTCATGATTGCATTGCATTTGTAATTATTTGAGAAATTCAATTCTCCACTATTATACTGCTCCATTCCACTATCGTCTTTCAATAGTTCTTTAGCTTTATCAACTAATTTAGTTTCAATCATATTCATCGTATCAATATCATGATCATCTAATTTCTCTTTATTCTTCTCAATTAACTCAGCTTTCATTTTCTCAATCTCTTTTAAAGGTTGGGCCATTTTAAGACTAATTGAGGTATTGAGTATACTAATGAGCCAGTATCCTAACGTATCACGCCTATCTATATAGGAAGCAAACTGATCTGAGGTAATTTTACTCTCTAAGAATAATTTCCCGATTAAATCATCTAATTTCTCTAATCCTTTTTTATCTAATACATCATTGCATATTCCGCTTATCTCTATTATATCAGCCCCATTTAAAACGAAATGATTGAATATGAATCTTCCTAGATTCATATTCATCTCACTACTGCCTTTGTAGAAGAAATCCTTAGGAACTTTAATCTTGTCAAATGGGTTATGTAAAGATTTATGTATTGCATGTTTCTTATCATCCGCGCTTCCTGTATCAGCAAACATGCGGATGATCTTGCTCTTAGTAAATCCATCCGGCTGCATACCTAAGTATTCATCATTAAGTATGCTACTGATGAATTTACCATTTCCATCTTTAGTAAGAAGATAAAAGGAAGTGAGAACCTCGTTGCTCACTACTCTACAATTGCCACCACTAATTGTGAGGTGAGCAGTTTTCTTCTTCATGAGTTCCTCTGCTTCCTTATTAGCCTCTTCAGTCCAAATACCTCTAATACTAACAGTGTCTCCATCGTCTGCATTCATCATTCTTGATCTCGAACCCTCGTAACTCATTACTTTCATTTATATATTTTTATATTACATATATGTAACCTGAAATCACACCTGGATAGGAGGATCTCAAAATGATACGCAGTGAGCTGTTGGAAAGGAATGCCGCATTGAAGGAAACTTTTTTAGATCTAGAACGGCCGATTCCCAATGAGTACAAAATTGAGTCAAAAAACGGGAGGGTTCCATTTGGCTATATCTATTGCATCGAGAATAAGAAGAATGGAAAGAAGTACATCGGATCAACATATTCACTGTACGGCGATGTCGTAGAGCCGGGCAACTTTGCTCAATTGAAGAAGCGCGTCAATCAGTATATCTACGAGTATAATCAGGGCCTTGAAATGGTACCTTCAATGGTAGCCACTCTCAGACCAATTGTAAGAGCCATGGTGGAAGAAGGAATCGAGAACTTTACCATGTATCCAGTTTCTGAAACCGGATATAAAAACCATAATGATCTAGAGAAATTCTTTATCAATAAATTTAGAACTTTTCCATATGGCTATAATACTAACAAAGGCGGAAAAGCCAGAATGATATATCAGCCGTCACAGACAGCTGCTGGCAAAAAGGCTAGATCTCAAGAAGTTATAGCCATCAACCTGAATGAGAAAAAGATCATGTTCTCCGACTCAATGAAACTGTTTGCGGATTATATGGGATCTACTAAAGATATGATAAAGAATTGCGTTAGATCCGGCTCTCAATACAAAGGCTGGTTCATCTTCTATACCAATTGGCAGGAGCGAGATGACGTTATAAGCAAAATTGTTAATAATGAAGGAGTTTGTAAAAGTAGAAATATTTCTGATAAGAGAAAAGAATTTTTGAAGGATTTTCATCAGAATATTTCTATATACCTGAGCAAGGCTGACTCTGAAATGTTTTCCGATTTTGAAATACTCAATGCATTAAGATATGAAGATTAAGATCTAAGAATGATATTGTGGACTATATCTTCACCACTAGAGAGAATTAAATATGGAGGGGCTTAGTCCCCTCTGTATTTTTATTCATTTTCTAATGGGACTGGCGCTTCGAACTATAGCATTCCACTGTAGCTCTACTGATTAGTCTCTACACTTTCAATCTATAGAAAGTTTTCTATAGAAAGCTTAGCACGGTATTAGCGAACTACCCATAGTGGTGGCTATGGGCTTCAACTTCTCTTAGGGAGCGTATTCGTGCGTTTGGAATAAGTAGGTGGGTCAGTCCTACTCCGCCTTATTTAACTCCTACCGTTAGCAATAGATATGTATTATATCTATCACACCGCTTGTTAGGCGTTCACCAGTTTTTTCTTGTAGCATATTGCTATGCTAGGGGACCACAACGGCTATCGGTTCAGTCCCCACCCAAACCTTTGAGCATGGAATTGCTGAAGACAGCTGTATCTACAAACTGTATTCCAACTTTGTCACTATCTGTAGATAATTTGATATCTGGATAGAAAGGATATTCTTTTCCATTGTAAATTAGCTTGATATGATTTCTTGTAGATTGTACTCTGATTCTATTGATGAATAAACCTTTATCCGTCCCAACTGGATATCTAGTAACAACTACATGTCTTTTCTCACAAACTTCCACGCAAGCTAAGTAGAGTAGATCTGTAATCGTGATAGGTCTCTCTAGAGAAGATAAAATATTATTCTCGTTCATCATCTTCCCCTTCATATAGATATGAGTTACTAGAACTTTATAACCTCCATCCCCAGTTTCACAAATAACCTCAATAGGTTTGAATCTGTTATTCGGATTCTTGATAAAATCCAAAATCATTCTATTGATCTCTTTATCTGAAAACTGGGTATCCGGATCTTTAACTGAAGCAGAGAGAGCTTTGTGGTTTACATAATCATAGAATACTAGAGAAGGAGAATTCATAATTTCTCTGGTGAAAAAGTTCTTCAGCCAAGCTTCAATGAATGGCATAAAAGCCGCACAACACTGAGAGATTGGCAATGCTGTATATTCCAATCCAATCATGTTGTCTTTTACAGTTTCACACGCATACGAGGGAGCGCTAATAACAGATCTAGTTCCGTAGTCCACTCTTTTCCCTAAAAGATATTGATGGATTAATCCTGATTTTTTGCTAAGCTGATTTTGGCAGTACTCGAATATGCTAGCTAATAACTCTTGTACTTTAGCTTGGGTAGCATATTGGGTTCTAGTAAAAATCCCACCTTCCTGTAGCATTGCTATAGCTCTAATAAGTGAAGTATAGTAGGTGTTTAACTCGTGAACCTGATCCGATGTTTCAGAGCCAAATGAGATATCCCTGTAAGCGGGAGGGCATACTAGCTCTTTAGATATGAAAGCTTCGTCTTTAGTTAAAGACATTAATAGATCTACAGAAGTTTTGTCTGAAGAACCCAGCTTACGCCAGTTAATTTCATCCCAATGTTCATAGAGATTATGAACTCCTGTCCAACCTTCTTCCTCGGCTACCATAAGAAGTCCATTCATTACATAGAAATTTTTAGTTCCATTTACCAATGAAACTATATCTCGGAATACACCTTTCTTCATTACGTTTAAATAGATATGAGGGTGAAGAAAATGATTCTTCAAATCAATATACGCGTAAGTAGTTCTACGTTCTACTTTAGAAGCTCCGAAGATATCATTTGAAAATATTCCTTCTGGGTCATATCTGTCTCTAGTAGAAGACATGATCGGTGAAGTAACTTCTTTCAATTCATTTGTCTTAACCAATTTTTCGATGTCCAGTAAACCTATACGCATTGTGTTGTTAATACCTCCTTTGGAATGTTAAGGAATTTATATATTCTTTATATAGATAGCTAATTTAAAAAGATAAAAGGAGAGAAAATTTAGATGAGAGAAAAGCTTATCGCTTTAGGAGAAGTGACTAGGGAACATTGCAGCCAAGATTTGAAGCAGTACCATAAAGATCATTGCCGTAAGTTAATTGAATACGGGAATGATATTTTCACTCATCTAGGAATCCACGATTGTAGGTGGGAATTGGAGTTAATAGCATACGGGCATGATCTGTTCAAGAAGTATTCATTGGATAGAGGAGAGCTAGAATGGGAAGGGATTAAGATCCCCTGTGATACGAAGAAATACATTGATGAGAATAAAGATGTATTGGAGAAGTTTGGATTGGAAATGATTGATTCAGAAAATTTCTCTAAGCATCCTACAGCGGCTGGAATATTTCTCTATAAGGAACTTGGTATAGAGGATCCAGCATTGATCTATCCAGTATTTTTTCATTCATGCCCCGTGGTTTCTGTTTATAGAGAATTAGATGAGAGAACCAGAACACTTGTCGATGTAGTAATGCTAGCCGATAAGCTGTCGGCTAATTCTCTAACCAGAGATTTCAAAAAGTGGCATAAGAAAGTGAATATGGATTTATGCCTCTATGGAGAAACTGGTAGAGAGTTTAACTACACCAATGCGTTGTTAACAGCTAAGATTCTCGGACAGGCAGGTTCTAAGGACGTAATATCAGTAGAGAGTGTCAGATATTACTACTATAGAGCTTGTGAGCAGAATCCGGCTTTAGATAAGTACAGCAGACTTCTTGGAGGAAAGAAGCCCTGGAAACTTAAGAAAGTTGAAACTCCTCCGGAGGATATTGAAAGTAAGTTGAATGAGATTCAGGGGCAAAACCCAGTTCTAGATACAGACGTTATTGAGCCTGAAAAAAAGGAAGTCCAGGAGAGTGGGATTAAGAAGTATCTGAGAAAGTTTATAGAGTTCCAAGAGAAGATCTTTGGATTAAAGGAAGAATAAAAATGTAAGGGGCTTTAAGCCCCTTACATTTACTTTAGCATCTGCGCTTTTACTTTTTGCTCAACTACGTGTTTTTCAATCAATCCAGCAATCAGAGTATTGAGAGCCTCAGTACCTCCAATTGCTTTATTGAGGATTTCTCCATCTTCGGTCAGAGAACTAGGAAGGGACTGATCCACTAGCTCTTTAGCCATTCCTTTTACATAGACAGCATCCTCTTCAGAAAGCTCTCCATTATTCTCTTCTTTCAATCTATTGACAGTAACCATCATACTAGCAACGGCAGCATCTACGGCTTTATCAATCTCAGTCGCAAGATTCATACTGACATTTGTCAATGACTTCAAAGATTCCATTTCATATTTAGCTACTAGAGACTGGCCAATTTTCTGTACATAGCTCTTGATAATCACCAACAGAGTAGATCCAATTGCCAACATAGCCGGAATCAAAATAACTTGCACTGCCATATCTGCCATCTGATGCAAAAATTCCCTCATTACAAACCCTTCCTTTCGGATATTATTAAAAGCTTCAAAAATTAAATTTATGTCGCGTACGAGAATTACTGAGTAAAATAAAACTTAAACCATTTTACCATAGAAGGAAGTGTAAGAGAAAATGTTTAAATTGGAGAAAAAAATAAAATTCTACAAATCTCAATTTGATGAATTAGTATTTGAAAGATATGAATCTCATGTAGTGGATAGACTCAGTATTGATCTAGATAGTCTATTATTTTTATCCAGATATCTATTGAAGCATAATAAAGATCTGGATAAACTAGATGAGATAGAAAAAGAATTTACGGAGAAATCTTCTGCACTAAGAAAAGTATTTGGTGAAGTGATTTATTTTTTATTGATAGATAAGCTTAGATTAGGAAGTAATGAAGATATAGTAGATATTCTTACCAGTGATATGAAAATAGATACTACTTATATCTCCTTTACAATCAATATCATATCTAAAAATGAAGAGTTTCTTAATAGAATAGATTCTATATGTAAGGATGATGAATTATTCAATTTATATCCAGATAAGTTCTTTAGATTTATCTCTGATTCATATAATGATGGAATTGCCAAAGCATATCCGGAATTGTTTGCCGATAGAAGTAACGATAAAATAGGGGTTGGGCGAGATCATGATGTGTTTTGTCATTCGCTCACTCTACAAACAAGTGAAGCCTGTAGCCTAATGTGTGAATATTGTATTTGCGGGGATTCACTGATAGAGAAGGCAAACGGGTCTGTAGATTATATAAAAAATATCCGAAGAGGCGATATGGTTTTAGCTTTCAAAGAATCTATAGGAGATAAAAAAGGTAGTATATTAAATATTAAATTTAAAACTGATTTATGGGCCGAAGTTACTAGAATAATGCATAGAAAAGTTAAAGGATATTTCTTGATATCCCACCCCAAATTTAGAAGACCTTTAAAGATTACAGGAGAGCATCCTATACTAACAGAGTATGGATGGATGGAAGTATGCGTTCTGAGATACGATTATGGAATAGCCTATCTGAGTAGAAATAATGAAGTTGAATTTGTTAGAGATTATGACATAGAATGGAAGAATGAAGAGATAGAAGTATATAATCTGGAAACTACTAAATCTACTTATATTGCAAATAGATTCCTAGTTCATAATTGCTATCAATTCAACAAGACTCCTATGAGAATGAATTTTAATACTGCCAAATCCTTCATAGATAAATTATTGAATGATGAATATGGGTATATCAATAGATACAACTCTCCGGCTCTAATTCTAGAGTTCATCGGCGGAGAACCTCTGATGGAAATTAAATTGACTAGAAGAATCTATGAGTATTTCTTGGATAGATGCTATGAGTTAAATCACCCATGGTTTAAATTCCACAGAGTTAGCATCTGTTCTAATGGGATGCAATACTTCGATAAAGAAGTCCAAGATTTCTTCAAGGAGTATTCCTGTAATATTTCCTTTAATATATCTATAGATGGAAACAAAGAACTCCATGACGCTTGTAGGAAACAGCCTAATGGAGAAGGAAGCTATGACATCGATATGTTAGCATTAAATCACTATAACAAACACTTCACTCCAGAGAGAAACTCTAAGATGACATTAGCTCCTCAGAATATGAAGTATCTATTTGAATCTGTTAAGAGTTTTATAAACAACGGAATGAATTCGATAAATTTAAATTGTGTATTTGAAGAAGGATGGAATAAAAAAACAGCTCTATTGGAGTATAACGAATTAAAGAAATTAGCAGACTATATACTGGAAAATGATTTAGAGAATTTATATATCTCTATATTCAATGAAAGACAAGAAGATGTTCAAGAGAAATCTGTAGATGGTAATTTCTGTGGGGCCGGTTCTGCATCTATGCTAGCAGTTAGACCTAACGGGCAATTCTATCCATGTATAAGATATATGCCAACCTCTATAGGTTCTGATAAGGATGATCTTTGTCTGGGTACTGTAGATACTAAGTTGATTGGTAGAGAAGAAGGCTCCGAAATAATTAAGATGTTGGATAGAAACACTAGAAGAGGGCAAGTAAATGATATCTGCTACAATTGCCCTATTGGAAACGATTGTCCTTCGTGCTCAGCGTTAGGCGTAACAGTTTTCAATGACAATAATAAGAAGGTAACATTCATTTGCATCCAGATGATAGCAGAGGCATTAGCTAATGTATACTACTGGAATCTATTATCCATAAAACATCCTGAGTATAATCTTCCAGTTAGAAAAAATAATGTTCCAGATGAATGGAGTTTATTGGTAATAGATAAAGAAGAATTAGATTTTTTGAAAAAAATAGAATTGTCAGCAATGATGAATAAATTAAATAATAAAATATAATAGAGGGGAATTTCCCCTCTATTATATTTTATCAATCTATATAATTAAAATTGTAATCCCATATATTTATAGGAGGTAAAAATCAATGTCTAAAATATTATCTTTTAACGGGCGAGGTGTAATATTAACACCTGACTCAGAAACTAAATCCCTCACCATAGAAGTTGCCAATGATGGTTCTTTTAGTTCGGATATCATTAAAGCTTTAAGAAATGACAAAGCCGAAAGTTATAATACGTTTGCATCATCATCAGAAGTTCCCGCTATGTTCAATATGTCGCCTCCCTCCGATTTCCCAAAATTTATTAATACTAACGGAAGTATCACTTTTAAAAGGGCGGGAGTATATAGATTTTATTTAGTCGGAGGTGGAGGAGCAGGAACTACTTATTGGAGCGATTCCAATAGTACGCTCAGAAATGCTACTGCTACTACAGTTACAATTTCTCCTGAGAAGACTTTAACGGCCCGTCCCGGTAAAGATGGAACAATGGGTTCACAGTCACCCGCTAATCCTCCATATGATGGAACCAAAGGTTCAGTGGTAGGAGGATTGGCAGGGCAGTCAGGTGGGAATGGAAATCTTTTTAACGGAGGAGTCAGTAGAACTAGTAAATGCGGAGGAGGAGCTGGTTCTCCATTAGTATTATTAGACGGACTACAGTTATCAATGTTTCCTACTATGGCAGACAAATTAGCTTCCGATGCTAAAATTCATGGAGGACCTATATCTGCCGATGTTGGATATGGTTACGGAGCTGGAGGAGGGGCTGCATGTGATAGTAACGATAACCGCGGTGGATCTGGAGGTAATTCTGGATATCTAGTAATAGAAGAAGTAAGAATTTCTAGGAATTCTACGATACATATCTTTGTAGGTCAAGGAGCTTACTCCGAAGCTAAACATAAATACAGTTCAAGTTTACTAGGACAATCCTACGGAGCAAATGGAATCGTAATAATACAATGGCTGCCAAGTGAATAAAAAATATATAGAGAGGGGTTAACCCCTCTCTATATATTATCTCAATTATGAGTTACGATAAAATCGTTTGTCAAGTATAAATCAGATTCAGAATCTGTTAAAATTGATCTACATAACTTTCTTCCAATAGGTTGAATATCTTTGATCGTTAGATTATTGAACTTTTTGGTTTCTGGTTTACTTAGACTCTCTATAGCCAGATTTAATTTATCCGGATGAGTAAATATCTTGGTTTTGAAAGCATTAGGAATTGAGAAGAATATTCCTATACTCTTTCTATTATTTTTGATAATTCTAGTTAGATCGTATGCAATAAATCCTAATCCCATTATCATTATCTTCAATTGCCCGATTAGCTTATTCGACATGAATGCAAATGTTACAGAACGTTTGGTATCGCTCTTTCTAATATATCCAGCATTATCCATCAATCCTTTCAGAAACTCTATCCTATTCTCGTAGGTATTATACATATAATCCTCTGGGATTTCTCTATACCTCAGATCCCTTCCCACCATTATAGGATAATTTCTAAAGAAACTATATGCATTTACCCCTCTATCGTTATTGAAGAATAGATACGTCTTATCCTTCAAACCTCTTCTGAAAATGAATCCATATTTCTCAGCTATTACTTCTGGAACGTAATCATCATTACTTTTTATTCCCAAATTCCCATTCATGACATCTCTACTACCCACAAAAGCTCCCATTACATATGGATCTACATCTAACTTTCTCTCCTCATAATCTACTTTACAATCTAATGCGTCTATCTTGTATTTGTAATTATGAGGATCTTTTCCACTATAATGTTTCTTAATACTTTCTGAGAATGATTTATAATCCATTGCTATGTCATCCACTTTAGCAATTACAGCTTTACTTCTTCTATACCATCTAGAAGTAACTGCCCAATTCTGAGAAGAATCACACTCTGTACTTCTTCCATCACTAAATGTAATCCTATACGTATCTCTACTCTTTACATTGCCAACATCTATGACGTTTATCCTATTTCCTTTATTATCAAAAATAATATCGCCTTTTGAAATCTTCTCTAAAATCTTAAATCCGTTTACCGTAGGAATCAACGTATCAATAGGCTGCATTGCAAATCCTCCCTAAAAATAAAATAATAGAGAGGGGTTTAAACCCCTCTCTATTTAATGTTTAATAGTCCATTGATCTATCATCAAATTTGAAATGTTCCACAAAAGGAAGTTTCTCTTTCAAAGAAGGAATTATAATCTCCTTAACGTCCTCCCAAATAGGATATTTATTCACTTCTTCATTTAGATTGGCCCAATTGAATCCGTATTTGTTTTTACTTCCTTTGAAAGTATATCGAGTTTTATTTCCTTCTATCAAACCTTTATTTCTTCCATATATAATTAAACTTCTCAGAGAATCAAATCCATTCTTATAGGAAAATACTAAGTCAAAATTAACTCCTTTATTGCTATTACCCGACTGATTGGAAGAGGACTTAATAGGCTCTATGGTCACCAAATGACCCGCGAATCCATCCTTTTCTTCAGAGTAAGCATCCGAGGGTTTAGCTATCAATTTTACGATGTTATATGGATAATATAACAATATCTTTCCTCCGGGAATACTCTCGTCTTGTTTCAGAAACATTTGCTGTTTCGTAGGCTGAACAAAAGCATTCATGCTCATATTGGTATTGATATGATTTATTGCATAGATGATAATATTTGCCTCTTTGCATAATGGGAGCATGTCCTTGAAGAAGCCTTTTATCGTCTTAGCAGAACGGGCTCCTTCAGTATTACTTTGAAGCTGCTGAGCCTCTGCGAATTCTTTTTCATTATTGACGGAAAACGTTTCATTGATAACAGAAGTAATTGAATCGATGATAATTACCGTAGGCTGTAATATTCTAACCTGCTGATTGAATTCATCGGTATATGGAAGCTCTATGGTCAATTCTTTAGCATTTTGCATTTTAGCCCCATATATTTTCACAATCATTTCTTGTATAGTATCTAATCCGATGAATCCAGATTTCAAAATATATCTTCCATTATCTTGAAAATCCACATGCGGCAACCTAGTAATATTTTCTAACCTACTAAGATCCATCCTTTGTTCCGCATCGAAATGAATGATACTTCCGTATTTATACGGACGAACAATGTTAGAGGCAAGTTGTGCGGCTATAGTACTTTTGCCAGAACCAGTTCCACCTATGAAGAGATTAAAAGTACCAACTGCCTGTCCCACTCTCGGCTGTTGTTCAACGATCTCTCCTAGCTCATTATGGATATTTACTACTGAGCCGAAGTAGTAATCAAACAGTGGAAAACCTGTTTTCAAAAATGCTGTAGTAACATTAGTGCTGAATAGATTCTTCTTATCATTTTCTCTTAGAGCTGCTATAAGAGGATTAAACGTTTGAGACTTTTCAAATTTCTTAATTATCTTCTCTTCTAACGTATTCTCAGTCCCTTCTTCTACGTTATCATTTTTCTTCTTAGCCATTTTAAACATTACTCCCTTTCTTTTATATGATGGAAATTTATACTAGGGGGAAGTTCCCCCTAGTATTTTAATTTACTTATACAATGAAGATTACTCTATCTTCTATAGAAGATAGACCTAAGATACCTTTGTTTACATCCTTAGATGTAACATTGCCTATTTTAGATAGATACTTATTTCGTTCTCTTATCATCATAGATTCAATCCTATCTACTTCATCAATATATCTATCTGAAAAAGCTAAAGTAGATTTATAGAAATATGATTTAGCAATTTCCATTGGATCTATTTCAGATACTTTATAGTGAATTTCTCTTATATTACCCATATCATTCGCCCCATTCTACTATGAGAATATATAAAGATCTATCTCTTGATTATTTTTAGAGCTTCTATTTCTTCTTTAGTATTACTAGGATTAGGAGTATGATAAGTTGGATTTGTTGGTTTGATATTATGCATGATAGAAGTAGAATCTGCTGTATTACTACATTGAGTGGAGCAATGATTCTCACAACTTCTATCACAAGTCATCATACAAATCTTGTGGCAGCTGGTATCACAATGGAAAGAGCAATTATTGGAACAATGACTGCATTGGCCAGAACATCTAACGGAACATTGCCCGATGCATTTTCCAACACACGAATAGCATAGATTGGAACAAGAGCTACATTCATTATTGCAGCTATGCATGCAATAAGATGTACAATCTAACTGACATTGCATATCACAATAGTTGGTGCAGATATTATCACAACAATAGCCGCAAGTTCCCTTACAATGATCAAGACAAGAATGACTACAATTGAATGCACAAGATGAGCATTGGGAGTAACATGCATTTTCACATACAGCTGTACATGAACTTTCGGTGCAGGACATTCTGCAACAAGATGAGCATGACGAAGTACCGTCGATGCCGCATTGCGTTCTACAAGAGGAACTGAAACAACTTGTATTGCAATTCTTAGAGCATAGAGCGGTGCAGTTATTCTTTCCACATGTTCCTTTCTCTCCATTTACACATGACGCAGCGCATCCTTGCCCACAGATAGTAGAGCATTGAATATTGCAATTATCGTGACAAGACGTTTTACAACAACCAAAACAACTATGAACACACTCACCAACACAAACTGTGAAACAAGTAGATACACAATCAGCAGAGCATTCTGATCTGCATCCTCTTCCAATTCCTTTAGTGAAGGAAGAATGTTCGGAAGGATTATCTATACAACTCTTAGAACAAGTAGCCTGACAGGAATAAAGACAAGAGTTGAAGCAGAGCTGTTTACATCCTGCATCCGTACAAGTTGCAGATCTATTCGGATAAAATCTACAAGAGTAAGAGCAACTATCTTCACAAGAATGACTTCCTTTAGCGTTGGGAGTTACTCCTGCTTTTATACAAGAATACCCTGCTCTATCTCTACAACAGGTTTTACAAGTATACATACAAAGAGTGGTACAACCAGTACAAATGTTACCACAGTTAGCAGTACAAGCTTCTCCGCACCTCTGATGACATGTGGTAGCACAACTCTCACTACACTCCGAATAACACGTTGTATAGCATAAGCCGGTACACTGTAATCTACAAGAACCTGGGACTCCTTGTTGAACTGGTCTATTTCTAAAAGAAGTACCAGGTTCAGGATTCCTAGGATTCATTCCATAAGTAGATGAAGGAGGAATTTCTTCTATTACTTTCTTCTTAGAAGATTCTTCGTTCCAGCTTCTATCTACTATTTCTCCAGGTTTTGTATTAAAAGGTTTATAATCATCAAAGAAGAAATTTTCATCAGGAACTCCTTCTTCTCCGTTTGACTCACCGGCTTCCATTACATATTTCCCATTCTCTTCTTTATATCTTCCTACATGCCCTTCTATAGGAAATTCATCAGATTCTTTATTTAATCCTCCATTTGGATCTTCATAAATACCATCTGAATTAACAACAGTCTTCTCTTCATTCAGAATATCGGATTGAGCTTTTCTTAATGCTTTCTCTATCTTATTTGGATCTCTAAACGGTAAGCCAGACTCTTCTTCTCTTCCGTAATATAGATCTATATTCAGAATCTTGGCTAATCCCACTAATAGATTCTTGATCTCTTCTATTTCTAACTTAGAAGAAGAATCATTTCTTCCATTAGCTGGATTATCTCCTATTAAAGGAAAATGAATATTTTTTGTTTCTTCTATAGATTCACTAGAAGGTGTATTGATAGTATAGGTCTTATCTGTAATCTTCATCTGAGGAGATTCTGGCGGAGTTACTAGAGGAGAATTTCTATCCTGTCCTACCTTAGGAGGTACTAATGGATTCCACCAACTGTAAGTACCTCTTCTCTTTATCTCTTCATTTATCTCTTCTCTTAGTTTTTTGAATTCTTTACTGGAGAAATATTTGGAATTCATATTATCACTTCCTATTATGATGAAATTGAGTAAAAATTTAATATGGGGTGTATTGCAAAGTATTTTAGAAGGGATAAGACCTCATATTAATTTTCTGCTAATTTTTCATTGAGAAAGGAGATAGTTAGATATGAATATGAGCAGAGCTATTACCCATCTAAAGATGCAACTTGGGTTGTATAACTTATCTCTGCCATTTAAGGATGAGATTACCGGAAATACTATTCCAGTAGAGAATGTAATTAGAGATGTATTAGTAAACGTTACTATTCCTATATATAGTCAGTATAAACCTTGGATCAGAGAAGGAACTCAGGATATAGCCACTCTTCCTCTAGTAGATAGAAAGAGTAATATTTATATGCTGCCTGCATTTCTAACCACCACTCCAGTTATGTACGTAATAGATGTTAGCATGCCTAACATGAATACGAGAGGAACTTACGGAGATATAGCTCCGGCTTACGGGATAAATAGATCCGTTCAAGGAGTAATTACGTCGCAGGAATATATGATGTTAGCCGGATTGATGAGAGCCGAACCTACGTTTGAATACTTGGGAGAGAATAAAATTAAGCTGTTTGGATTTCCTAGAACTGCATTGGATTTTGAAGTAGCCTGTGAACATGAGCCAAATGGTGAAACTATTCCATATAGCTGCTATGATAGCTTCATGCAGCTAGCTATGTTGGACACAAAGATGTTTCTCTATAACACTCTGAAACTTTACGATGGAATTCCTTCTGCATTTGGAAGTATCCAACTTAAAGTTGAAGAACTTCAAGGAGCCGATAGTGAAAGAACAGCCCTACTGAATCAATGGAATGATACGTTCCATCTTGATTTGGATAACTGGGAGTTCTTCTAATAAACTCAATATTTTTGAATAGGAGGAATCCATATTGAGTAAAGAATTAAATTTTAAACATGGTATTGGAATTAATTTACAGGCAGATGAACATGATAATAGTATTACCATTGCTACAAATATTTTGACTGATAGTCTTGATAATAGCGAAGACAATAAGACTCATAACGCTAAATGTGTCAACAAAGCCTTCAATGAAACTCTGAAGTCTAAGACTACTACAGAGCCGGTTAACACTGAATCAAAGGATTTTTGGTTAGCTCTTGGAATGGGAATTTATGCTTTAGAGGGAAAGGGAATGGCTTTTGTAGTAGGGGCTGTTAATTCTGATAAAACCGTTTTCATGATAGAAGAGAATGGATTAATTGCTACCACTAGAGTTACTTCTACTACAGATACTATTACATGGAAACGAATGATTTCTATAGATGAAGTTCCTAAGTCCTTCAATGCTATTAAGGTAGGAGACAAGACAATTTCTGCTGAAGATTAAAAATATACAAGGGAGGGGTTTAAACCCCTCCCTATAATAATCGGCTCGTTCAACCCTTCTAGTAATTATACAATGAATATTTTTAATTGAAAGGAGTTTACGTATTATGACTCTAAAAGAATACATAGAAGAGATTAAGATTTCTCCATATACCATAGATAGCTTTGAATTGGCTAAAGAAAGCATTGAATTAAATCTAGCTGCTATGTATCTTGATTCCTATAACTTCATTCAGGAGAATAAAATTGTAAATGACAATCTGATCTATATCTACACTGAATCGGGTTCTTCTGATATAGAAGCTAAGAAACAAAGTTTCTGGAATAGAGCAATTGCTTTTCTGAAGAAAGTGTTAGGAATTATTCTCAGGCCATTTGGAGTTATATATAGCATACTAAACAAGTTTGGGAATATGCTTAGAGAAAAAATTACAAGTACTAAGAAATTCATTAGTAAAACTAAATCGTCTATACGATATATGGATGATCCAGATTTCGATATAGAGCATTGTAAGAAGCAATACATTATCACATTTCAAGATTTGAATAAACAAGATCCCAGTTTATTTGAAATGATTAAAGATGAAAAGTTTGATACTATTACACCAGATATAGATCTAGAAGAGTTTGATGATATCTTCAGAAAAACTGGAATGTCTGAGGATAAAATCCAATTTACAAATAACTTGATAAAATTTATCTTCGGTGTGACCGTAGATATTCCAACCAGAATCAGTATGATCAGCGGCAGATATAAATTGTTTATGGAACCTTTTCAGAAGATCTGTGATATGAAAGAAATAACAGATGCAGATTGTGAATTTATAAATAAAACAATTTCAGATTCGAATAATAGAATAATTGAATTTAGTAATACTGATACAGAGAAATGTACTCTAGAAGATGTCAATCTGTTTGAGAATAATTTCAAAGATATTTACAAGATGATTATTAGAGCTAAAGAGCACGTAACATCAGTAAGTTCACAAAATTCTGAAAAGGTAAATTTGTCTAATGTAAATAAGACTCTGGCCGCCTTACAATCATTTGCTAATGAAATGAACGGTACCGTAGATGAAATCAGTGATTCGTGTAGAAAAAATCTAGATTACATCGGGCGTGCCAGTAGTTGGTACCAAAGGATTGTAATGGCTCCTAAAATGGACTACAAAGGAAGTGAAGAATAGATGTCTACTATAGCGGATTATATCAGAGAAGCTGAAGCTTTTCCATATAGCATAGATAACTTTCTTATGGAGAAGGATTTGTTAGATCTGAATCTGATGAATGTATATTTAGAATCAAAAGAGTTTCTTGAAGAGAATCAAGAATTTTCTTATATCTTCAAAGAGGCATACGATGATAAGTTTACTAATACTTCTGAAAAAGATTTCTGGGATAAACTATTCAATGCTTTTGTTAGAATTCTTAAGTGGCTGCTTAAACCATTTAATGCCATCTATGCTTTTTTGAAATCATTCTTTGATAAAGAGAGAATTGAAGAAGAAAAGCTTGCTAAGATGGAAGCTGATTTAGTTAAGTATATCAAGATAGATCCTCCGGTTAAAAAGGTAGAGGCTATGATGCTTCCAGATGAAGAAGTCTCTAAACCTCTGCTCGATACATTACAGGATTTCAAGAATAAGCATTCTCAACTATGGAAAGATATTCTAGAAGGAAAATTATATGGGGAGATTGGAAATGTAAGAAATATTCAGAACTCTAAATTCAGAGATAAAGAAGTTCTGATTTGGATCAAAAGAATAGGTAAATATAGCCATATAGGAAATGAGGAACAGAAATTCTTAGAAAATTTATATCCGGCTATTCATATCAAACGATATGAGGTTCCTAATTTCTTCGCTACTATATACGAAAATAAAGATACTTTAATGGAATTTATTAGAGTAATGAAAAAAGTATTTTCCAAAGAAAGAGTTAAAAAGCCAATCTATACGGCTAAAGATATAAGAATTATGACTGATAGATTGAGAGAAGAGCATGATTCAAAAGGAACTTATCTTCTTCACTTGAATAAAGCCCAGGAGTTCTGCGATGTATTTAAACCAATTCTCAGAGGATTGAAAGAGGTCGTAGAGATAGTAGATAAATTCGTCCATGATGAAGAAAAATTAGTAGAGAACACAGAAAAGCAGAAGCAAGGATTTATTGATCTATTAGCAGAAACTAGAAAGCTAGTTGGAGTGCTAAATGATCATACTCCTCATGCCGTGAATAAGCTGGTAACCCATAAGAATAATATCTATGCTATGCAGAATCTCTGGAAGAAGATAATTCCAATGATAAAAGCTATAGAGGAAAACGTTAGAAAAAATAAAAAGGTGGATACGCTTGACGATAATGATCAAAAACTCTAGGCAGGGGTTAACCCCTGCCTATTATTTTCTATAAAGGGAGTGATAAAAATGATTATTGGAGAGATTAGAATTCCCAGACCTACTTCTGAATCTACTTGTAGAATTACCCAGAATTACAAATTAACTGAAGTAGCGGATTATAGAATTCATGTAACTGGATGGATGCCTAACATCCAGTTTGAAGAATCTATGATTGACAGATATCCTATAGAGGAATCCATCTTCGTAAATGATTCAGAAACCAAATTGATTTTAGAAAAGGATATTGAATGCCAGAACTTCATGACCACTAAGTACATTGGGCGAGCTCCTCTGGAATACTATGGACCTCCTACAGAAATCGGCAGGCAATTTCTCTGTCAGACTAAATATGGAGATCCTGGATACTATTCCAGAGTATTTGGAACTCAGGATGCCCTTAGTGGATTTAATAACAAAGCAAATGAACTGGAACTTAGACCTCTAGCAAAGGATGATTCCGAATGAGAAATACATACATAGATGAATATATTAAAGAAGGACAAAAGGATGTTTATGGATTAAAACACTTCTACGATACAATTTTACTTTTTAACTATGATAACGATAGGATTATTAGAATTCCTTGGAATGATTTCTTTCTGAAATACAAATATGAACTGGAAGAAACTGTCCAACTTTACAATGTTCCTGTAAAGAACTTTTATAGACCTAAGAGCGTTTCTTATGATATTTATCAGACCACAGAACTATGGTTAGGTTTGATGAGATTGAATAACTTCAGAAATATCACTGAATTTGATCAATCTATCATCAGAATATTTGATCCAATACAATTGAAAGAGTTAGTTAATATTTTCTTTAAGAGAGAGAAGAAGATAACTTGATATCTTTATATATCAAATTGAAAGGAATGATATGTCATGAACGATGATATGTTTAAACTGGATATATTTAGAGAGAGTGCGGAAGAAAAGAGTTGGAAAGAATTTATAACTAGAAAGAAAAAGGAGATTAGGGAGAAATACTCCGGCCCAGGCTTCGTAGATTTAGGTAATCCTCTTAAAATTCCTTTCGGTCCTCAAGGTATGGCTATAATGGAAGCCAGAATAAGAAGAGGGTTGCCTAGAGCTAAAAAAGGATTGGGTATTCCCATATTAGGAACTACGTTATTTATCAGAGAAAGAGATGGAAAAATAGTAACTGAATCCGTAGAAGACCCATTCGAGGAGGATAATTTATCAAGTTATGATGAAATTTTGTTAGAATCTATTGGAATAAATGAAATTGAAAGAATAATAGCTAAATTTGGAGAGATGTATAAAGTTAAGATCGAAGTTTTCAGAAGAGGGTCTATGTTATATAATGCTATGGCTAACGATAACGTGGCTTTTCAAACCATCGAATGTAATAGTATGAATATTGCCCAATTAAATGATACTGGTGATATGGAACGATTATATTTTACTGGGCATGCCGATGATTATATGATAATCGTAGCTCCAGAACTTATAGCCCCAACTCTATTAGGCCCTATGCAAATTAAACATTTGCTACTTCATGAATATGGGCATGTTAAAACTATGGGTAAAATCCCACTAAAAAGATGGTTAGAGTATAATTTTAAGATACGAGTATTGAATGGCATACCCTCGTTATATGGTATAATAGATATGAGAGAATATCATGAACTGCTAAATATATATCAATGTGTTTATTATAATTTATATCCTGAGATTGTAGCAAATATGTATGTTAATTTAGATTTTCGTATTTTATTAAGAGATTTACACCGGACCGAACCACCTAGTGACTGGGATAAATCTAGGCTGGCCAACATAATTGATATCAGGCCGCCGGCGAATGTTTATCCAATTCTCGAAAAATGGGTGATAAGACAAGAAAGACTAACTAATTCAGAATATACAGAATATTCTGACTTTATGATATCTTTGTATGATAGGTGTTTTTCAAAAGATACAGTTCGAGTTTTGACTAATTTATTATAGATTAAGGAGGTAATTTAATATGGATAAAGATTTATTTACTCTAGATCCTTTTAAAGAAGAAAAGATTATTGTTGAAAATAAGAATGCTAATGTCAATGATCTTTTCTATTTAGAAGGATGGAAAGATGTGTTGAAGAAAGGAATCGATATTGCTAAGAAAACTATTAAGAGAATTAGAATGCTGCCTAGAGTTCCAAAAAGCCCATTGGGTTGTGATATCATTCATAGCATCATTCTCAGAATGAAACCTAATAATATTCCTGGAATACCTATCTTAGGAACTCCTTTCCGTTTAGTGAAGAAGAATAATGAATATGTAATTGAAAACGGTTATTATACAATTACTGAGAAAGATATTCCTGAGACATTTTTATCTGAAGGATTTTTTGGATCCGGTAGTAGGACTCTAGAAGAAAAGATAAATAAATTTGCAAAAAAGAATAATGTTGAGACTATCATAGCCAAACCCGGGAGTGCTCTAGAAGCCAATCTCAAGCAAGTTCAAACCCCAGCTATTGCCGTCATGATGAATGAAAGTAATGAGAAACAGTTTCGTGCAACGGGCGATATCGCTAAGCTAACTTCTGGGGGTTATAACGGGAAAGCACTAATAGTGTATAGCCCTGCCGTATTTCCTCCTAACGCTATATCGGACAAACTGCTGGATCGTATGCTATACCACGAGTTTGGACATGTTAAAACTTTTCATCTGGTAACAGACGATGACTGGACTGAATACTACGCTAAAGCAGGAATGATTAGAATGCTTTGGACTATCAATCCGAACACGATTTCTGTTTCAGATGGTAAAGAGCTTACTGCTGTAATGAATGCCATATATGCTAATCTTAAACCGGAGAAATTAGCTAATGATTATTCCAAATTGGATTTCAGATTCGTGTTAAGAGAGTTATACCGAGTAGAAGTACCAGATGATTGGAGATCTAGAAAAATAGCCAGATTAATAGATTTGAAAATTCCTTCAGATGTTCTGAGTATCTACGATAAATTATCTAAAGCGATTTCATATAACGCTACCAAGGATATGTATATTAGATTAATGGAAAATGCTATAAACATATATAGTGAACTCTTGGAAGAAAAATTTGCAAATCCAATAATAAAAGAACTAAAGTATGGGTTAGAAAATCTAAAATCCATAAAAGAATAAATTTGAATAATATATACTAGGAGGGGTTTAACCCCTCCTAGTATATTATCTATCTAATTACGGGATAATTCTTCAGAGTCAATTCTCTTCTTAGTAGGACCAGCTGCCAGAAATACAGCCATAAACGCAATAGCTCCAGCAATATATCTATTGAAGTCAAATGTTATCATGTAAGCTATATAGACGATAGAATAGTATCTGGTCTTCATCTTAGGAAATAGAACTAAGATAAATACGATAGACCAGAAGTTTGATAAAACGAAGTTAATGATATCTTGCATAATCAGATCATCCTTTCTTAGAATGGCAGTTTCGTGGGAAGTTTGGTTGAAGGTTTGCCCGGGATTTTTCCAGTCATATTTTTAGCTACGCTACCAGCTATATCGCTTGGAGTTTTCCCATTTAAAGCTCCGGATATCTTTCCACTTATCTCCCCGGATACTTTATTAGCGATATCGTTTATTCCATTAGATACATTATCAGTGAGATTCTTAACAAAATTATCTGTAACTCTACCAATTCCTCCGGATAAACTTCCAGGGATATTTGACAATGAAGAACCTATAGCACCTTGTAAACCTGATAGTATTTCATTAGGTAGCTTAGACGCTAAATCCCCTAAAGCATTCTTTACCATTCCAAACGGATCCATTCCTCCGAAAAAGCTAGCTAACGCTCCTACGTTAACTTTGACTCCAATAGTAGGCTGAATCTCTAATTTGTTACCATCTGTTCTACCTTCACGGAAATCCTCAGGACTTCCTGGGGCATGCTCCAATGGGGGTTCGGGTTCTTTCTCAAAATCACTCCATCTGACAGAAGGAATCCCGTCGTTAAATTGATAATCATAACCTCGTTGGATGTAATCTTGGAAGTGTATTAAAGCCCATTTAGCATCTATGCAATATGTCAATACTACATGCATTAACGCTAATAACGTATGTTTCTCTCCTAACCACTGTAAATTCGGATAATCATCCGCATACGCCTCCATTTCTTCTATCTTCTCTTCTAAGTCATACATCTCATCCCACGGACTTCCAGCTTCAGTATTAAAGCTCATAACCTGCTCGTAGTTATCCACTTCTATCTTTTCCATCTTTTTATTCTCAGGAGTTAGATAATGGATCCTTAAGTCTCTAATAGGATTGGTATAATCGTGAGCTTTTACAGGATGCTCTTTTTCTAGTACATCAGAGTCCCAGTCATGAAGATGCTGATAGTGTTCATCTTCTTTATAGTCTTCTGGCCAGGTAAGCTGAGTGGAGATCTTATCTCTATAACCCCTTCCTTTGGTAGGAAGATTTCCTTGAAGCCAGAAGTTATGGATATGAGCCCCAGAAGGATGCCCGTGAGGAGCATTAGGAGCTTCGTTATTCACAAAGACGTTGTGAGTATGCTTAATCATTATCAGTCTAGGATCTGACATTCTACCAAGCTTGTGGATATTCAGAGAAGTAGTTTTCTTTATAGCTGTTAGGATATTAATTAACCTCTCAATATCTTTTCCATGCATTATATTACCTCCCTTCTTGTTTATATTTATTCATTACCTCATTTAATTCGTTGCATAGATAGTTGAATCTGGTCATTATACTCGAAATATCCTTATATAGATTCTCACCCTTCTTAAGTTTCTCTCTATATTGATCTTGGAACAAGCACCTACTGCAACAATGATTCTCAAATATTCTTGTAGCATTCCACATATATTTTCCACAGTATCTACATTTATGAAATCCTAAGTTCTTAATGAAGGAAAGTATTTTACCCATCATACTATCTCCTTTACTAGATATTTTCCGCTTACTACTATTCTTGGTTTAATAGAATAATATTTTGATAATCTTCCTTCTATGATGAGAGAATCATTTTTTAACATTCCATGTTGTATTTGGTCGCATACCGTCTTAGCATAATTATCCCAATCTGATTTATTCCATGGACGAATATATCCTAACTCGGATAATACTTTCTTAATCATTGAAAAAGAAGAAGGTGTTTTAATGTAGACATCTATATCTATCGTACAAGGGGTTTCTATTACAGGAAGTTCAGGATGTTCTTTCAAGTATTCTATAAACCAGTTAGCCTCACTTTTCGCTTTAGGAACATAGATAAGTGGAAATCCCATAGTATTATTTACTCTAGGTCTATGGGCAGGAGTTGGATTCTTCCACATTGTAAAGCTATATGGAACCCATTTAATCCTTTTAATCCTTCTAATCTCTTTATTTACTAGCTTATCAAATTTCTCATTCTGATATTTCTTTCCTTCTATACACTTCAATCTACCTTCTAAATCATCAGGTATCTCCCCGTAACTTTCTAGATACAATCTTTCTTCTTTAAGCATCTACCGGCTTCCTCCTTAAAAAGGAATGATATTTTAAACCACTGAAGGTAATTTTCCACAATATTACACAAAAGGAGCTGTGTTATTCAATGGACTTTCTCAAGTACTCGAATCAGAATCAGATCAACGTAATACCGAAAGAGGACTTCTCTAAGCTAATCGAAGAAACGTTTAAGGTTATCTCTTCTAACTTAGCTAAGTCCTTAGGGCCTCTGGGTAGTAGTTGTACTATCTTTGATGGAACTAATACGTCAGCTACCAAAGACGGTTACTCCATTCTCAAGTCAATGAAGTTCAAGAATATCTACAAGAATATGTTGTATAATTTGATTAAAACTCCATGTACTAAGCTAAACAATTTAGTTGGGGACGGTACTACCTCTGTGGTAGTACTGACTAGTTTACTCTTTGAGAAATATCAAGAGAGATCAGATTGGATTTCTTCATTATATAGACTCCCTAGGCAGTTTGTGCATGAGTGGGATTCTATAATTCAATCTCTAATTGAAAAGATTAATTCTTATGCTATTCCAGTGAATTCTTCCGATTATGATAGAATATATAATCTATCATACGTAGCGTCAAACGGGAATCATGAAATTAGCGATAACATTGCTAAAGTATACTCAGAGACAGAAGCTCCCAATATCAAACTCAAATCTTCTCCTACAAACAAATCCTACATTTCACCAGTAGTAGGATTTGAATTCCCTTCCAATCTAATAGATCAAATCTATGCAAAGAATGAAGATCTCTCAGTAGATTACAAGGATATTTATACTATCACTTTGGATTACAAAGTGGAAGCAGATTTTTGTAATTCAGTATTATTCCCATTAGATGATATCCTCAGAAACAAAGGAAAGAAGCTAATGGTAATAGCTCCCTCTTACGATGCCCTCTTAGCTAATACCACTCTGCAGAGATATGTGGAAATGCAGTACCAGAGATATCACGATATCAATCTAATTCTCACTCAATATGCTCAAGGTAAATTAGAAGATAATCAGCTTCTCGATCTCTGTGTAATTCTCAGAAGTAAACTGGTTACTCAGGATATCGGTAATTCTCTAAAAGAAAATATCTCCAATCTTTCAGATGGAGAGCTATATGATTACTTTGAGAACACAGATGACCCAGAGCATCCCTTCCATTCCATCATCGGCAAATGTGATAACGTAGTTTCCTCTTGTACTAATGGAAGTATCTTTAGACCCATTGACATCTTCTCAGATGAAAGATATATCGAAACTCTTAAAGTAGCAGAGAATGCTTTATCAGCAGCTAAAGCCAAAACAGACTATGAGAAGCAGAATTATGGTTTTGAAATCTCAAAAGCCAAGGCTAGGTTAAATCAGCTTCAGATGAAGAATTATATCTATTACATCGGGGCAGATTCTATTCTTCAAGCCAATATCATTCATGATGCAGTGGAGGATGTAGTAAAAGCTGTTAGATCCGCAGTTAAATCAGGCATAGTACCAGGATGCCAGCTTTCAATAATCAAAGCTACTAAAGAACTACTCCAAGAATATTCCAATAATTCTGATGAAGATTCTAATTTAAAAACCTCTATTCTGGAGCTAATCCTTCACGCCCTTTACTCACTCTACAATCTAATCCTCATTGGTCCTGATAAGTTAGGCATCATGAAGACAATTCCAAGATGGCAGTATACTACCCCAGAAGGAATGGATAATCTTCGTAAAGAAGAAGAGGATAAGAGATGGGAGATCATTGAAAGCTCGATTAAAGAGAATAAGGTATTTGATCTAGAAACGTTAAAACTCTCTGAGGATATAATTACCTCAGCCGAAACTGATACAGCTATCCTTTTAGCAGCTTCTGAATTAATCAAGCTTCTTATCAGTGGCAATCAGTGTGTGTTTATGGATGCTGCTTTAGATAGTGCAACTGAAACTAATATAGATCCACTTGTATAAATACAAGCATAATATCATCAGGGGCTTAGCCCCTGATGATATTTCTCTATCTATCATTAAATACTAGGCTTTTCAGAAGGCGCAGTCTCGGGCATTTTTAGATTTATCTTATATACATAATTTATTTATTTTGATCATATCTAAAATGATCATTGTCTTCCAATGTACTTCCGTACATTGTAATCCAATGATCCTTAGTAGCCTATACTAGATTGCATTATCCAGATTACTAACGTAATCTGTCTAATGCAACTAGTACACACTATGTACTAGCTACAAGTATCCATAGGATTATTGTCTTCCAATGTACTAAAGTACATTGTAATCCACTAATCCTATGGAAAGGATGAAATGTATAGAAGAAAAAATTAAAAAACAATTTTTTCTTCTATACATTTCTTTGGATTGAAGATTGAAATAAATAAAATTTTTATTGAATAAAAATTTTATTTATTTCAATAAAAAGAAAAAGAAAATAAATAAAAGAAAAAGAAAAATTTTGCCGGATTGAAATCTTGATCTTCAACCAGTCTTTTTCTTCAGCGAATCTTTTTCGTCAATCCAAAGCCGGAGGCATGCCTTTTAGCTTCAAAACTTCAATCCGGCTTGTCAGTTTTGATTCAAAAGCTTTTCTGGTCAGGAAGTTTCTGTCGAGTCAGTTTTTTGTCAGACAAGCCGGATTTTATATTTTATCCCCCGGTATATATGCCTGTAACTTTTTAATATACAGAGCCGGAGGATTATATCCGGGAGGATATAATCCGGGCAAAGTTTTTAATTTTACGAGAAATTCTCAAGAAAAATGCATGATGGAAAAGTTTCGCCGGCGCCGAATATGAATAAAGCATTGTTCGATAAGCTTTCGAATAGCCTAATTAAATTATTTGCTGTAAGCTTTTACGAAGTAAATATGCTCTTGTTACTTTAAAATATTAAAAAGTGAATTAGCGATTTACTGCAAATCTAATCCACAAAAGCCTGCAAAATCAAACATTTTCGCCAAATTTTCATGAAACACAAAGCATACGTGTCGGCTTTTTGAAAACACGAATATCGACAAAACTAGTATAGCCCCCGTTTGAGGGGGCTATACCTAGGATTCTTCTTTACATTTTTACGGAATTATTTCTGCAATTAAATCATCAAGATCCTCATCGGAAACTGCATCAATATCAGAAGGATCTTCAATGTTACTAAGAGTTCCAAAAATTCCTTCGATGTCATCATCTGGGATAGAGTCAATTGGGGAATCTGGAAGAGGAGGAATATTAGGATTAGATGGATCCATTGGATCTGAAGGATCAATTGGACCTTCAGGAATGTTAGGAACTGCAAAATTCATATTTACCAAGAGCTGAATAAGATAATGGATTAGCTTCTTAAACTTCTCATCCTCCTGATGACAGTTACAAGGACTATCCAGAAGCTTCTTAAGGATCTTGATAATCTTGGCTCTGTCAAGAGTAGGCTTAGGACAATCAAGCATGCAAGTGTTAAGAGCTTTAGCAATCTTAGAAGTGTCATTTACAACAGTGAGATTATTCTTCCATACAGAAAGCTGGAATATAATTCTATGCCCAGGGTTAATCTCAAAAGCTCTATTGACTGTAACAGTTCCAGCTGCTACTAAATACGATTCGTTATGAGTGTCATCGATCTCCTGCTTGTGAAGGATTAAATCAGATCCCATATTGTCGAAGTGGTAGAAGTGATTAAAAGCCCACCAAGAAGAAGGAAGGAATTTCTCAACTTTATTCCCATAAATATCCAGCTGAGGCTGATAGAACTGATGATGATAGTATGGGTTAAACATCGGATTCTGCATAGAATATTCGTAGGCAATATTCCAATTAGAAGCATCGGTAGAAGCATTTGCAGAAGGAGATTTTCTCTTCATGATCTGATAGAACATCTCAATGGAAGTAATCCTGATGAGCATTCTATCAGTGCCATGGGTAAAATGATTCAAAGTGGATACAATGGAATCTGCAAAGTTTACTACAAGAGCATTGTCGTTGAGATCATCATTAATATCGATAAAATATGACTTCTGAGAAATCTTAATATCCTCAGAAGCAGCTCTAATGATCTGAGTAGTTTTCATATCCTCGATACGATAGTTTACTCTTACAATTAGATCTGGCTTAGCCATGTCAAGAACTTGATTCAACCTAGGGGCGTTGTTCTGAATCATAGCTAAGAGAGCCTTCTGCTTAGAGCGATTCCCTACAGTGGCAGGAAGATTATCAGAAGCCCTTCTACCGATATCGTCGATATTGACTTTAACTACGGCCCGATATGCCTCACTAGTATCAATGATAATCCCATTGCTAATAAGAGTACGATCTACAGTATGAAGATTTCGATTGTCAAAATATTCTCCAACTACATATGGGATCCCATTTAAATCCAAAAACAATTTGTTCCTCATATTATTTTCACTATCCTTTCTTTGTTTATTGAAAAATCTAACTCATCGTTAGTATTTTTCTGATGATATAGATTGCTATTGGAGTATATAGGAATATTTCAATAGCATTCACTGAAGACAGTAATCCTTCAGCAATATATAACGAGATATCCCTAATAGAGATATCCTGTCCTTTGTGAATAAAAGCATGAATTAGTTTCTCGAATTCATTTGTAATCTTAGATTCCTTATCCAATAACGCTTTGAATTGTTTTTCATCAAAGATAGAGTCTTCTATCAGTATTCCTTTCTGAGAATCGGATAAAGGTTGAATTACATAGATATCATCTTCACTCCATCTGTAGAAAGAAGAATCCGGATAGTCGTAAGCGTTCATCAGTCTATAATAAAATTTAGATAATCTATGTAGGGGAGCATCTAACTCAATCCAATTATAGATTGAATTGTTATAGTAGATAGGAAGATTTCTATCTCTGATTTTCTCATGTATAATGATAGCTTTAGCTGAATTAGGAATATTCATTAAAGAATGCTTTGCTATGAATTCATTTCCGCATAAGTCGAATAATCTAATTCCTTTCTGATCGTCATGGTATAGAAAACAATTATGTTTTTCATTGTAGAATAAAGCTTTATAGGACTCTATGAGCTTATTTACCATTAGCTTGGTCTTGTCTATTAAGACAAAATCTTTCTCGTGTATAATTGGATTAGAATTTGTCCCAATAGCATCTAGTTCAGTACAGTAGTTCTCTACTGTCTGCTTAGCTAAATTATTCAAAGTCTCTAGAGAAGTAGAATGCAATCTATATCTAATCTTATAGAAACCTTCTACCTTCATAGAGTCATATTGAACTTCCGTAACCTGGAAAATTCCTTTCATCTTTAGATGATTAATTATAAAAAAATCATTTGGCTTTGGAACTAACGTAGATGGAAGGATCAAGTATTCTCCTTCCACAGAGATATCCTCTATTCCAATTTCATCTGAGTTATTAGGATTTGCAGGAGATAATCCATAGATAGGAAAGTTTTCAATCTTATTATATCTCAAAGGAGAATTATGTCCGAACAATTGCTCTATATCTTGTAAGCCTCTATCCACCGTAGTAGCATCTTCTCTAATCTGGTAGTATGTAGTTAAGATAGCTCCTTCGGTGGAGAATTTATTAGCAGCAGATAGTAATCTATTTTCAAATTTAAAGATATTCCCCTCTAATAGAGTTTTCTCATTGAAAACTAAATTCGACAATTACTTCACTTCCTTTCCAAGAAATGCTGTATGAACGTTATTAGGGGGTGGAAATAAGCTTTTACTGAGAACAAATGGAAATAGATAGGAAGGGGCTTAAAGCCCCTTCCTATTTGCTGAAGTAATTTTATTGATAAACCCACTCTACAAGGACGGCACCGTTTACTCCGGCACCAGAATGGTACGACGGATCACCATTATCAACGTGAGCTCCACCAGCTCCAATTGTCACGTCGATATTGGCATTATTCTCGAGTTCTAATACTTCCGTAATGAGATATCCAGAAGAACCCCCGGCTCCTGCACCTACTCCCGCAATGTTATCAGGGTAGATATGAGCTCCATCTCCACCAGCCCCGTATCCAACAGCTGGAGAGGGGGATTCGTTCAACTCGGCAACAGAACTAATATTGGTTTTAGCCTTTTCAGCTTCCATTCTAGGAGTATTGTAGTTAAGAGGAGAACCGCCACCTCCGCCGATCACAGCAGTCCCAACTCCCCCGTTATAAGCTCCATACTGCCCACTCTGCTTATAGTCACCGCCATTAGTAGCTCCCTTAGTTCCATTATAGGGAATTGTAGCTTTACCGCCAAGAGCGGTAGTAGTATTAGGGGTACCGGAGATAGTAGAAGCCTGGCCTCCATGCCCGCCATTAGCAGTGAGAGTTTTAATAGGAGTAACTACTACTGTAGAATTCCCATCTAACCCAGCTTTACCGAAGCTACCTCCGCCGCCTCCACCTACTAAGCTAAACTTATACTTTCCTTTCTTAGGAATAGTGAAGGTGCTGGAAGATGTAATGAATTTAGGATAGCCAGCTGGAGCAGGAGTTGGAGGATTCCCAGCAAGAGCTGCTTGGATCTTATCATCCATCTCGCTATTGGTTATAAACTTATTTGTGCCTGAGGCTTTATCGTTGTTCAGAGCAGCCTTCTGATTATCTGTAATTGGAGAAGCGTTGGTCATAGTAATAGTAGAAGCCGTGGCATCAGCTTCTAGAGAAATTCCAGGTCCAGCGATCAACTCTATGATGTTAGAAGACATAAAATTCACCTCTTATAGAAAATTCCATCAGGATATTATTCGATCTGTAAAATATAACAAAATACTGAATAAAAAAAAGAGAGGGGCTTTATAGCCCCTCTATTATATCATGAGAAAGAGTCTAAATGCATTAATGAGACAATCATCATTTATACAAAATAGCTTTCTAATTGTCATAACGGTTTTTTCTCCAGTAAACAGTTTGTAGTAAATATTTTGATATTCAGCTTTCTTTAACTTTATTGGAAGGAGATCTCTATTCAAACTAACTTCCTCTTCTCCTACTTTAAAAGTTATCGCTTTTCCTTCATACATAGGAGTTGGATCTGCTATTTCAATCCAACCTTCCATTTCAGCATCAGCGTATCCGAAATGGGTTTTGATAATACTATCCTCTTCTTTCTTAAGATCCAACTCAGGGTAATTCTCTAACATTTTTCTCTCTAGCATAATAGTCCATAATGGATGAGAGAATGTTAGAATACAAGTCTTATTGATATCTCCTTCCGACAGAAATACTAGGCTAGTATTTACTCGCTTAATAGTACCTTCCAATCTACCAATTATCTCTGTAACCTTATTAGCAATATCTTCCGAGGTTAATTCTTTAGCCATCATATATTTCCTCCTTATGGAAAATAATAATTCTATTCTTTAGATGCATTTTTGTATTTTATAAAGAATAGATTTATATAGATAGAATATATACTGATATATTCTTTATTAGTATATGAATCTTTTTGAAAGGAGATTTGATTAGCTAATGATTAGGCATCTAATTCTGAAATCTATAATGGTTATAATAGCTACACTACCTACCTTAGCTAACCCAATCCAATTGGTTCATGATGAAGTTATCAAGGAAGAACTCAGAGTAGATCAGATGGAAAAATTAGTAAGTCAGCTAGGAAAGAATAAAATTATCATTTCAAATATCAAATTAGTGAAGTACAAGCTTCCTGGAGATATTTATCCAGGAATAGATCATTCTTCATTTCAACCTTATATGGACTATCGAGCTGTAAAGAATAAGAAATGTAAATCTTATCAGCTTCTGAATTCAGAAAATGCATATTCAGACAGTGATGGATTTAGAAGAATTAAGGTAGACGAAAATGAATTTTCTTTGGACGAAGATGACTACGTGGTAGCAGTAGGAAACTATTACAAAGAAAAGGGTAGTGTGGGAGATAGATTCCTAGTTGTAACTGCTACCGGAATGTATACTGTAGTAGTGGGGGATGAAAAGGCAGATAGACATACTGAGAAGAATAATATGTTTACCATTCATGGAGGAAAAGCAGCTGTATTAGAATGGATAGTTGATACTAAGAAGATAGATAAGAATATAAAGCGTAGAGGAACTGTAACGGTTTCCTCTATAGAAGCGTTTCAGGGTGAATTGATTCACATATACAAGATCATTGGATAAACACTAGTAAGAGGGGTTAAACCCCTCTTACTATATAATTTTTCAATTTACATTTATCAGTATCGCATTAACAGCGTATCTGTGAAGAATTATTGATAGTTTTGATATAAAATTGAATTATGAAAATTACTGAATTACATTTTCTAGTATCGCATTAAATTTTCAATGAAAGGAAGATTAGATATGAAATTAGATGTATTTAACACTCATATGGAATTATCTCCTTACAATGAGGAGAATAATATTCCAATGATAGAAGATCTATATACGATTGAAGATAAGTTTACTATGAAGCCGGCTATCTGCGGGTATCTCATTGATAATGGAATCATGTATCTTCCAAAAGGCACTCCTATTCATCTGATTGAAAACGTAAAAGGAATTAAAGCTAATAATAATCATAAAGCAGATCCTAGCACTAGAATGAGTAGAATCCATTATAGTGAATATGATTTACGTGACGATCTGCAGAGGCAGAGTGTAGACTTCTTAGTGAAAGAAAGTAATACACAATTAGGGCTTAATCTCCAAATGGGGCTGGGAAAGCTACACCCTATTACAACTAAGATACCTACTCCTTGTGGATATTCGTTAATGGGAGATTTGAAGATAGGAGATAGAGTCTTTGGATCCAATGGAATGCCTGTTACTGTTACAGGAACTTTTGATAATGATATCGAGGATATATATAAAATAACTTTTAATGATAGCAGATATGTATTATGCGGATTGAAACACCAGTGGGCCGTATTCAAATCTACTATGACAGGATTAAAAACTGTTACAACTGAAGATATGTTGAAAGATTATAAAGTTTATTCAGAGGCTGCCGATATCAGATTTAAAGATATGGGTTCAAATCAAGAGCCGTATGACTATAAATACAAGATCCCCCTGCTAACAGGCCCGGTCCAATAT